ACTTCATCATATTCATCATCAACTTCATCATGAAGTTCATCATCATCATCTTCATCATGATTATCATCAACAACATGATTTTCATCATGAACATCTTAATGATTATCTTCATCAGATTGGTATGAATTTAATGAATTGACCTCGGCTTTTCGCCTACAGGGGTAGGTCATTAGCCACAAGTTACAATTTTGACGATTTTTATTTTATTTTGATTATTTTATTCCATCTATCGGTTCAGAATATGCCCTAATAAAGTCAAAGACTCAAGTAATATGCAAAGATAGTAACCCAAAGATAGATGTACTCCCTTAACTCAGAAGTCTTCACAGAGTGGGGTAAGTTATGGAGCAAGGTGAAGTAAACCCCTAATGTACCTTTGCCGTTAGGGTAATAAGTCGAGTAAAGGTAGCCCTATCCTTTGTACGTTGGGATAGGTAACCAGCTGAAACGTACACCTTTAAACTGAACATTTGAAAATTGAATAGCTATATACTGAGATTTCTATTAAAATCTTGACAAGTGATAAAATCTATGTTATCATCTTGATAGAAAGGTTTTATTATGAACGACAAGAAACAAGTAGATTTTTCAGAGTACATCAAACTTCACGAAACTGGATATTCTTTGGATAAGGTTCGTCCGATAGGAAATCAAACCTTCCAAGTTTTAAAGGATTGTGGAGTTGATGTGAGGATTATAGATAGGGATAAGAACCTAGGTTTACTCTTCAGATTAAACCAATTAGGTACATTCTCTAAGGATACAAAAGAGTATTCTCACAGATACTTTTATTCTATCCCAATCCAAACCATAAATGGCACTATTGTAGGATTTATCTATCGAACTGTGTTTGATAAGAAATACACTACAATAAGCAGAGACTTCTCATCATCAGATAAGAAAGTCCCCCTTATGTTTGGGTTCTATAAAGACTTTGCAGACTTTGACAAGTACAATGGATGTAAACCTGTTATAGTGTGTGAGGGATTGAAAGACTGTATAACCTTAAAGAAAATTTATCCCTATGTGTTGTCCAACAACACAAGCCATATGGGCTTGAACCTTCAAGTTCTATCTAACCTAACAAACAAGTTCATTCTCGTTTACGATAATGACTCTGCTGGGAAAGATGGAACCTTAGAGGATATAGCTAAAGTTCAGAGAATGAAGTATGACGTAATTGAAATTAAGATAGGTTATGGATACAAAGACATAACTGACTGTATGGAAAATAAGGATTACTTCAATAAACTAAAAGAACAACTTTTAGAGAGCATTCAATTACTAGAACATAAAAATAACGGATGTACTGTTTTAGGTAGAGGTGCACTCGTTAGTAGATAATAAGGAGATAGAGAGAGCAATTATGGATACGTTAGAAACTAGAGAACTATTAGGTTATACCCTTGAAACTTTCGAGATGAAAGAGTTCAAGGAATACTATGATGAACATAGTAATAACTTTACAGATTTTGCTAGAGCTGCGTTTCTTAAAGCTATCAGCATTCCACCAGCTTACTTTCTTGAACAACCAGATGAAACTCAAGAAGAACTTCTTTGTAACAAACTAGACCTAGTTGGAGTACAAAAGAAATATGCTGGTTTCTCCGTCTTAGTAGTATCTCAAGGAAATCAAATCCTTAATGCTACTAAGATAAAGACGAATGAAATTGAAACTAAGTTTGAAGCTGTGTCATCTATCACAGATGTTGAAAACGTAGTTTGGAACAAGACATTAATTAGAGATGGTTATACTTGTGGTTATCTTGTTTGCGATACTGTTTCTGGGAAGGAATACAATAGAGCAATATTTATTGACCTTCCCCTTCTTTTTAACAAACCTACAATAATTCATGAAGGTTTTGTTAAGTTAGCTAATAGTGATATGGTGGTTGAAAAGGATATGATGTACTATACCTTTACTTCTACTGTAGACTATGATGATTTCCAACATATAGCATTAGCAATAGAAGATACATTAGCAAACATAGAAGCTACAACAGATGTTGAAAAAGAAGAGAAGAAAACTATTCTTAGAGAAACTTTAGAAGTAACTTGTCAATTAATTGAAGAAAAAGTTGTACCAAAATCTTTACTCAATCCTATTTGCAAGTTTATCTCTAAGAATGGTGAGTTCTCTGATTTGACAACAAGAACTCTGTTGGAAACAGTTATAGCTTTCGATAATAATGTTAAGTCTCTTAAACAAGTAAATGCGTTAAGGTCAGCTAAGAAAACCATAGATTATTTATGGGAAGATGATTGGCGACACCCACGTGAAGTTGGAGAGACAGAGTAGAAAGAGAGGTTTTATTATATTTTAAGGGAGTGAGTTATAACCCTTGGAGAGAAAACTGAATATGGAAACACAATATTATAGATGTAAGAAGTGTGGACACATTTTCGAGGAAACCGAAGAGTGTCCTATTTGTGGTGAAAAGGCAGATAAAATGGTTCACGAAGATGTAAACGCTGAGCCAGTTTTTAATTTGAATGATTAATCACAAAGATGTTATTGTAGTTATTTTTATTGAGAGAGAAATTAAGAAAGGTGGCAAGAAAACGATTAACTGGTAGGGTTGACGTTCAGAAACTCTATGACGAAGGAAAAATGAACACAGATGAGTTTTACCATGGGGTTACTAACCTCATCAAATGGTTACTCATGAAGTGCTTGATAGCTAAAGGGCACTGGAAGAATGGAGTCAGACAGAATAATTTTGACCAAGAAGATATAGACGATTGTTTCACATATATCTATGGAAAAATCTTAGATAAGTATGACCCTAAGAAAGGTACTTTAGCAACGTTTATTAGAAACTGGGTAAGAGGTTATGGTACTGTTACCACTCAAAAACAGAGAAGGCAACATAAATACTTGAAAAAGTTGTTACCATTGGATTTTAATCTTCAGAAAAGTATTGCTGAAGAATATAAAGACCCTTATCATATAGAAGATTTAGAGGACTTCTTAGATGACACTTGTTTCAACCAAGTTGACGAGAATTTGAAAGATGAACTCTTTAATGTATTAGGTGAAGATGTAAATTGTAATGGTTGGGAAGGAATAGATGACTAATAGTAGTAATATTGTTAGTTTTACATTTGATGAACTGCTTAAAGATGTCAATTATGACAGAATATTCTTGTTTGTGCTTAGTTATGAGTACAATATGAACTTCAATCAGATAATGACATTGTTTAATTTTTCTACTGATATTTTCTGGACCTATATTAACACACTAAGAAATATGTTGAAGTTAGGTGACAGAAAAGCAATGATGTTAAAACATTCAGCAAGAAAAATCTACTTTAAGTGGTTAGGTTCAAATGTAGAACTTACGGAAAAAGAAGAAGAATATTTTAACTTTCTATCAATATATTTGAATGACTCTTTTTATAATGGAAATGAGTGTATTCATATGTCAAAGATAGATAAATTTCCATTAGTAGCACATGGAGCTTTTGTAGAATATAGAAGTGGCAAACACTTAGATGTTATCTCTATCAACAATGCAGAAGAGCTGATTAAATATATAGACAGTATTTCAAGCATTGATTTGGATGGAGAAAACTATACAAAAACTTCCAGAATAGAGTTCTTAATTGAGAAATATTATGGAGACCTTAGTGCTAAGGAAATAAAGTCTAAAACAGTAAAAGATTTAATAGCTATGATGGATAGAGACGCAATTCAAAGCCATAATCAAGAACTAATTGATAAGGCAAATGCGTTGACACAAAGAAGAGCAGAGTTGGTGTATAGACGTGGGTAACGAACTTAATAAATTAACAGAACCTTTAAGGGTCCTAATAGATAAATCTCTACAAGAAATAAAAGCTAATTCTAAGGCTGTTGAGGAAGCTCTGGAGAAGTTTTTACAAGAAAAAGGTGTAGAAGTATCAGACAGTGAATACAATGAGTTAAAACGACTCACAAATACAATGGATGAACTTGATTATGCTTTAGTTAAGTTGAGTGAAGCTCCAGTGAGAAAGAAACCAACTAGAAAAAAGACTAAGAAGAAGTCAACTAAGAAGAAAACTCAGAGGAAGAAATAATGGATTTTAACCCGGATTTAAGTGAAGAAAATAATAATCGACCAGCAGAGAAAAGCATAGAAATTGAATTACCTAAGCCTACTGTATATGAACCTACTTCTATTGTACTAGATAGTACAAGACAGAATAAGGAACTCATTTCTATGGGTGGATTGTTAGGCTTGACTAAGAACCATATTGAAGACGATATGAGATGTAAGAGTGATGTTGAAAGACTTAGCAAAGCTATTGATGATGTTCAACATTTACTTTCACCGAAAGAGCTTATCGAATATCTAAAGGTTAAACTTCACGAAAGAGAGTTCCACACAGACTGTATCTTTAAAGCATATGCAATAATTCAGAAAACTGATATGGCTAAAGAAATGATGGCTGGTTCTGAAAGAAGAGAGAGAATTATCGAAGCTACAGATAGAACTAAGATAAATTACCTCTTAGGAAAATTAAACCCTAAGAGAATGGATGAGATGGAATAGATGGCAAGTACTGATGAATACGCTGGCTTAAGACAAGAAGAAGCTCTTAAGTTATATTTGAAAGAAGAACGTCAAATGTCACAACCAGACATTGACGACTTTATGAATGTCTACTCTACCTTATCTATAGAAGAAGTGTCAGAGTTATTGTTTGAGTTGATAGGGAAAGATATTTATAGAACTTGTCCTGTTGATATGAATACGTTTATTACTGACCCTTACTTCTTAGGTACTATTTATGGAGATAGTATATTTCCAGTTTGGAAACAGTTACTATCAGAAGTATACCCAGCTCCGTTATGTAAAGCATATGAAGAGATTATCCTTAGTACAGCAACTAGATGTTTTGGGAAAGGTTTTAAGGTCTTAATGGCAGATGGTAGTGTAAAAAATATTGAACATATTGTAGTAGGTGATAAAGTCATGGGTGCTGACAATAAACCTAAGACTGTTATTGCTCTTCAACATGGTATTGACCAAATGTATAAGGTTACTCCTCAAGACATGAGATTAAACTCATTTACTTGTAACCAAGACCATACTTTATTTTTACACAAGAAGCCAGATGAGTTTGTAGAAATATCAGCTAAAAAATATTATCAGAATATTTCTACTGAAAATAAAGATAGATACTATAGATTATGGGCAAAGAACTTATTAGGAGAGTTATTTGAAAGTGAAACATTCCTTAGTTCTAAATTTGATATAGAACCTATCGGGTTAGGTGAATATTTTGGGTTTACTATTAATGATGAAAAAGGGCTATTTCTCAGTAATGACGGCACTTTCAGCCATAATTGTGGTAAATCAACTTTAATTGCAATTTCTTTCGCATACGAAATCATGCTCATGCTCTGCATGATAAATCCAGCTAAAACTTTATTAGGTAAAATGTCTGGTTCACTTGTTATGGCAATCTTGTCAAAAGACAACCAAACTGCTGTCAGCCAAGTTGCAACAGACTTATATAAGATACTTACTTTATCCCCATATTTCCAGTCCATCATAGAAGGGGACTTACCTTTTTCTAATATAGAAAAGAAAGGAGTACAAGTAACAGATAGTGTTTTACTTAAAGCTGGTTCATCACTTGCAACATTAGTTGGTGCCGACTTATTTGCTTGCTGTCTGGACGAAGCCAACATTGGTACTACAAAGATAGCAGCTGAAAAATTAGTAGAAACTCGTTTGCAGTTATGGCAACACGCAATAGACAGACGAAAAGCTACATTAGATAAAGCTCCTGCTGGTACTGGTATTATGCTTATTACTTCATCTCCAACAGAAGAAAATGACGTAATTAAAGCAAGAATAGACCAAGTTAGAAACTCTGGTATACCTAATGTTAGAATTGTGGATAACTTAGCACGTTGGGAAGCTCGTGGTACTCACGCAACAGATACATTTAATTTCTTTATTGGTTCTGATACAAAAGACCCATGCCTGTTAGAAGATGTACCAGACTTAATATTAACTCCAGAAGAAGCTAAAGAAAGAGTATTTAAAATCCCAAGAACTATTGAGTACCTTGACGCATTCAGAAATGAACCTATCAGAGCTATTCAAGAAATGCTGGGAAGACGTACTAACCCGGAAAACTCATTCTTTAGAAGTGTATCTGCTTTTGAAAGAGTTTTTTATAAGGATAATGATATATTCTCTAAGGATGAAATATTCCTTACTTTGAATGGAAATATAGATTTATCAGACTGCTTGATTGATAAAGAATATTTTATGCACCCACACGACCCAGAATGCTATAGATATATCCACTTAGATATTGCTTCTAAACAAGATAGATTTGGTATGGCTTCTGTTTATTCTAAAAGATTGAAATTTAATTCAGAAGAAGGAATAGAAACCTCTAAGAGAATGTATTTTGTAGATTTCTGTTTAGGATTGAAAGCTAGAGGAGGAGACGCTGTAGACATATTAAAAGCACTTGATTTCATTTATCAAATTAAGAAACAAGGATACCCAGTAAAATTAGTTACTACAGACTCACACCAAGGGGAACTTTCAAGACAATATTTACAAAAGATTTCTAATAGAACTGTTAAAACAGACTATCAATCAGTTGAAAAAACAAAAGACGCTTATTTCAACTTAAAGAATGCTATTTTAACAGAAGCACTGGTAGGATATAAAAACCCAATATTAACCAAAGAATTAAAGAACTTGAGAGAGACAGAAAAAAGAGTCCAGAAACCTACTGGCAATAATTACTCTGATGATATGTCAGACGCTTTAGCTGGAGCTCTGTACTCTTGCACAGTTGACAAATATTATATGAAAACAAATGAAGGTGTTACAGACCTTATTACACAGTTTAAATCTCAGCAAAGCTATAACAGGCTTTATGGGAAACAGTCTTATAACTTTAGACCTTTTGGCATGTAGTTTTTTTAGGAGGAAAAGTCAAATTTATGGATATAAGAGAGTTTGAGAGAAAAGAGTTTGAAAGACAAAATAACACATTAAATTTCATAGCTTCAGAAAATTATCCATCTGAAGAAATACTTGAAGCTAATGGAAGTATTTTTGTAGCTAAGTATGCAGAAGGCTTCCCTAAAGATGAGAATGGTAAAGGTGGAAGATATTATCAAGGTGTAAAAGTTGTAGATGAACTGGAAAATACCTGTATGGCAGAATGTCTTAAAACATTCAAAGCTACAGAAGGGTACAAATGTAATGTACAAATGACATCTGGTTGTATGGCTAATATGACAGTTTACCATGCTTTGTTACAAGCTGGAGATGTAGTATTAGGACCAGATACAGCTTCTTTAGGACATATCTCGCATGGTATTAAAGGTTCTTTCTTAGACAGATATTTCACTGTTAAGAAATATGGTTTAGGTGAAGGTGATGTGCTTGATTATGATGACATAGAAAGAATTGCTGTAGAATGTCAACCTAAACTCATTATATGTGGTGCTTCTAATTATAGCCAGATTATAGATTTTGAAAGATTTAAACAAATTGCTGATAAAGTAGGAGCAATATTGATGGCAGATGTTTCTCATATTGCTGGTTTAATTGTTACAGGCTTCCATCCATCTCCAGTAGGATACGTAGATGTAATAACCTCTACTTTGCATAAAACTTTAAAAGGTGTTAGAGGGGCTATCATCATTTATAGAGAAGAATTAGATAAGAAAATGAAATATTCTACTATCCCCGGACTTTGGGGTGGTTCTCACTTAAATAATACCTTAGCTAAGTATCAAACATTTAAAGAAGCTCAAACCCCAGAATTTCAAGAGTATATCTCTAATGTGGTGAAAGCTACTAAAGTTATGGCAGATATGTTCCTTAGTCATGGTATTCCTATTGTTTCTAATAGTACAGAAAACCATGTATTCTGCTTAAATCTATCAGATTTCCCTATAGATGGAAAAACTTTAGCAGAAACTTTAGAAAGTGTACAAATTATTGCTAACGCAAATGCTATTCCTAATGATACAAGTTTTATCAGACCTCATGGTTTAAGATTAGGGTGTGCTCCAGCTATTGCAAGAGGACTTACTGTTGATGATTGTTACACTATTGCTCAAGGTATTGCTTGTTATTTAGTTGCTCTCAGAGATGGTAATAATAGAGAAGCTGACTCTTTGCTTTCTGTACTGAATGACTTTGTTAAGGAATGTATAAAAGAGCACCCTCTAAGCTATTTATACCCTAAGACATATACAAGATTATACTATAGCTTGTGTGTTTCTTAAATTTTAAAGTTAACGTAAATATCATTCTTTGCCCTATATTTAGGGCTTTTATTATATTTTAAAGCAGATATTTACGTTTTAGAGGTTAGGTTATGACAAATCAAAAGAAGTACGTGCTGTATATGCACGAAAACAAAATTAATGGTAAAAAATATATTGGTATTACTAAACAACAACCAGAAGTAAGATGGAAAGGTGGTTCTGGGTATAAGCAGAACCCAGCTTTTTGGAACGCAATCCAGAAATATGGTTGGGATAATTTTGAGCACATTATTTTGTTAGAAAATCTTACAAGAGAAGACGCTGAGAGACTAGAAATAGAATACATTCAGCAATATAATACCATAGCACAAGGGTATAATATATCTGAAGGTGGTTTTAGTGGTTCAGATACTCGTAGAAAGTCAGTATTATGTCTGGAGCTTAATCAGATTTTTAACACTGTTTATGACGCAGCTGATTACATGGTAAACCAAAAAGGAGTTCAAGTTACTGGAGCCCCTATACAAGCAGTTTGTACTCATGTTAAGAATAAGCATACTTCAGCTGGTTTTCATTGGATGTATGTTCAAGAATTTATAGATAAATATGGGGAAATTAATTCTTGCACAATTAATTTAGCAATAGCAGAAGAAGATAATAAATATAAAGGTTATTCAGTTATGTGTATAGAAACAGGAGATATTTTTATTAATTGTCTACGTGTTGAACAGCTAACTGGGATTACGAGTGTAAATGAAGCACTCCGAGGAAGTATTCAACGAGCAGGTACTTTACATTGGAAAAAAGTTCAAAAAGTGGACAATGACCAAATACAAGATATTAATTTCTACAAAAACAAAAGTATAAAAAGACCTATACGTAATATAGAATTAAATATAGTATACCCATCTGTTAGAGAAGCAGCAAGAATGTTTAAAACTTCCTGTGGAAATATTAGTGCTAGTGCTCTAGGATACTCAAAGACTGCTAAAGGGTACCACTGGGAATATGTTAATAAATAAGGTTATATTTTAGGGTAATTCTACAAGGAGATTAATTTTTATGGCAAATTTTTTCGATAAGATAGGAAATTATATAAATGAAGCTGTTGTAAACGCTTCTAATGCCAATATATATAGACAACTGGCGTCATGGCATGCTATAGATAAGCCTGTAGCTGGCTATCAAACTAACCAAGTAGGCAAACCTAAGAAATCTTTGGAAATACAAGCTGCTAATTCTTTGTTCACTCGTAATATGAACTTTGATAAGATTGACTATTTGCAACGCTCACACTTAGCTAGTTCAATAAAAGAGATTATTATCTCTGAGGGGTTCTGTGAATTAGGTAACAATAGCAGTATCACTGTTAAATATACAGATGATGAAAACAAAGAAAAAGCTAAGATGTTCAATGAGTCAATCCAAAGGATGTTGAAAAGAACTAAGTTTTTAGACATTCTTGAGGAATGTATAGTAAATGAAGGTATGTCCTATAGTGAAATCTTTCTTACTACAAAATTTGAACGTGGTAGAGGATTGGTTAGAGTAGATGATGACCTTGATATTAGAGAACATATAGCTTTATATAGAAATACAGACTTTGTTGGAGCTTTGGAGTTTAAGATTGAAGGTAAAAATAATGCAGTTGGTAAGAAGTTTATCAACCCAGAATTTATTTCTCACTTCATGCTTAATTACGAAAAGATACCTGTAAAATTAGCCAAAAACTTTGTCGAAAAATACAAATTGCCAGAAAAAATCAGAGTTGCTAAACCTTTATTATTAGATGTAGTAGAGCTAATACTTCAATATGATATATTAGAAAAATTATCATCTGCAATAGAAATCAACCAAGCAACTCAACCTATCTTTATGGGTATAGGTATTTCCCCAGACCAAGACATGGGAGAAATATCAAGAAACTTACAAGAGTGGTCAAACGTGTTGAACAAGAACAAAAACAATGTTATCAACTCACTTGAAACTCTTGATGTTTCTCAGTTGCTTCAATATATGCAACAAATAGAACTAGTACCTTATTCACAAGATGAAGGTACAAACACTATGCGTCAAATTCAAGTTAATTACAAAGACTCTAATTTGACAGATAAAATAAACAACTTGAGAAAGATTATTGCACAAGCTGTAGGTATTCCAGAAAGCTATTTGGCTACTATGACATATCAAGGTGCTAAAGATACTAAGGAAGACGCTTTACATACTAACCCTCGTTTCTCAAGAATGTTGACTAAGATACAGCAACTAATTGCTAAAGGTATTAGAGACGTTATTTATAAGCACTTAAAATTCCAATACTCAAATGCAGAAGGTGTTTGTACTCGTAAGATTGACAAAGATAATATCGAAGTTTTATTTGACTCTGCAACTAACTTAAACAGCAGACTTGAAAATGAAAATATGATATTGAATGCTCAAGCTATGTCTGACTTACTAGGTATGGTAGATGGTGTAGCAACTTCTCAAAATATCCATGTAAAAGTTGAAACTAAAAACTTCTTAAATTTATGGAAGAAAGAATTTGCTAAGTTGCCAGAAGTAAGAGACATATTTGTTGAGATGACAGAAGAAGAAATCGAAGAGCAACAAAATCGTATGTATGGTGATGTAGATGACTATGAAGATATAGAAGACGCTCCACCACCAAATGCTAATGTACCTTTACCTAATGATGAAGAAAATCCGTTAAAAAGGAATAAACAAGAAAACGGAGCTACTGTAGAAGAGATAGGTAATGGTTCTCAAACTGGCAGGATTTCTAACATCTTGTAGAGATAGTTTACATTTTAGTGCAAGTGAAAATTTTAGTGTAGGTAAGAAATGAAACTTAAGTTAGAAAAAGCAATAAAAATACTAGAAGAATGTGGTATCAGAGAAGCTCAAGAGTCTAATACAGAATTTGAGCAAAATGAAAAAGATAGCCAAACATTCAAGAAAGAAACTGACAAATCATTCAAGAACGACAGAATTAATCTTGAAGAAATTTTAAACAGTTCTGGTAATAAGAAGAAAGATTATGTTCGCAAGGTTGTAAAAACTATTAATCATCTTATTGATGGTAAGAAAGATATAAACAACCTTATTAATGTTGTTAAAAAGAAGGGTGAATAATAATGACTGATATTATACGTAATGAGGTTAAAAATAACGCCCCCCACATTGAACATAAAAATGTGCAACAACAACTTAAGAAAGATGTCATACCTACAAGTTTAGAAGAAATTAAACGAGCAAAGAAAGCTCGTGAGAATGCACATACAATAGGTGCTGATATAAAGAGGGAGATTTCCATGGATATTAAGAATAAACTATCTGAAAGTTTTGAATTTATAGAAGAGTCTTGTGGCTCTGGTGCTCCAGAATTTGAATTTTTTGACGCACCACAATCACAAACAGTGCATGAAGGTATGGAAGGATGTGCTGTTGTTGCTAACAAATACCCAATCATAGGTAAGGCTTCTGGTGTATTCGCACCTATAGGTGTTATGTCAAGAAATAACAGAATTTATGATGAAGACCACTATGATTATCTTTTCACTAATCAACAATTAGTAGATAGAATTGCACATAGAGGTATGTTAGGAACTATAGGACACCACGACAAAAAGGTTGATGACCAAGATTTAGCAGAAGGTAAAGTATCTCATATCGTATCAGACCTTCACATTCAAGAAGAAGCAGATGGTACTAGAAACTTATATGGTACTTTGGAAATCTTAGATACTCCAGCAGGTCATTTGTTAAAAACATATTATGACTCTGGTATTCCGTTGTTTGTATCTTCAAGAGGTGGTGGAAATTTATTACCTGTACCTCATGAAAGTTATAAACGTGTAGATAAGACTAAATATTTCTTGGAAACTTTTGATATTGTTAAAAATCCGGGTTTCTTACAAGCTAAACCAGTATATGAAAAAGTATCTGAAGGTGCTGAAGAAACTCAAGAAGTAGAACCTATTAAAGAAGAAAAGGAAGAAAACGTGGATAAATTAGATAAATTAACAGAAGCTCTTACTAATTTTGTTAATTCTATTACTGAAGCTAAAAAAGAAGATAAAGCTGAAGATAATGAAACTAAAGAAGCTAAAGAAAAGAAAGAAGCTAAGGAAGCTAAAGAAGCGAAGGAAGCCAAAGAAGCAAAAATAGAAGAAGCTGAAGAAGATAAAGAAGATATTAAAGTCGGAAAAGACGAAGATAAGAAAGATAAAGAAGAAAAAACTCCAGAAGATGAGAAGAAAGAAGAAGCTGAAGACGCTATAGCTGATACTGTTTCTGAAGATGAAAAAGAAGATAAAGCTATAGAAAAAGGAGCTATGGATATTATTGACCCACACAAAGGTTTAAATAAGAAAGACATAGCTAATGGTCGTGTTCAACTTAACCTTTTAGATTTGGCACAAGCTAAACAAATTCATAAAGATGGCTTAAAAAATCAAAAAGATTTAAAAGATAGAGCAGAAGAACATGCTAAAGCTCATCCTCATCAAGAGTTACCTAAGAAAGAAGAAATTGCTAAGCAACTTAGATTAGCTCTTCAAAATAGATTAAATGAAGGTGCTATGGGAATATTAGAATATACCAAAGAAGCAGCTCAACGAGTTATAGATAGAAAAACTAAACAACTTGTGGACTCTGATAAAAATATGAAGAATGCAGAACATGAATATAAAGATAGAATGTCTTCAGATGGGCACGCCATTAATTCTCAGGGCATATGGACATTACGTGATACAGGGTATGCTTCTGATGACCACAAACGCTCTATTGAAAAGGGTGCTAGACTTAACCAAGGTGCTATGAGAATATTAAAAGCTGGAAAGAGAATTGGTGCTGATACAGAAAACCTTAAATATGCAGGTAAAGGACATGCACAAGAAGTCAATAGACAAGCACAATCTCACCATGACATAAAACATATGCATGAAGCTCAAGAAAACAGTGAATATGACAAGAATATGAAGATAGCTGATGATTATGACAAATTGATGATGAAGCAACCAGCAAAATCTCCAGATGGTTCTCCAAACTCTGTTGCTAACTATTATCAATCAAAATACCAAGAATATTTTGATAAAGCTATGCAATCTCGTCATGCTGAACAAGCTAAAGGTAAGAAAGAGAATATCAAAGAAGAAGTTGAAGCACAACCTGTTGCTCCTGTTCAAACTGGTGAAATTTATAAGAATGCACAAGACGCTGAAAATAAACCAGAATTACCTACTACTTTTGACCATCAAGATTTAGCAAGAGCTTTGAAAGCTAACTATAAAAACACCAAAGAGGAAAATAACAGTTAATTAAAAGTTATAAATATTATATCTTATTGTGAGAAGTTATAGCAGAGTTGAGAAATGAAGACATTTAAGACAAAACTAAAATTAAATAACAAACAAAGGACTAGGCTTATCAAGAACGCTAGTGTATCTCGCTTTGTATATAATTTAACCTTAGAAATGCATGAAACTAATTATAAGAATGGTGGAAAATTTCTATCAGATTGTGAGATAAGAAAGGCAATAACTATAAGAAAGAAAGATGACCTAGCATGGTTATACGACTATAACTGCGACATAGTTAAGCAAGCAGTTAAGGACGCTTGTAGAGCGTACAAAAAGTTCTTTAATAAAAAATCTAAAAAACCTAGATTTCATTCTAAAAAGAATAGTAGAACATCTTTTTATGTAGATGGTTGGAAATTAAAAATAGAGAATGGCTGCGTAAAAATTCCACTATGTACCAAGATAAAGTTGTATGAGAAGGATTATATTCCAGAAGGTTTAAATTATCAGAACCCAAGAATAACATTTGATGGGATAGACTGGTGGTTGTCAGTAGGATTACCTATCGAGATAGAGCAATATGAGCTCACAGATGAAATTATAGGTATTGACCTAGGGTTAAAAGAATTAGCAACTTGCTCTAATGGCATGGTGTTTCATAATGTAGCTAAGTCTAATGGATACCAAAAGGTTAATAAGTCATTGAAACAAAAGCAAAGACAAATCTCAAGAAAGTATGAGATGAATAAGCAAAGTGGTAAATTTATTAGAACAAAGAATATAAATAAATTAGAAAGAAGAATACAAAAGAAAAGAATTAAATTAGATAATATTAAAAAAGACTACTTTCATAAATCTAGTACTGCTTTGGTGAGAACCAAGCCAAAAGCTATAGTACTAGAGGATTTGAATGTAGCAGGAATGAGAAAGAATAAGCACTTATCCCATTCGTTGCAAGAAACTTCTATTTCAACTTTTAAGCAAATGCTTATAAGCAAAGCTGAGAGTTATGGGATAGAAGTAGTACTTGCAGATAGATTTTATCCTAGTTCACAAATATGTTCTCATTGTGGTAGCCGAAGGTCGATTAAGTTATCAGAGAGAATATACAAGTGTCCTGTTTGTGGACTAGAAATAGACAGAGATTTAAACGCTTCAATTAATTTGAAGCACTATCGGGAGTTCCCCGAAAAGTTAAGCCTTTGGAGAGCTAAAACAACTGGAGTAGCCTAAGCAAAACAGAGTTCTATGAAGAAGGAATTTTACATAAAGCTGATAATTGCAGCGTACAATTAGAAACTTTTATAAGTTAAAAAGGACGGAAAATGAATAATGGATATAAAAGAGTTCAAAACATGGAGAGCTGATTTAAACGCTCGTATTTCTGAAGCTGAAGGAATTATTAAGTATTCCTGTATAGGTGGAGCTGTAGGCTCTCATAATAATCGTACTCCAGACCAAGTTAAAAAAGCTCATGAAGCTAAAATTGACTTTATCAGAAAAGTACAAGAAGCTAAAATTAAAGACCAAGCTGAAAGAGAGAAACTAAAAGAAAAAGCTCAAGAAGAAGCTAAGAAAGAAATTACTGAAGAAGTAATCCAAGAGTTGTTTGGTAAATCTACTCCTATTGGACTCGCTGGTGTTGAAAAAGAAGCTCAAAAAGCTGAAGCTAAAAAGGCTCAAGAAGAAGCTAATAGAAGAAAGAATGAAAAACCAATAGGCATGGTAGGTATTAATAGACTTTCTAAAGAAAGAGATAATGCTCCAGAACCAGCAAAAGCTGAAGCTAAACCAGAACCTAAACCAGCTCATACTAATAAAGATACTGGTGTAGGTTTATCTGGTATTAAGAAAGCTAATGATAACGCTGAAGCTAACAAACCTAATGAACAAAAACAAGGTGTCATGAATAGGCTTAGAGATGGTTTAAAAAATATAGGTAAAAGTGTTGCTGATAAAGCTCAGAGAGCAGTTATTGGTGCTAAATATGATGTTAAAGACGCTAAAGATTGGTTAAAAAATAACTATAAGAAAGTTCGTCAAGAAGAAGCAGAAAAAAGAGGTAAAACTGCTGGGCATTATAAAGACCTATTCAAGAAAAAAGACAACCAAGCTAATAAGAAAGCTGATAACAATATAGCTAAAACCGAAAACGAAACAAAAGCTAATACAACTAATTCTGATAATGGTTCTGCTAATAAAGGAACTAAAACAGTTCGTATACGTTTAAGCAAAGAAAAAGCTAAAGCTGATAATAATTCTGATACTGCTAGTCAAGCTGTAGCTAGTGCAAATAAGGCTAAAGATGAAGAAGAAGCACGAGTAGCTAAAGCTAAAGCTGAAAAAGATAAAGATGACGCTGATAGAGAAGATTGGAATATTAAAAATGTTAAGAACGCTGAAGGTAAATTAGTAAATAAACCTAAAGCTGGTAAAAAAGCTACTGCAAAAACAACTTCTACTGGTGCTGAAACTACTGAAGAACCTAAAGCTGAAGAAAATAAAGAAGATAAGAAAGAAAAATTAACTAAGAAGATTGCTAAAGCTAAAACTAATAAAAAGGCTAAAGCTGAAGAAGTTAAAGAAGAACCTAAAGCAGAAGAACCTAAGGAAGTAAAAGCTGAAGAAGTAAAAGAAGCTCCTGCTAAGGAAGAACCTAAAGCTGAGGAAAATAAAGAAGAAAAGCTAACTAAAAAAGTTGCTAAAGCTAAAACTAATAAAAAGGTAAAAGCTGATGAAAAAACAGACAATACTAAAACAGATAATAAAGCAGATACTGAAGCAGAAGCTGGCAAAGCTAAAGAGGAAACACAAAATACTAAGTCTGGTGATGAAAGCGACAAAGCTACTGAAACAAATAAAAAGAAACCAGATGTAATCAAAGAAATACCTAGAGAAAAACAAGCTCATGGTAAAGATGTTTCTAATGAAAAAGCTACAAAAGTTTTAGAACCGGGTGAAGCTAAGGGTTCAAATACTTTACAGCATGTAAAAACTAAAGGTGCTGAAGAACCAATGTATGATGACGATAAAGGAAACCCAGTTCCAGCTACTCCAAAAGAAGCTAAGAAAGATAAGGTAGATGGAGAAAGAACTGATAAAAAAGTTATCATTAAGAAAAAAGATGGTTCTGAAAAAGTATCAGATATGAAAGAAGAACCTAAAGCTGATGATAAAAAATCTTTAGCAGACAAAGTTAAGGGTGCTAAAGAAAAAGCTAATGGGGAAAAGAAAGCTAAATTATATAACCCTTCAGATGAAGAAAATGAAAGAATGAAAGGTTATTATAAAAATAAAGAAGAAGCTGAAAAGAAGAAAACTGCTGAAGACTATAAGAAAGAAGAAGAACGAGCAAAACAAAAACATGCTGAAATTAGTGCTAAAGTAGACAAAGAACAAGCAGAAAGAAAAGCTAAATATGACGCTATGTCTCCAGAAGAAAAAGCAGAACATGATAAGAAAACTGAGGAAGCACGTAATAAACTGATTTCAGATGTAGAAAAACGTAGAGCAGATAAAAAGGCTCAAGAAGACGCTATGTCTCCAGAGGAAAAAGCTGACTACCAAAGACGTAGAGAAGAAAGTAAAAATAATTTCGACCAACACCGACAAAACATGAAAGATATTAAAGCTAAGGCTTTAGCTGGCAAAGGTGAAGAACCTAAACAACCAGATGGTGATGATGGTAAGAAAGCTGATAAAGATGATAAGAAAGATTTAAAGGATAAAGTTAAAAACGCTAAGGAGAAAACTCCAGAAGAAAAAGCGTTAATTAGACAAAGACTAAGAGCTGAACGAGAAAAAGAAGCTCAACAAAAATTTCTTGAAAGACAGAAAGAAAACAATAAAGGTGGACATGAAAAGTCTGAGGAAGAAATAAAGGCTAACAACGAAAAAATTCGTAAAGAAAGAAACTTACCAGATGAAGAAACTGAAAATGTGAAAAAACAAGAAGAAACAGTATCTTCAGCATGGAGAAAGGATTTCATAAATAAAGCTAATAAAGGGGATACTAAGGACCTTCCAGACAGAGTTAAAAACTTAATGGGTAAATATAAAGACTACTGGAAACGTGTTAACCAAAAAGACCACTCTATGACAGATGAAGAAAGAGCAGAAGGAGATAAACTTGAAGCTGAATTAAAGGCTACAGTAAGAGAATATCCTAACGCTTTCGGTAAGAAAACTACTGTTAAAGATGGTGATAAGAAAGAGGTTAAGCCGGGAGCTCCTAAGAAATTAAACCTAAGTTCTTTGTTAAAGAGCAAAAAGGCTCAAGCAGAAGATGATGAGGAAGGACCTTCAGACGCAGAGCTTAAAGCTATTGAAAGAGAAGAAAAGAAAAGTAAGAAATAAAGTAAATTACATTTTATCGTAGTTATTTATTATATTTTTTACCAGATTAAACGTAAGTTAAATAAAAGGAATATAGGAAAAAGGAAAATGGACGAAACTAAAATTGAACAATTAGAAGCTACTCCAGAAGTTGAAGCAGAAAAAGTTGAAGCAGTCGCAGAAGCTCCAGAAGCTGAAGACGCTCCAGCAGTTGAAGCTCCAGCAGAAGAACCAGTAGCTGAAGGTTGCGAAGGTGAAAAATGTGACTCCTGTGAACCTAAAAAAGAACCAGAAGATGATGAAAAAGAGAAAAAGGTTCATGAAGGTGTTAAGGAAGAACATAAAGCTAACCAACGCAAAGAAGTAGAAAAAGAACAGTCTAAAGACCTTTTAGAACGCATGGAAGAAGTAGCAAGCTCTAAAGTAGCTGACATTGTTATTGAAGCTATTAGTAAGTTACCTATTGAAGAAGGTGCTTCTGAAGAAGAACGTAAAGCTCTTGAAGAAGGTATCTACAATGATGGTTTAAAACTTTTAGCTCACACAATGGACGTTATTGAAGAAGTTGTAGCTGGCACTACCATGGAATTAAATGGTCATCAAGTAGAAGTCAAAGATTTCTACAAACAAGGTGGTAACGGTGCTGGTGCTACTGCCCCAGCTGGTGTAAATGCCCCTGTTAAAGCTGAAGATGACGAGCATGAGAAAAAAGTTAAAATCAATGCTTACCATGAAGGTGCAGAAGAAATTGACTACAAATCAAAATATGCTGAGTCAGAAGCTACAATGGACGATTTAGTAGGCATGATTGAAGAAACTGCTGGAAAATATACTCAGCTTGCTGAAGAATATGCGAAAGTAGTTAAAGAATTACAAGCGTACAAACTCGTTGAAGCTCATTCTATCTTGCTAGAAGACGCTATGGACTTGTTAAATGATTATTCTTACGAAGAAGTTGTTGAAGAACTTGTTCGTTATGAAGAAGGCGAAGTAATCGCAGAAGATTGCGAAGAAAAAGCTGAAGAAAAACAAGAAGAAGCTGAAGCTGAAGAAAAGAAAGAAGAAGCTGAAGAAAAGAAAGAAGAGAAGGAAGAAGAAAAGAAAGAAGAAGCTGAAGAAAAGGCTGAAGAAAAAGTAGAAGAAATTAAAGAGTCTATAGATGGCGAAGTAATTGCTGAAGCTAAATCTGAACCTTACATTCAGAAGGTACCTACTTTCTCAGTATTTAAACGTGAAGTAGTTTCTGAGTCTAAACCATCTCGTAAAGCATGGTCTGCATTCGCTGACTAATGCAAATATTACATTTTATCTCGAAAAAAGATATTATGTTTTAGATTAATTGTAAGAAGAATTAACAATAAGAATAATGGAGAATTAAACAAATGGCACAATTCAAAACTGTCGAAGACGTAAAAAATGCGTTTCTTACCAGAAGTAATGGTTCTGATACTGTTATGAACCACTCTGGTATTCGTTTCAGCGACATTGAAAAGAATGCTCACATTGTTGAAAGATTGTTAGACACAGATTACAACCGTATTTCTGGTTTTACTTTCTCTGAAATCATGGAAGCTATTTCAACTGTTGCTACAAACTACAACTCACCAGAATATGTAAATGCAGCTCGCCAAGGTGCTGGTGCATTACCTATCGGAGAGTCTTTAGCTTCAACTGAAAGTGAATACTTCAGCATGCACGAAGCATTTGATGGAACGACAATCTCACAATCTCCGTTCCCAGTTCCAGCTGTTTCTTTGGTTACTTTCCAATATGAAAAAGCTGTAGCTCCTTTCTTGGCTCATATGTTTGACCTTAAAGGAAACAGAGGTATGATTTACTTCCAACAAATCACTGCTAAAAATGCTAAAGGTAATATCGCAGTTGACGATTTACTTGGAAGCCCTAAAGAAGCAAGTAAACAAAACATCCAGTTTGTAGGTACTAGAGCTGTTAACTACGCTCCAGATGACTCTTCTAACTGGCCAGCAACAGCAACTTCTACAACTGAATACACTTTGAAAACTGGTGTAAAACTTCAACCGGGTTCAGTTTCAGTTATGTTGCCAGGTGCTAAAGGTACATTGATGGATGTAGCTACTCCAGACGCTAAAACTGGTAAAGCTAACTTGCTTTGTGTAGGTGGTGACTTCGCTACTGGTACTGTTGATTACACAACTGGTGAAATCAAAGTTGTTTTAGGTCAAGCTCCTTCTCAAACAGGTGTTAAGTTTGTTGCTAACTTCGCTAGAGAAATCGAAGAAGCTGATACAACTAACATGGCTGAAATCGAAGTTGAACTTAAATCAAAACAATTAGTAGCTGAAAACTTCTCAGTTAAAACAACTACTAACCTTTACCAAGAAGCACTTGCTAAAGCTATTTTCGGTATTCAATGGAATACTGTTGTAGATGACGCTTTAACAGCTCTTTACAACAAAGAAATCGCTAACAAAATCGTTTCTGAAATCAGAGGAAAAATCATAGCTGAAAACATTGCAACTCATGATGTTTCTGATGGTATCAAAGCAGGTTCTGGTGCTTTAGGTGGAAACAACGCATTGTTCAATGTACAATTCGTAGCTGTTGTATTGGGTAAATTACAAAAACTTATCCATGCTTCAACTCAGTTGGCATTAACAAAACTTTCTACAATCGTTGTAAACGTAGATGTATTACCTATCTTGAACGCACTTCCTAAGTTCAAACAAGCTGATAATCAGTTTGAAGACAACATGGGTGGTATGGTTCTTATCGGTACTTATGATGGTATCCCTGTAGTATGTGGATATGCTCCGATTGTAGAAGCTGGCGAAATCATAGGTCTTTACAAATCTAAAAAACAAGATTTCTTAGCTCCTTATGCTTTCGGTACATTCGTACTTCCAGTTATCAGAGAAATCTATGACCAAAACAACCTTTCTAACAACCACAAACAGTTGATTTCTTCAGCTGCTGGTGAAGTTGTTGCTGAAAGATTGGCTGCTAAGATGACTTTGACTGGTATTGACGATATTATCTAGTCTATATAAAAGGCACGAAGATATAATAAGAGAGAGGTTCTTCCTCTCTCTTTTATTATAAGGACTTGACAAGAGGACAAAACTAGGTTATACTAGGGTTGTACATTTATATTTTAGTTTACAGATTTTATAACAATTAAGGAGAGAGAAATGTTTGTTAAGAATTTGACTAATGACATTCTTACTGTCAGAAAAAGTGGAAAAGTGTTAAAACTAAAACCGGGTGTAAATTGTGTTGATGGTTTCTGGTCAGCAGAGTTCCTCAAATCAATTTATGGACCTCAGTATATTATTTGCTACAATGAAGAAGCTAAAGAAGAAGTAGCTGAAGTTGAAGTTAAGGAAGAAACTGAAGTAGAAATAGTTAATCCCGAACCAGAAGTAAAAGCTGAAGTTAAAGCAGATACTGAAGAAGTTAAAGAAGATAAAACTGAAGAAGTAAAAGCTGAAGATACTAAAGTTGAAGTAGCAGAAGTTAAAGAAGAAAAAACTGAAGAAAAAGCTGAAGCTAAAAAAGAAGAAGCTAAAGAAAAGAAAGCTACTAAAAACACAGCTAAAAATACAACTAAAAACAAATAGGTAAAATAATCGTCTATGTTATACTTAGAAGAAAGTGTAAATACTATATTATCTGAAGAAGGTCAAGACCTTCAAGGGTTAGCATTTGTTACAGATGTACTAGGATTAAACATGAAAAAGATGGAAGCACTCTTCAAAAAGTCTGCTCTCCAGTATTCACGTAGAAGACCTATAGGGGAAACAAGAATATTTGAATGTGACCCTAGTAGTGATGTAGCAAACTTAGTAATGCCAGAAGGTGTTAGAGCTGTAAAAGCAGTAAGATATGGTGTACTTGAACAAATACCTAGGTTCTACATTGACGATTTCGGTCCACTTTCATTTGAATATGAGGAGCATACACGCTGGTTAAAGGTATGGCCACCAATTACTCCTCTAAGAGTTACTTATGAAAGAGACCTAATTATTACTAAAGCTCGTCCAGTAATAGGAACTTCACAAATCCATGGTGGAGAAACCTATTACTACACAGAGCTTCCTACAGCTCCAGTTGGAACTACCTTAAAATTAACTTTAGGGGATTACACTATGGAATGTACTGGTGGTAAAGGTAAAGAAATCTCTGTTGAGTTTGATGGAGAACAAGAACAAGAAACTTTACTACTAGAAGGAAACATGGGAACTGGAATTTATAACACTGTTACTAGAGAGTTAGAAATTAACTTTAATGAAGATGATGAAGAGTTGTTGAAAGGTGGAGTATTAGTGTATGAATATTATCCTCGTTACTATATTCTGCCAGACATAGACCTTCAAGATGAAGTTTTCAATAAATTATTTGCTAGTAAGATATTAGAAGCACTTGCTTCATTGAGAGCTCAAGCTACTCAAGAAGTTCTTCATAATATTGACCTTACTACAGATGAACTTTACACTCGTGTTCGTATCTTGAAACGTGAACTTAATACATTGCTTAGAAACACTATTAAATTCTCTGGTATGACACACATTTAACGGAGGTTAAATGAACTTAAGAGAACTTATTTCAAATACAAGACGAGTAAAAACTAATATGTGGGACCCAACTAAGGACTATCGTATGAAAGAGTTTGGTCCTATCATTGACATGAATATTAAAGGCACTTATAATGCTCATTTTAAAACATTGACTGTTACCATGTATATTAAAGCTAAGACTCAATATACAAGAGGAATAAGCTCTGGATTAGGTGATACAGTTATTTCCACACATACAGCAGCCATAACATTCAAGAATATTGTAGAACATTATATAGATGTGCGTGAGAAAGCAGAAGAATATAACAGATTAAACCCAGAAAATCCTATAACTTCTGTACAAGATATTATCAATCGTATGCAACAGTCAGAACCTAATTTAGTTCCTGTTGAAGTAGACGAAGACCATATCCTTTTTAGAACCAAAGTAGATTTGAATACAGAATGTAGAGTAAAATGTACTTGCTCTCACTTCTATTATACTTTTGCTTACTATTGTGCTCAATCTGGAGCATATATAGGGGACGCAGTGGCTCCATACCGTGCGAAAAGGAAAATTAAAGGTAAATATAAGTACAGAAATGAAAACGGTGTTCCCGGACTTTGTAAACACCTCCAGTTGCTTATTTCATATTTGCTAAAAACAGACAACGGCATAAATGGTAATCTGGAATATTCTAACTCTCGTATATCTGTACCTACAAGTATTAGAAAAGAGATTGTGTCTCATAAATCTTCTAAAGCTAATAAAGTCATGGAAGAATTTGACATAGGTAATAGCATAGAAGAAAATAGAAATACTTATATAAAATTAGCTTTAAGAGAGCTAAGACAGTTTAATAGTGCTGTTAGACAGCAAAAGAGTGAAAACCACAACTTACCAGATATGAGTGAGATAGATAATGAAGGAAAATATTGATTTAAGTAACGGAATAGAAGTAGATTGCTTCATTTGTGGAAGCACTAATATAGTGAATGGTAAGTGCATGAATTGTGGTTATGAATGTGAAGTTGAATTTGTTTGCCCTTACCACAATGGCTCTATGCGTTGTAATAAGTCCAGAAAAATGTGCACAAAAGATAAGTTACGCTACTTTGAATGCCCAATATATCAAGGTTCTAAAAGTTAAATTTTAGCATAGTTAAACTATATTCGGAGAAACTATGGATAAAAGAGTTCTGGCAGAAGCATTAGCTTTAGAAGTTATAAAAGAAACTATAGCTACTATGATGGACGCTCAACCTATTACTGTAGTAGGTCAAGAACATCCAGCTAAAAAGTACATGGAAAAAGCTCGTAAAGAGAAAGCTAAAGTGGATGAAGTACATAAAAAGATTTTATAGGACTTAGAATGGAAAGACCAAGAAAAAGAAGTACCTTGATTGGTAAAATAAATAGAGATTATGTTTACATCTCTAACAGTATGACCACTGCTTATGAACGCAAGTATGGTTTATATTGTGACTTGTATTTTCCGTTACATAATGAGTCCCCACAAAAGGTAAATAAGACTGATAATTATAAACAAGTGCCTTTTATGAACAACTATAATGGCAAAGGTGAGTATGAAAATGTTGATATATTTGAACCTCACGAACAACCAGCTTATAAACCTTACCCAGATGTTACAGACGCTAAGTTTTATATCCCTTATCTTCTAAAGAAAGAGAATATGAACTCTACAGACTTAGAATTTGACTCTATCTTCCTTGGTGACTATGAAAAAAGACCTTTCATAGAAACCACTAAGAAAAGAGAGTTGCCTATTTCTACAAAAGTAGTAGTTTATATTGAGCAATCAAAAATGAACTTTGTTGTAGATAAGAAAACTGTAGTAAATGGTGCTAACGGAAACATGCTTCTCAGAATGTATTTAGCCCCATTGTTAGAAGAAAATGATGAGGGAGACCAATTTATAATTGGAGAAGATTAATGTCAACACCTAACTTTTTAAACAACGCTTTAACTCAATTATTTGACGACCTCGAAGATAAATGTCGTGTAAAATTCAACACCTTTACAGCTAATGATAAGCCCATGAAAGGTGGAATAAACGCTGACCAAGAATACATGAAGATGTATCAGAAAACAGAGGATAATAGGATTTACAAATACCTATATGACCCAGACCTCAATTTCGATTTTAGATTTCATCAAAGAATGGCAAGAATAAACTACAGAAATAGAAAAGAGCCATGGGTTTCTTTGATGTTTAATACACAAACTGTAAGACCTCTTAACCATGTACTATCTCATGTGTACACTGGTATTCAAGAAGCAGAATTTGAGTTTGTGAACAAAGATACAAAAGAAAAAGAAATTAAGAAATTAGGTATAGAATATAACTTCAGAAGAGTGAAATGCCCTATAAACTTCGTTTTAATTTCTAATGAGTTATCTTACTTGTACCATGTATCAGAAAATATCGCTATGTATTTTGATAGATTTATCAACTATACATATAAATTAAGTTTAAATTTTTCTCCAATCACTACTGTTGACTGGGATGTTGTTGGTTTTGCTCAAAACATTAGACAAGTTAACCTAGAGAAATTAGATACAGAGTCAAAAGGTTCTTTAGCCATGACTGCATTCTCATTTGAGCTAACTTACTGGGATGTTTGGGCTACTCAACAAGAGTACAAATTACTCGAAAGAGTAATCACAGAAATAAGAACAGCCGACTCAAACCAGCTTCTTTTCGTGGATATTCAAGATTAGCATTGTTTATATTTTACAGTAGTTTTAACGCAGTAAGAATTATATTTTATTGCAGATATTACACAGAAAAAGACTTAATGGAGAAAAGAGAATATGACACGAGTTCTACCGGGGGTTTATGTTGATTTTCACGATTACAGTACGCTTCCAGAAGGTGCAACTAACTTATCCGTAGGTTATTGTTTAGCAGCTCCTAGAGGTCCTATTGGAAAGGCAGAATTAGTCACAAGCCCAGCAGATTTCCTTAGTAGATTTACGCTCTCTGGAAGTCCAACAATTAAAGACGACAAGACATTCTGGTCTATTTTGCAAGTCTTAAAATATACTAATCAAGTTTACGTTTCTCGTGTAGCAAAAGACGTTAAATTTGGTGGTGTAGCAGTAAAGGCAGACGCAGTAACTCCTTTAGAAACAGGACTTGATGACCCTCAAGCATACGATTTTGCTAGCAACACAGGAGTAAAATTTGCTCTTGCTGGTATAGATGGTGGTGCTGAAGAAAACAAAATTGGTATTGAAATTGTATCTTACTTAGATGATGAAGGCAAAGCTCAATTAATTGATTTGTTTGACTCAAAAGAAGATATGGAAGCAGTAAAACCATTCATGATTAGAGTATTTGAAGGTAAAACTGGAAATAATCTATTAGAAGAATTTTTAGTTTCAATGATAGACAATGCTAAGGCATTTGATGGTTCACCAATGTATATTGAAACAGTTTTAGCAAACGCTTCTTATATACAAGGTGTATTCCCTCTAACAATAACTGATACAGAAGCTCCTAAAGGAACAACTGCAAGAGTTATGTTAGGTGGTGGTGCTAACGCTGATATTAATACCTTAAAAGCAGAAGACGCTATCAAAGCTCTAAGTGTATTTGAAGATAAAACAGTTCCTATTTCTTTACTTGGTAATGGTACTGGAACAATCTATGAAAATGCTGACTTCCAGCAAGCTATGTTAGAATTAGCAGAACAAAGACAAGACTTCTTGGCATTCTTGAACTCAAGATTACAAGATGAAAAAGCAACTTCTAACAGCAAGAAAAGAGAAAACATTATCAACTATAAGAAGGGTGCTTCAGAAGGTGGTTTAGGTAGTACATCTTGGAAAGGATGTATGTATATTCCTCATACAAACTATTCTGATATATTCAACAGCCGTAAGGTTAAACTTGGTGCTGACTCTACAGCTATTGCAGGATGGTTGAACACTATCCTTACACAAGGTTATCCTTATGCTTATGCTGGTCCTACAGATGGTTTAGTTGCTGGTGTAACAACTGATTGGAAAATTGGTGATACATCTGGTGACGCAACCATGTTAAATGACGCTTCAATCAACTACATTGCTTATGACGCTAAGGTCGGTCGTTATTATATGCAATGCCAGAACACACTACAAATTGCTAACTCTTCTTTGAGAAACATTGGTGCAGTTCTTAACGTACTTGATATTAAAGAAACATTTATCACTTACTTTAAAGAATACTTACAAAAACCAATCACTCCTAGATTAAGAGAAGAAATGTTAAATAAAGGTAAAAACTACCTTAAAGATAACATTTTAGGCAGAAATAGATGTACTGGTTATACGTTCGTTGACGCAACTACTGATACAGATTTGGCAGATAACACATTAAGATTTGTATTGACAATCGCATTGACACCATATGCTCAGAAAATTTACTTATCAATGAACATTGTTGACAATTCGTTTGACTTTACCATTTCTCAAGGTTAATGGAGGTCTAATTAAATGGCATACTACAACTTAAACCAAACAGGTGGTACAAACATACATACAGACTTCAGATTTGAGTTAGAAGTAATCACAGATACTAACAACTCTCGTTTAGGTTTGAATGATAAGCTAACTGCCTTCATTACAAAATGTGATGTTCCTTGTGCTCCGGGGCATGCTATTCCATGGTACATGCCGGGTGGTATGAGAAACTGGCAAGCTGGAAAACGTCAAACTAAGGATATTGAATTAGAATTTGTTGTATCTTCTGATATTTCTCAATCTTGGATTAGAACCTTAGAAAAATGGGGAGACGCTTGCTACGAACTTAACACTGGTAATAACGCTGGTAAAGCTGGATATTCTTCAGACGCTATCTCTATCCGTATAAAAGGTGAAGATGGTAAAACTCGTTACAGATTTAGAATACTTAGAGCTTTGATTATCGAGATGAACTATGGTACTCTTAAATCTGAAGGAGAAGCTGGGGAATTGTTAAAAGTTTCTTGTAAGATTGCATACGATAATTATGAAATCTATGACGGAAACAACACACTTATCCAGTCTACAGCTAATGTATAATTGTAATTCCTGTAGTTATAAATTCCAAAGAGACCTACTTAGGTGGGTCTCTTTTATATTTTAAGCATGTAAGAGTAAAGAGGTTCTACATGGCTGACTACAACACTAGTGTAAATCAAACTAAGAATAAATCTTATAACTATGACCCTAACCAATCTCCTGTTACATTAGCTGGTAGTGCTAGTTATGATGTGTTTAATTATTCAGAAATTTATGACAACGCAGAACCAGAAACTAACCCAGCAAGAGGATTAGATAATAGCTCTGGAAACTCTGCTAATGGGGCTGGTATGTGGGGTATCACTATGGGACAATCTCATAATTTTACTCTATACATAAAAGGGGTTTGTGAAGCAGATAATGATTTTACTTCCCCAAGTAGAAACGGAAGATTTCTACCTTTAAAACAATTAGATTTTAAACCAGTTACGCTTGAACATTTAAAAATAAAAGCTGGCGTATTTTCAGACTTACCTTTCTTCCATAGAAGAAGATTAGGCGTACTGAATTGCTCTATGCTTGACAGTCATAAAAGTTTACTTTCACAAAGGATGTTCCAATGGTATAATAGTTGTGTGTACACAGACGGATATGTACCTTATGTAGATGAAATGTGTAGAGAAGCTGAATATTGTGAATTTACACATGACGGAAAAATAGCAACTAAGTATCAGTTCGCTGTTATGCCAGAAGGAGAGTTTAGTGTTGGTAGAAATTATGAAGGAGAGTCTGGAACTCTTACAGAATACAAATTTCAACTACTTATAGTATCTAATATAAAATTAGCTACAAATGGTGGAAAGTGGATAGAAGCTGATTGGGGTGCAGGATTTGGAGAAGACGCTGATTACGAAAGAAGAGTTGAAGCTAGAGTATTTGGTCAAGGTATAAATGGAGGGGATTATATATTCCCAGACCCAGCTATAGCAGATTATACAGGAAAAAGATAAGGAGGAATAAAACTATATGGAAGGACAACTTGTCAAATTGACGGATTTGCCGTCTAAAGGTGTAAAATACCCACAAGATATTGAAATCTATGTGAGACCTTTATCTATCAAACAACAAATGGATATGGATAGATATGGTGTTTCTCAAGCAGAATACTATAACATCTTGTTGAATGGTATTGCTATTCATGGGGATTTTAACAAATATGACCTTTTATTTTATGATGTACATTTCTTGGATTTTGTAAGAAGATTATTTACTTTTGACCCGGAAGAACAAATTTCTGTAAAGAATATTGATTGTTCTAATCCTTATTGTAATGGAAAAATAAGTGCTAGCTTCTACACTCATGAAATACACATGACAGATATTCCAGAAGAAATTTTCAATAAGGAATTTACTTTCTCAGATGGATTAACAGTAGTAGTCTACCCATTATCAATCGGAGATTTTATTGATATGAGTAGAGAATACATTACTAATAAGCAAGGAAGTATGTCTGATACTTTAATGGCTTACTTTACTTATTGTATTAAAGAAGTTAAAGAAAGAACATTTAAGGATAGAGCTCATATGAGAAGATTTCTCATGGATTATTTCTCAAACTTATACAAACATAAAGATATTAAGATACTTAGAAAGATTGAGAATGAAACTGTTAGTAAAGTAGAACCGATTAAAGTTATTTGTCCTAATTGTGGGGAAAATATGGAGGTAGAAGTAAGTCCTTCAATGACCTTTTGGCAAGGAGATGATGATTTATAATTTCTGTTTGATGTATGGGTTTGATAGAAAACAGACTATGAAAGCTATTCATTCCCTTATTCAACAAAATTATGGCTCATTTGAAGAGTTAACTAATATGACGTTGCTTCAACTAACGGAAATAGAGAGAGTGCTGATTTCTCTTGACCAAGAAGAAACACTATCAAAGGCAGGACTGTAACCCAGTCCTTTCTTTGTTTAAATTTTAGTGTAGTAACTTTATAAGAAGGATAATAATGGCTGGTTTTAACGACTATCAAAGTGGTGGAAAAGGGTTTAATAGCCCTGATAAAATAATAGAGAATGCTACCTATAGAGAATTTATGCAACAAGCTGGTGGTAAAGATGGTCTTGCTTCAAAAGACCAAGCTGATGTTGTCAATATTCTCAATAATATTCTTGACCAGCTAGTTCAAAATACTAATATCTCTAACGAACAAACTAATGAGATTAAGTCTGCTCTTCATGAAAGAGTTATGGGTACTGCTAACGCTCCTCAAGCTGCTAAAGAAGGTACTAGCTTACTTAATAGCTTTATTAAATCTAATACTGAACTTCTTAAAGGTTTAAGCCAACAAAAATCATTGACTGGGAACGAAAGAGGAACTTTAGGAAGTATATCTAATAGCTCCTTGAAACAACTTGTCATGCTTAATCAAGGTATTCTTAACACTTTGAAGCAGATTGCTGTAGGTGTAAATACAAGTGCTGGAATATTTGATAAGTTTCATGCTGATTTCATAGAGATTGACGCAAGTAATGATAAACGAGAAGATAAAGCTAATCAAGAACAACTAGGTAAATTAGACCTTGTTAGACAAATTATTGCTTATGGTTTATTTAGTAGCCCTACTGTTAACAAACTCCAACAATTAGGCACATCTCTAATGGGATTAGGCTTAATGAAAGTTATGGGAAGCAATGCCCCAGAACCTATTAAGAAATTAGCAGCTGGAGCTATTTATCTACAGATACCTCAAACTTTAATGCAGATTATTGGTATAGTAGTTACTCAGTCCTTATCTAACTGGTTGATGACTTCTGCTTCTAATCTACTTAAGAATGGTCTTAAAGATGGGCTTGCAAATCCAGCTAAAAATATGTTTGGAAATATAGGAGCTAATTTTAGTAAGTTATTACCTATAATAACAAATCCTTTTGTAATAGGTGGTGCTTTATTAGTTGCTGGAATTGGAGCTACTGTGGCTGGTGTCATGGCTCATAGAAAGAAAATGAAGGAAAATGACGCTAAGATAGACGCTGACCCTAGACTTTCTGAAGACCAAAAAGAAAGAGAAAAACTTAAAGCTCACTCTGCTTCTGGTGCAAGAGCTGGTATAGCTGGAGGTGCTTTAACTGGTGCTGGTATTGGAGCTATAGTAGGTTCTATAATACCCGGCGTTGGCACTGCCATAGGAGCTGTAGTAGGTGGTTTGATAGGTTTGATAGCTGGACCTCTTATTGGAGCTATAGTAGGTGGTTGGAAACACTTTGGTATAATTGGCAAAGATATAAAAGCTGGGTTTAGCAAAGGACTTCAAACTGTAGGTGACAAAATTACACAAGGTGCAAAATGGGCAAGCGAACATAAAGACCAATTCTTATCTGTTTTAAAACCGATTAGTAAAGTCTTGTTAACTATACTAGAAATGTCTCTGCCATTTTTTGCACTGTTTAAAATGTTATATAATGCAGCCAGCAAATTCTTTAATAAAAATAAAGGTGATGAAGGTCCAAATACTATATACAACCCCGGAAAATCTGGTATAATAGGGAATGCCTTAGAACGATTAAATAAGGGTTCTACCAAATATACTGTTGATAAGAAAGGTAATGCTTATATAGGTGGTCACTTAATTACTTCTGGCTATGGAGAAAGAATACATCCTTCTGGTACTGGTAATAAGATGGATGGTAAAAAACATTTCCATAAGGGTGTTGATATTGCTTATAAAGAAGGTGATGAAATAGGTGCTTTCATGGGTGGACAAGTAGTATATGCTGGTAATAGAAATGATGATTATGGTAACACTGTAGAAATTAAAGATAAAAATGGAGCAATCCATAAGTACCATCATGGACAGTCTATACCACAAGCTATCATGGACGCTTATAAAACTGGTAAATCTATTGAAGATAATACAGTGATAATGAAGGCTGGTCATACTGGGACAGTAACAGGTACTCACTTAGATTATGAAGTATGGCAAAACGGAAAACATACTAATCCATTAGAATACCTTGCTAAAGACGCTGAAGAAAAAGCTAGAGCAGAAAAAGCTAAAAAAGAAGCCGAAGAAGCAAAATGGAGAAAAGAACATCCAGTTCAAGCAACAGTGAAAGACACTACTAATCTTGTTAAACAAGCAGTCTCAGCTAATAATAACAGTAAATCTGACAAAACTGGCATTAAAGATTTTGTAGATAGACAGAATGGTACTACAGTTAATTTAGTTAATGGAGGTATGAAATAATGTCATACTCAGATACATTTTTATCATCAAATTCTGGTATTGTTACACTTGAAATACCCCAAGTTGAAGGTAGTACTGCCTTTATTAAAGGTATTCTGCAAGAAGACCCTCAAATTCAAATGGGGAACCAATGGGGGACTTTAAGTGAATTTGACAACCTTTTAGACCCACTGCAAGAGTTACAACAAGCAATACAAACAGATAATATTTCTAACTATGTATCTGCTACAGGCATGGCATGGAAAGGTACTCCACATATAAAGGTTAATTGTAGTTTTTATCTTATCTCTTTTAACTCCAATTCTAATATTCGTGCCCAAGCTAAACAGCTTGCTAAGCTATGCACAGTTACAGTTACTGGGAGCATTGGTGTAAAAATACATGGTGGGTATAAGTTAGATTATTTCAAGAATAATGAAAGTCTGACATTAAATAACTTAAATGATATAACTAGCCAAAATGTAAAAGGAACTGTAACCTTATCTATAAATTCTTATAGACACACAAAAATACCGGGGTTACTTACTCAATCGTTAACAATTCAACCTAGTACAGTATGTGTTAGAAGTGGGGCTCCATTATATTATGTTGTTACTGCTGGTTTTATTGGATACAGAGCTCCTATCTCTTCAGATATGGATGTTATGTATGGAGGTTAATAGTAAATGTTTACAATGAGAACATATCAAAGTGATGAAACATATGATTTAGCAAAGTTTATGAACTTTGTGGAAGATGTCTATGACGTAATAGACTGTCCTTTCTTGCTGAAATTAAAAGAACTCCCAGTGCAAAAATACTACTATGTAAAAGATGGTTACAGAGATATTGACCTTATTTCTCAAGACGCTTATGGTACACCATTTTTCACATTTTTTATCCAATATTATAACGACACTGACAAAATAGTGTTTGACGAAGAAGATAAACTTAACTTATTCGCTTCTGAAGACCTTATTTCATTATTCCATGAAATGAACGCTGGAGACACTAACTAATGCTGATAGATGGAAAGTATTATTTTAACTTAAGAATACAAGAATATACAGATTTCATTGAGCCACTTAACCTTATTTGCTTTACTATGAAGGAAAATTGTGGTGCAGCTGGAACTATATTTGAAGTGTCTTTCCTCACAAATAATCAAAAGATAGCAGACCTTATTATAGAAAACAATGAGGTTACTTTTGAGTTTGGGGAAACAGCAGAAAATGCAAAATCATACAAAGCATACATTTCTGAACACCCAGAAAAACCAACTACAGCAGACAATGGATATATAGGATTAAGTTTTGTAGCAACTTCTATTAATTTAAAGTTCTATACAGAAAGATTGAATGAAACAGTGTTCGGTACATCTCTTAGTATGGTAAAAGCTATGGCTAAAAATTACTTAGGTACAGAAGTAGATGTTAAAATTGATGAACCTTCTGAAGTAGAACATTATTGGCTAAGAAGCTATGATACTGGTGCTGTTACAATGATGGAAGCATGGTTACACATGAACCTTCCAAAAACTGTACCTTTACTTTGGATTGACTCTGAAAATATAGTACATATATCAGACCTAGAAAAGCTCAAGAAGGACAAAGCAAAAGCTAGATTTTATCCAGCAGATACTCCTCCAGAGAATGTAAATGCTAATGATTATAAATATCTGAATAATTTTGTAACAAAATCTTATAAGTTTGATACCAACTTAGTTACTGGTGAAGATACTATCGTCAATATATCTTCTATTGAAAGTGGTGATGACACAGTAGTAATTCCAGAAACTAAACCAGATGTAGCTTCTACTACACAAGTAGAAAAAGGTACAGTTGGTAAGAAGATTATGGATGGCAAATACCAAACTGATAATGTACACTCTAGGTTCATGGCTTCTTATTATGCAAATAAGCTCAGACTTATTCAGCTATCAAGCCATGTAGGGGAATTACAAACTTTAGGGTTTATTAAAGATATTAATCCTTGTGATTTAATTGAAGTTATAGGGTGTGACGCTCCATACTTAGGAAGGTACATAGTAAATACCAAAATAGTAGGGTTTGGTTCTGGTATTCCTATCACTACAATTTTCTATGTTTGCCGAGATAACACAAACAGCATAGAAAACTCAGATATTACACCTAAGTCTCAAGTAATTTTACACAACCAGCAAATGACAGATATTCTTCAAAGTATAAGAACTTTAAGAAGAGTTACTGTTATGGGTACAAGAATGCTTGATGGTACAACAAAAGGTCAAATTCTTGCATACTGCAAATCTTTCAAGTATAATGCTCTTAGAAACTTTAGTGTTATGGGAGCAGAGCTTAACCTTAACAGCTCTCTTGAAATAATGCAGTCACTTAAAGCGATAGGAAATAGTATTATCAATAATTTGATTGATAAATTTATTCCTTATCCTTACAACTTACTTTTACACAACTTAGTTTTTGAAGGTTTATCTTTTAAAAGGTTACTGTCTAAGTTATTCTATCAATACGCACCACAATGGATGAGAGATTTCTTAATTGAAATTATAGGATTGTTAGATGACCTAGCAAACTTAGCAGACGCACTTCACAAACAAAATAGTAAATCACTTTCAAATTATAACTATGTAAGTGGTGGTTATGGTACACCAAGTGCAAGTGGTAAAAATGAAACAAATAATGCTTCTGGCACACCGTCAGAAAACGACAACTACATTCCAACAATAGACAACATAGGAGGAGACATGCCAGTTGATAACACACAAAGAGATACAGAAAGAATAGAAAGTATTACAGATGAAATTATAGATAATGTTGATGGAATTGATTTACCTATTCCACCAATCTCTCTTGATGAGTCAGACTCTTTATTACCAGACTCAGAATTAAAAGAAGTAATTGCAGAAAAAGTAGTAAATTACTTGGTAGGACAAGGCTACTTAGAAGGAATAGGAACACAAGATTTCTTAGCTATTTTGATGGGTAAGAAACCTTTAGATTTCAACACTATCAAGCTCATCAATGCTAATATAGGTAATGTGCTTTATGCTCGTTACTGGGGTACTTATACTGGAGAATTGACTAAGCTAGGTAGAATTGAAGATATTGCTAACAATATTATAGAAGTTCCGGGAATAGACATCACAGAAGAAGTATTCAACGGAGACCTTATAGTAATTAATGGTACTGATGTTTCTAATGGAACATACACAGCAGTTGAAGTTAAATATGATGACGTAGCAAAAATGTCTACAGTAAAAGTACTAGAAGACATTATGCCTTACGTAAACACTCCAGCAAGACAGTACACTTATTTATGTGATGTACAAAAAGTAGAAAGCCATCTTAATATTGAAGGATATGAAGATGTTACAGCTATTTACATCCAAGGAAATTATTCAAGATTTTTACCTTCTCAATTACCTATTTATATAACAAACTTAGGTATGGATGGATATTGTGCTGTTTTGAAGAGTGAGTATAATGCAGATACTGACATTACTACAGTTTATACTACTAGATACTTAAATGATGTTCTTAATCAGCAAAAGAAACTACAAATTATTGTAGAAACTGAAAATGGAACCTCTATTTCTAAGTTAAGTAATGATACTTTGACAGAGTTTTATATTAAGAATGCTTTTAAAGACATATATTCTACAGTACCATGTACTAAGATTATAAATGCACAAGCTGGTACTAAAGTTTGGATTGCTATCCCAGACATAGAAGAAAATATAGAGTTCTATATAAATTCCACAAAAGTAGATATGGATGTCATTACTGGAATAGATTTAAACTTATATGCTATAGGTGGTGCAAAGCTCTACTACAATGTGTATATGAGTAAAGATACATACAACAGTAATAATGTTACGCTGGAAATACGTAGGAAGCAGTAATTTATATTTTACTGGGAGGAAGAAGAGCAGATGTTAATTAAACCTTATGGTCCTTTAGTAGAAGCTAATAAACCAACTGAAGACAATACTTATATAGGTATTGTAGCAGACAATAATGACCCTAAGAAATTAGGTCGTTTAAAGGTTTTTTGTGCTATCTATGAGGACATGGATTTAGAAGCTCTGCCATGGTGTTTTCCAACTTTAAACACTTTTCTAGGAAACTCCCCGGACTCTATTTCTTTTAGTGTACCAGAAATAGGTTCTCAAGTTCGTGTTTCATTTCCAACTAAAGATAAATATGCTCCGTATTATTCTGGGTGTGAAATGAACGAGAGAAACAGATGTACTTTCTTTGATGACGATTACCCTAATTGTTATGGACACAAAGACAGTGTAGGAAACTTCACTAAGATAAATAAAGCAACTGGGGTAAACATCTATCAACATAAATCTACTACTAACGTAGAAATTTTGAATGATGGTACTACAACTTTTACTACTCCTAATGGACAATATTTACAAATTGACCCAAAAGGCAATTTAATAGGGGAAATAGGTAGTGTCTCTCTTATAGGTAATGGTTATTTCTCATATACAAATGGTGGAACTAATTTCACTATGAATGGTGGAGCTGTAGAAATGATTAGTTGTGGACCTTTCTCTGTAAAAGCACCTATATCTACATTCCAAGGAGATTTGTTAGTAAGTGGTAGCTTGGGCTCTTCTTCTGCTGGTAACACAATAGCATACTCATTGACTGGAGACCCATTAGTGTTCTCTAATGGCGTACTTCAAGCACCAAAGTAGGAGGATTAGATGGGATTTGACACACAGGCTGCATTCCAGTACTTAGACAACGCAGAAGTAGCTTTAGATGGATTACAAGGTTGGTTAGACAATACTTTTGAAAGTATCAATATATACGGACAAGAAGGTGTTGACGCTATTTGTGCATGGTCTGGAGAGTGGGTTTCATACAAAATTGCACAAATAGAAGCCCAAGTAGTTAAAGGTTTGCATGGTGCTTATCAAGGTGCACTTGACCATATGGCTATAGGTGGACCAATTTATAACTTAGTTACTGGTGGTATAAGTGCAAACTTAGGGGAATTGGCTTCTGGTTTATTAAAAGTAGCCATGCCATGGGTTCCACCAACTTTAGCTGCAATACAAACTATGATACAAGTACCTATTAAGGTTGTGAACATAGCTGGTAAGGTAGCAGATTTAGCAAGTTACAGACCTCCAATTCAAAATCCGGGGATTACTTTAGGCAACTTCCAAATAAAACCAAAAATGATTTCTATGGGTGATGTAATTTCTGGTACTTTCAGTGTGCCAGCTCCACCACCACCTTTCACAACTTATATGAAAGCGTCTATTGCTCAAACTAAGCAAAAACTAGCTGAAGAAAGACAAAAGAATACAAATGGTAATGTATAAGAGGGCTAGGCACTATGCTTTTCCATAATTACATTTTAAAGCATGGTAACAAATAGTCCTAACAAATATATAAATAGTGATTTGAATGTGCGTCTTTCTCAAGTTAATGACAAAGACGTTGCTATTATTGTGGATAAAGAAGCTATTTTACAATCTGTATATAGGTTACTAAATACAGAAGAAGGGGAAATCCCTTTCTATCGCTCTTATGGTATCAACCTTAGACAATTCTTACAGAAACCACTAGGGCAAATGTTAGCTAGAGAAATCCACGAATACATATCTAACAAAATTACTACTTATGAGCAAAGAGTAGAAGTATATAAAGTTGACGCAGTTTGTAATTTTGCTACGTCAAGCGTAATTCTTCAGTATTATCTTAGAATAAAGACTACTGGGGAAATTGTAGGATTACAGCCAATAGAAATACCAATAGGATAAGAAATAATGGGAATAAGTTTAGACTCACTTTCAATAACATCTGCTTTTAATAGCATATTGTCATTCTTTAAATCACAAGAGAATAACTCTAAGTGGAAAGATTATACTTCTGGAGCAGAAGGTACATTTTTAATCCGTATGTTAGCAAACATTTTGTCTAACATAAGTTATAGACTTGTTACTGCAAGAAGAGAAAACTACCTTTCTACAGCTAACTTGAAGTCTTCTGCTTTAGGTATTGCACTAAACTTAGGATACTCTGCTAATCGTGGTACTAACCAAAAGCGTACAATTAGATTTGAACCTAATGGTGATTATGTTATTCCACCTTTCACAGCTCTTGGTCCTTACAATGATGAATATGATGTAATTTACTTAGGTGAATTAGACTCAGAAACTGGGTTGAGAGAAGGTATGATACTTAACGGACCTCTCAATATAGCTTTAGTTAGAGGTATGAGTTCTTTAACCAGAACCATCACTCTTGCTACAGATGTAACTAAAGAATTGAAAAGTGGTGATTTATTAGATATATCTGGAACTGGAACTGAAGCAGACGGAAGATATACAGTATCAACAATGGAAGTAAAAACAGTAGGTGCTAATAACCTTACTTATGTTTCTGTTGTAGAAAATATTCCAGCAGACTTTACTAATACTGGTTCACAGAATGTTTGGGCAACTAAAGTTACTCTACACACATTCAAAACTGTTATAGGTAAATTAAAAACTATTACTTGGGTAGCAAATACCACTAAAGTACAACCTTTCACTAGATTTGAAACTGGTATCTCTGAAGATTACATGTTGTTTGTAGACGGAGAAGAAGTACCTGTATCAAACGTAACTAGGGAATTAAAGAATGATAAGTACCTAGTAAGAACTAACCCTTATGCTTCTGTAGACGTTCTTTATTTAAACAACTTAGTTACAGCTCAACATAAATATGGTTCTGAGTCTGTGTTCATGCTTAAATATGTAGAATTGGCAAACCCAGAAACGATTGATTATGCTCCTACGTTGTCTGGATTTGGTACAGTTTTAGATACCTTAACTATTGACCAATTTATAGACTTTGAAAGTTTAGAGCAAATTAAAGTTAATGCTCCTGTTGACCATGATGTTCAACACTTAATTAGGTCTAAAAGAGATTATGCTAAGCGTATCAAACAGTCATTCCCTAACATTGTGGAAGCTGCATACACTGCTGTAACTCCAACATATACCTTAGTTTCATACTTGAAGGATGATTGTACTATTCTTCAAGAAAGTGAAATAACTAAAATAAAAACTATTCTTAATGGTGAAAATTATTTCGGAACACCAACACCAGATATTTCTCACCCTCACAGAGAAGCTACAAACATTAATATACAGTTATTTGTTACAGATAAATTAAAAGATACAAATGATATAAGATATGATGTCAATAACATATTGAAATCAAACTACGCAAGATACTTGGAGCAAACTTTTGATGTGTATACATTAGAAAGATTACTTGAACAACTTTCTTATGTAAAATGGGCTCGTGTATCTTTTGATATAGGGGAATGGAATTCAAGAGGTTTAGTTGATTTAGGTAACTTAATTAATGTAGATGGTACTATTTATAAAGCTGAAAAAATCTTAGGTACTACAGGTGGTTTTGAACCAGCATGGAATGTTCCGTTAGACGTTATACCTAGAGGAATTGACCTTGATGGTAACTATGAAACTACAGATGGTACAGTAGTTTGGAGAGCTTATAAGAGATTAGATGTAGAAAGCATACAGCAATACCAAACAAGTCATAAATATTGTATTGGTGATTATGTATACACTCCTACATTACCAAACTTTATGTTCAAATGTGTTGACCTCCTTAAATCAACAGGTACATCCAACTTAGATACAACAACTGTCATGGAAGGTGACTTCTTAATTGATGGTGAAATTGTATGGGTTTGCAAAACATACAGTTCTTCTTATCCTACACGATTTGTTGCTACTCAATATAGATTAGGAGCTTCTTGCAACATAAACGGAAAATCTTTTGAGGTTATAGGTTATACTGGTAGAACTGGGTACTTAATCCCGGCTTTTGAACAAGCATACTATCCTGTTGTTGGGGTTGTTCTTCCACAGATTGTATTAGACTTCACTCTTACAGAAAACGGATATTTCCAAATAGCTGGAAACCAAGTACAAATGTTTGAAGTAGGTTCTACGATTGTAGCTTCAACTGATAAAGGAAAGACAAACACATTCCAAGTATTAAACAGAACTTACAACGAAAAGACAGATAGAACAAATGTTTACATCAATGGATTTATAGATACACCTTATGTACCTATTGCTAGTGCTGTTTCTGGAGCATATTCAATATTTACTTTGAATGGCGACTATACAGACACCTTTAAAGTAGGTGATAACATTAGAGCTTTAGGTACCATGGTTGACTCTGAAACATTAGAAAGACTAAGTGTTTCTTACAACTACATCATTGCTGATGTAAAATCTGTATTATCAGAAGGTGCAACAGTTACTCAAGTTTGGGTAAAAAGCACATTAGCAAGTAATGTAAATTATACTACATTGGTTGCAGCTGGTTATACTTCTATAAAATCTGAATTAAATAACTCATTTATTTTAGAAGGTGATGTATCTTCATTCTTTAAAGCTGGTGCATTAGCTAAAGCAAAAACAGATGAAGATATTGAGATTACATATAGTATCAAAGATACATCATATCAAAACGTGTGGGATATTACTTATGTATTTGCTACACAAGAAATTTCCTCAACTGCAAACTATAATAGACTTGCTCCGACATGGCAAGGTACAGAAGATGGGGAAGTTAAATGGGGAATTGTAAATAGCACAGACGCAATCACTTACGATTGGGATGTTTACAACGATATTGAATACAAACTAACTGTATCAAGATAAGGAGAGTAAATGTTAGATAGGTCAGTTTCATATTTTTTATCACAATACTGGAGGAATACACCTCTTTACGCAGAGAAAATTATTCCTCTGTTAGATAATTGCCTTTCAAATAACTATACTCTCTCTGATAAGGTCGCTAAGGCGTTTTATGAGCTTACAGATAAGTACAAAAACACTGCTAATCTGCCTGTTTCCGTACTTAAAGAGTTCATCACAGAGCAAGGATACGGTTATATTTTAGATTTAGTAATACAAGATGAAGAAAGTGTAAAAGCACTTTGGTACCTACTTGTATTAATACACCAACTAAAAGGTACAAAAGAAGGGTTGTACATAGTTTTAAGTTTGTTTGATACAAACTTTGACCCAGAAAAAACTACAATAACGCAGTGGTATGAAACCATGCCAGTAGGAAAAGAAAACACTTTTAGAATGGAGTCTGCTATAGACATATCCAAACTAGGTGAAGGGTTCTTCCAAAAGTTCCAAACATTCGTAACAAACTATGTTTATCCAGAAATGTTAGCCTTGAAAGTAAACCATAATGTTGATGGTCGTATCACTTATAGACCATGGGCAAGGGTAAAAATAGATTACATAGCTGGTTTCAATACTCCAGATGGGTACAACGGAGGTCCAGCAAAAGATACAGAAAGAACAGATTTCTATTGTGGTATTGCTTCAAGTGACACGATAGAACCTGTATTCACAGAGACTATCAACTGTGGTGGTGCTAGTGTAATTTAACGGAGATGAAGAATGAGTAGCAGTCTGAATGATGAACAAATAATAGCACTTTTAGAGCAATTATTCACTAACATGAATAACCTCGATAGAATTTACTATGACATGTTCATAAATACGACTCCAATGGACATCACACTGGAGCGTTATAACCAAGATGGTGTAATAGAAACTTTTGTTCTTCCTAACAGAGCAAAAGATAGACAAAATGTTTTGCAAGGAAGAGGTACACCAGAGGGTGCTCAGATAGCTTCTATTGGTACTTTATACTTCGACTTGTTAACTAATAACATATATGTAAAAATATCTGAAGGTGGAGCTTCTGGTTGGGTCTTATTGAGAACTTCGACAAACTTCTTGCCGGGTGAAGATTATTTGACACCTACAGGTTCAGCTTCTCACTTAACAGATATTTCAGCTTCCTCTTTGGATGGTGGTATATTAGATGTTCGTGTTGGTGGCACAGGTAATACTAGCTTGAGTGGTATCCTAAAAGGTAACGGAGAAAACCCAGTTATTACAGCTAAGCCAAGTATTGACTATATGGTACCTAGAACACACATAGGCATGTTAGGGTTATTTCCAGGGGAAATAGATAAGTTACCTTTAGGTTGGTTGGTTTGTAATGGCTCTTTTGTTAATAAGACAGATTATCCAGCTCTATATCAAGCAATCGGTGACATTTATCTTTATGAAGGTACAGAATGGGATAGAACTACAGACCCATCTTATAACACCAACAAAATGGCTTTACCAGACTATAGAGGATACTATATTAGAGGATGGAAGAGTGCAAACACATCTAACAAAACTCTACGCATAGGTGAGCATGAAAAATCAGCTGCACCTAACATCAAAGGTATTGGTGGCATTGGTTGGACAAATAAGTATGAAAATGATACAAACAGAATTGGTAAGACACAAATAACTGGAGCTTATTATATCATACAATCTCCAGATAAAACCACACAATATGTAGGTGTAAATGATACTGCTGTTGGTACTAATGACCCTACAGTCGGTTTCAACGCTAATTTATATAGCAATATTTATCAAGATAATATGCCAGAAATTCGTGTTGATGGTATTTACACATTAATTTGTATATACGCTGGTATTATGGGTGAGTCTTATTCTGAACAGTAAGGGGTTAAAGGATGAAAGCATACAATTACGATAGAATAACTAAAGAATATATAGGAAGTGAAACAATCTACCTAGACCAAGTTGCTACAATGAGAGAGGGCAAAGAAGTTTATCTTTACCCAGCATTCTCTACATCTGTTGAACCTCCTAAAACTAATAAAAACGAAGTAGCTGTTTGGAATGGTGCACAATGGGAAGTTAAGGAAGATTATAGAGGGTTGACAATTTACAATACTGAAACCAGAGAAAGCATGGTTTGTAGAGAAATTGGTAGTTTACCTAAAGGACACTCTTTAGAATTAAAACCTAGCTTAGCAGAAAAGAAAGCAGACTATATCCTTACTTTGAAAACTAATTTTACTAGGTATATGAATAGCACTAAGATTACTATACCAGATTTAGATTTGTCATTCTTGTACACATCATTGGAAAATATCAAGCAAGAAAAAGATTTGAAACTTGCTGTATCTCGTGATGATAACAATAAAATTTACACAAACTTGACAAGTGAACAATATGATGTTATAATTGGGTATCTTCTCACATTTGGACAGTTAGTTTACTTGTACAAGTGGAACATGGAAAACACCATAAATAAATGTAAAAATATGGAGATATTAGAAGGATTAAGAGATAAACTGACAGTGAAAATTGACATGTCTCAATTAACAAACCTAATGAACATGCCAGAAGAAAAACGTAACAGTTATTTCACTAGAGAAGCTAAGAATATCAAGTAATAGTTTATATTTTATCATAGTTAAAAACTTAGTTCCAACTGTGAATTAGAAACGGAGAACATAACACATAATGTTTATTAAGAATTATGCAGATACAGATTTTGTCATTAAATATAAAGGTGGAGTAAAGACCTTATTCGCACAAGATGTAACTTACATTGATGATAACTGGGTAACATTCCCAGTCTTATATGCTATGTTTGGTGACTACATTGGATTAGTGGAAGGGGAAACTCCAATAGAAGAATTTTTGTTTGACAACCAAGTGATTGTAGAACCAGAAAGAGTTTATGAAGTTATCAAAGTAGGTCCGGGGGCTCCAAGAATTTTCATCAAAGGTGGTAAAGCAACAATTTACTTTGCAGATGGTGTAAAACCAGCTGACATAGATGAAATGATTACCTCAGATAACTTCACTGATTTAACAGGATTGATAATGCCAACAGCAATCACTAACTATCTGGCTATTAAAGCTGATAAGGGAACTAAGGTAATTTTCACTAACTTTAAGTTAGTTTAAGGAGGTTTTATGAGAACTGTTTATGGTATTTTAGTTGGTTTATTTCTTTGTTTGGCTATTACTTACCCAGTTTTAGCAGAAGAACTAAAAGTTACTATAAATGTTGAAAATGGCGATAAAGCTACTCAAGTTTTAGGAGCAGATGTTTACGCTATGGTTGATGGTAGACTTACTGAAATCACTGTTGCTCCAGATAACATGCCATTTAGAATGAATTTGAAAACAGGTGCTTTAAGATTAAAATCATTTTATACCACTCAGAAACAAGCTCTTAAAAAAGTAGAGGAATAAGATAAATGACTGAGTACCTAAGTGAACACTTCTCAGTTCCAGAATTTGAATATTCGGAAGTTGCACAAGCATACAATATCCCTAACAAAATGAATACTGCTGAAAAAGCAGTAGCTAAGCATACAGCACAATACTTATTAGAAAACATAAGAAAGCAACTTAATATAAAATATGCTTCTGACACTGTTAAATGTGTTACTATAAGAATTACATCTGGTTTTAGAGGTCCTTTACTTAATCAAAAGGTTGGTGGTGCTTCTAATTCCCAACATTGTAAAGCTATGGCTTGTGATATAGAAGCTACAATAGTTTATAAAAATGGTACAAGAAAAATAATCCCTTATAATCAACTATATGAAGATATAAAAGCATTGACTAAACAGAAAAAATTGTACATAGACCAATGTATTCAAGAAGCTAGTTATAATTCTAAGACAAAGACTTGGGCATACTGGGTTCATGTGAGCTTACCAATGCAAATACGTGATTGTAGATACCAGTTCCTTAAATATTGCAACAAAAAATATACTCTTGACTGCGTACTTAAGTAATTTATATTTTACTGTGAAGTTACACATTCAAGGGAACCACATATGCAAGAAAGGGAAATTGACTATAAATTAAAGATAGTTGATAAGTATGGCTTAACTATTGAGTTTAATCGTGCAGAACCAGAAAAATGTATCCAAGATAGGTCTTTATTTGGTCTGACAGATAGCCAACTCATAGAAGATATTAAAGCTAAGCCTTTTATTGTTGTGCGAGACCTTTATGTTCGTGTAACTTATAAGGATGAAGTTTATACATTTGTTATTCCTAAAGGTTTTACATATGATGGAGCTACAGTTCCAGCAATAGCATGGTTAATTATTGGACATAAGACAGAACCTAGATTTAAAATAGCTTCTTGTGTTCATGACTGGTTATGTGAACACCACGCAGATATAGACACTCAAAGAAAACTATCAACTCACATATTCATAACATTGTGCGACAAATTTGGTAAGTTTAATAAAGTAAAAAGAATTTTAATGGGCTTCTTTATTGACTTGTTCCAGATGTTATTTTGTGGGTGGAGAAAAGTATAAACTCTTTCTTATATTTTAAGTTAATTTGGTTGATTTTGATATAGGATTAAATATAATGGAACTTTTACATTCATTGGTATCAAACGTGGGTTTATTGGAGCTTATAGGGTTTGTATGTTGTATAATTTTCTTCGCAGCTCGCTTAGAAAATGCTACGAATACAAATAAAGAAATAATCAGCACAGAAATTTCACACGTTCTGAAACTTATGGAAATTAATCATCAAAACTTAAAAGATGATATAAGCAGACTGGAAAAGAAGCAAAGTGAAAGTAATCAAGTGAAAGAGAGGTTGGCAAAGCAAGAAATTCTAGTTGCTGAGTTACAATCTGTTGTTCATACCTATATTTTAGATGACGGACATAGGTCCTAATAAAAAAACTTGACAAATAGAAAATTCTAATATATACTATTTTCATAAGAAAGGGAATAAGAAATGGCAGAGAGCAAACCGAAGGCACTTGTCGTGGATTTCAACAATCTATGGAATAAGTATTTATTTTCACGTAACGGCAATTTTACTAACGCAATTTATGCAACATTATACTTCTTTAGAGACCTTTATAACTCTAAAGAATTTCAGAGAGTATATATCGTGTTAGATGGGAAACCAGACAAAGGATATGAGATATACAAAGATTACAAGGCAAACAGAAAAAGTGACCCACATAAATACATACCTCTTAAAGTAGTCATGTCTGTTTTGTCACAATATTTTAATGTAGTTGGTGGAAAGAAAAATGAAGGAGACGAAGTTACAGCTTACATAGCAACTAGACTTCTGAAAAACTATGACACCTATATTTACAGTAACGACAAAGATTTTATTCAACTTATGCACTTAGGTGTAAAGATAGTAAAAGAATTTAAACAAGGAAGAATAACAGAACTGCTTACAGAAGAAGGAGCTTTGAATAAGTTTAAAAACACACAAGGAACTCCGTTAAAAGGATTAGAGTACATTCTTATCTACAGGATTTTCAAAGGTGACTCTTCAGATGGTATTCCTTCTGCTTGTACAGGCATGTTTGACAAGATAATCAGACAGATGATTTATACGCACTGGGATTATCCAGAAGTTACAGAAGAAAACCTTGAAGAATTTATAAGTAGAGTAAATCAAGATACAGAAATAGGTAAAAGAATTTCTTCTGATTATAAAGAGAACTTAAAGAGAAACTGGAAGCTCATGGATTTATGCCACACATCTGATGAATTGAAAACACAAGTAAAGAAAATTCACTACGCATTAGATGAAGAAGGTTTATTGAAGTATAATGTGTGCAATAAACAACTGTTCTACTGGTAGGCTTATATTTTATACTATAAGGTTCTTTGAAGAGGATAATAATGGCAGTCGACAATAGATTAATTAAAAGTGTAGGTTCACCAGAAGGGGTTATTGACGCTCCTAAAGGTACTTTCTATATAAATACACAAACATCTGGTATTTATGTAAAAATAGACGGTAACGAAAATACTAGCTCTGGTTGGATAGGATTATTGAGTAGAGGTTATTATACCTTTAACCAAAGTCCTGTAGGAGAAGTATATGCACCTAGACTTGCTTATTGTTATGACGAGACAGATAATAACCTCTATGTTCAACTTACAGAAAGTAATTCCCCGGAATATGAAGGTTGGACTCCACTTACTTTAAACTCTGTTTATTTAATTGATGGAAGTCCTTATGAAAGTGGGGTTGCTGGTAGTTTTGGTGACATCTTTATTGATAACGTAGAAAAAACGATTTATGCTTACAATGACAAGTGGCAAAAACTTACTAAGTTAGAAACTGCTTCGTCAGATGTTATGATAAATCTTTCTCAGTTACTTACAAATGTAACCGAAATGACAAATCTGTATTTTGACATGTTCTTCAGTACAGAACCAATGGACTTAAGTTTGTCTCAGTATGACGCTGAAGGTAATTTAAAGACATACATTTTACCTAACAGAGCTAAAGATAGATTAGCATTAATGGGTACAGAAAATCCAAATGGCAACTTAGCTTCATATGTTGGTACTCTTTACTTAGATGTAACCTCAAGAACTTTATATATTAAAACTACAGGCATGGAAGATACTACTGGGTGGAAAGTTATTATATTTGAAGAAAAAATAGCCGAACCACTTTATGTAGACTATGCTACAGGTACATTAAAAATACGTACTGACCATGCTCCAGCAGAAGGCTCTGAAAATCTGATTAATAGTGATGACCTTTATGATTTGTTTAATAACAAAGCAGATAAAGCTGGTAATGACACAGTAAATTTCAAAGTAGCTACTCCAGTATCGGACAAAGACGCTGTAAATCTCGATTTCATAAAAAATATGATTACTTATGATAGTGCTTCAAGTAGTTTGAAAATTAAATTGAATGGAAAAGTTTATACTATAGCCAGTGTAACAAGTGCTAATCAATAGGAGGAAAAATGGCTTATTACGCTCATGTAAGAAATGGTATTATAGAAGGTGTAGGAACTTGTTTTGCAGTTGCTCTTGATATGGACAACATAGAAATAAGTGAAGATTTATACACAAAATATATTGCTGATAAAGATTTTCTTATGGTTACTGAAGAAGGGGAAATCCAAGAAAATCCAGATTACCTTACTATAAAAGAAGCACAACGCAGAGCTTACTTTGAAGCTCGTTTCTTCCCTACACACTTGGGTTATGTAAAAAGAGAAGTAACCATGAAAAATGGTAATAAAAAGGATTTCTTAACAGACATGCTAACAACTTTACGAGTAGGATTGCCTATATTTACATATGCACAACCAGATTTCACTAAAGAAGTTACAGAAGCTGACATTCTTGCTACTCAACAGATAGAATATGCTGATGAGCAATTTATTACAGAGTGTGAAAATCAGTTCGCTATTGACTTCTATGGTTTTAATCCTCTTGATGTTGTAACAAACGGAGGTAATGAATAATGGCATTTACAAATAGAGAGTATGCTGACGCAGCTTGTGAAGCAAATGATAAGGGGCAAATGTTATATGTCCTAGTAGGTGAAGATGGTGATGAGTCTTTACTTATAGCTCCTGTTAATTATTATGTTTGTGAAGAACTTACTAACAGAACTGATGGAACAGTAAATCCGAATTATGATGAAGAACTGTTAGAAGAAAAAAGAAAAAATAAACTTAACGAAGCATTAGGAAGTGCTAACAATGCTATTAATAATGGTGCTGTAAAAGTAACTGAAGAAGCACACATTGAAACTAATGCTAATACTTTAACAGACTTAAATAACGAAAGAGATAGAATGGTAACATTGGGGTTAGATAAAACTGAGTGGCTATCTAAAGAAGATATACCTTTACAGCTAACTTTACTTGAATTAGAAGAGCTAATTAATTACATAGGCAAATATAAATCTAATGTTTGGAGCCAATACTACACTTTCAAGTATAAAATTGAAAATGCTCAAAATATAGACGAAATTGCTGAAATCGAAATAGTTTATTCTTTCCCCGGAGTGGAGATAATTGAGCCAGTATGGTAATAAATAGAATAGGTGGTCCTTCTTTTGGCATGAAATATAGCCAACAAGAAATGTGGAAAAGAACTTTTGGAGATGAAGTAATCTCAAGACAAACTAGAGATATTATAGAGTTAAAAAACGGAAAGACTGTAGTTATAGGTACTTTATATGAGGGTAATAAAGTAATTCATAAAGTAACTACTCTTTGGGATAACTCAAACAATATGTTAAAAGCCGTTATAAGAGAGTGGTTTTTAGGAGCTAAGAAACCTTCCAAGCATGTAATACATGGTGAAGATTTAAAATAAACTTGACAATAATAAAAACTTGGTTTATAATGGATGTAAAAAGGAGAGCTAGTAGACATGAAACTTTATTTAGTGTGGACTGGGGAATATGAAGACCGTACTCTTGTGAGTATTTTCCAATCTAAAGAAAAAGCAGAGCACTTCATCAAAATTTACAATGAGATAGATGGTGCTGGCATTTACACAGATGGATATTACTGCACAGAAAGAACAACTAATGATGAAGAGCTTGATTTGACATCTACAGTTAGTAAGTATTATTACGCTTGTATTGACTGTGAAGCAGATGGAGATGGAATTTTAGACACAGATGAAGAATGGGATGATTTCATAGAGTTCCTAAAACCACACATAGAACTGGACGCAACTACTATTGAACCAGCACAATATGAACCTATACTTGAAAAATTAGAACTCAATGTATTTGAGACAGAAGATGATTATAGCGTTCCTATTCAAAAACGTATTACTGGTAAAGAAGTAGATATAAATGTTAGAACAAGACCTTTATATACTGAAAAGAAAGTAATTGTTTCCGATATTATAGTTTACTCAAGAAACAGCTACGCAGAAGCTCGTAAAATAGCTTTACAAGTATATAAAGAGTATCTTGAAAAGGTCAGAAATAACCCAGAAGCTACAGAGTTTTATGGACAGTCTCTCATATACAATGCAGATAATCCAAATGGTTTATAGAGGGAAAGAAAGGTGGCAATAGTTCTCAAACAATATCAAAAAGAAGCTGTAGAAATGGCTGTAAAAGAAGACTACAATATGATTTGTATTCAAGCTGGAAGAGGGAAATCATTGGTAGGTGCTTTTTATGCTAGAGTTCTTTTTAAGCATAACCTAGTAGATAAAATAATTTATGCTTCTACTAAAACTGGTGTTGGCTCTATTAAAAAAGCGTTCACTAAGAGATGTGGAGTGCCTATTAATCAATATGATGACCCTAGTGATGTAATGAACTTCTTAATTTCTGATGAAAAAGTGTGTGTAGTAAAACACTCTATGTTTGAGAAATTAGGGTTAGATGAAACATTTAGGTCTTCCTTAAGAACTCTTATGACACATCACTACCAAAGAATAGCACTAGTTATAGACGAAGCACATAAGATTTCAAATACAGAAGGTGTTGGGTTCTTTGCTTTTCAGAACTTAAGATTTATGTTTGAAAGAATTTCTGTACACACAGCAACACCATACTCTTCATGCTTAAGCCAGATTTATGGCTTAATTGAGATGGTTAGACCGGGGCTGTATAAGAGTAAATCTGATTTCTTCAAACAACATATTACTGAAAGATATATCAGAGACCCTAAGACAGATAAGATATTGCGTAAGGAAAAGGTATGTTATCACCACTTAGATGTTTTAAGAAACAATATCCTACCTTTTACTTACTTCTATTACCCACCATTGGATTTGCACTTCAAGACATACAAAACCAGATTGAAAGATTATACTGATTATGATGATTTGTGCATGGGTTTAATTAGTAGAGAAGAGTTAGAGGATAAAAATGCCGTATAAACCAAAGAAGTGGCAAGCTACAAACATCTTTATTAAAGCTAATAAAGAGATAGATTATGAAAAGATAGAAGCCAAAAAAGAAGAAACACGTAAACATACTCAACGCTTAGCAGACATGCAGAAATATGTTGACTTAAGCCAAGAAAAAATTGACTTACTTACAGATGTCATTCTTAATGAAGTTGACGAAGAAGGAGTTAAGATTTTTGATAAAGGAGTCATTGTTTATATATTTGGTTTGGACGCAGTAGAAGCCGTTTCTACACACCTTACTTCTCTGGGGATACAAATATACCAGATAACATCAAAAACGTCACAGAAGAAACGTGAGACCATTTCTGCTGAGTTTATGAGTGACCCACACAGAAAGGTTGTTTTATTCTCACAAGCTGGTGGAGAAAGTATAGATTTGAATAGTACAAATGAACTTATTTTGTATAACACACCAAAAGGTCCCGGCAAATTCTCACAGACAATAGGTAGAATATGTAGGGGTTTTGGAGACTTTACTTCATTTAATATAAGAGAGATTGTAGTTGAAGAAACCTTAGATGAGTACCAACAGGTATTACTTTCATCTAAAAGAGAAGTAGAAAGAACTATTTTAAACTCTGAAACAATCCCACTTAAAAAGAATGTGGACTCTTTTGACCTTGACGTATTGAAAAAGATGAGACAATACATGCTATGGAAGAGTGGTAAATCAAAAAGAAGAGTTTATTTGGACAGACCATAACAAAATACTTGACAGTTGAAAATTTTTGTAGTAAAATAAAAATGAGAAAGAGAAAGAGAGAGAAAGATGGAAAGACAGTATGTTGACAATCCTTCGCTGAAGGAAAGACGTACACCACAAGACTTGTTAAAAACTTTCAATAAATCAGAACAAATAGCAGTTACTTCCATGTCAAAAGAAGAAATCCGTTATTTGCGTAAAGAATGTGGTATAAATGATTATGTAGCACATTTACACGCTGGGTTTATGAACAAAGCTATAGGTTCGGATTATCCTATCTTAGTTATAAAAGGTAGCAAACTGCAACTGGAAAGATACAGACTTATGTTCTTACTGGTTCTGCTAGACTACCAAGGGGTACAAGTATATCACCCAGCAGACTTTCAACTAGGTAGGGTTGCATATGAAGAAGCACAAGATTTTCCAGGTGTAGTCTTTATTAAGATACCTTATGGAAGTTCTACTACAGAAGGGTTTGACCAGTTTAGGTCTGACTTAATCACAGATGTTTTAACCATAAGAAGAGAAAATTTTAATCCTACTATTGTATTAATGGAAGAAACAATATCTGGTAGATTAGGTACGCCTTCAGAACTGATTAAATATGTAAGGTTAAATCCAGATAGATTGAGCACTTCGTATGATGGCACAGTAGTGCAAGTTAGCGAAGAAAGTAGCTCAAGAAAGAAAGAGAGTAAACCACAATATGACAACTCTATTCATGTCTTTAAGAAGGAAGAAGATAGGGAGTACAAGAGAAGTTCTTCTAAAGCAAGTAAAAAGGCAAGAAATAGTAGAGGTGTAAGTAATAGGATTGAGAAGTAATGGCAGACATAGAAGAAAAGTTTTATCCACATAATATTGCGTGGATTATTTTAAACAGACTTAAAGAATTTGATAATGACCCTCAAAGAATAATTGATTTGAGTGAGAGGTTTGACTACTTAACTACACATACATTGTATTATAAGTTCGCTCCTCTGTATAAAGAAGCAGTCAAATATTACGAAGAACAGAATAGATTTCCAGACACAAAATATTTGAATGAAAGATTTACAGACGGAAGAACGATATGGGAAATGAGCAACGCTTCATTTTCTATGGATATGTATGAGAAGTTAAGAAAACAGTTAGACTATGAAATCCTCATACAAGATTTCAACAAGAAAATCGGAACTAGTGACCACATAGACATTGAAGCATGTAAAGTGATGTCTAAAGCACTTCAGAAGTTCGCTGAAAACAATGTTGAAATCCCTGTTGATACTAAAGATGATTGGATTAACAGCTATGATAAGTTTAAAGAAGAATACCATGGCATATCTTCTGGTATCAAAGCTATTGACGAGCAAGTAGGAGATTTTACAGGCGTAGTAACTATTGCAGCTCCATCTGGAAATGGTAAATCAACCTTTGCTTTATCCTTTGCATACAATGTTTCTACACAAAAAGATGAAAATGGGTTAGGCAGAAATGTACTTTATATTTCTTTCGAGATGACTAAATTTCAAATGCAAGCAAATCTTGTGTCTATAGAAAGCTCATTCAATGAAAATTATAACCAAAGATTAAAAGCTACAGACATCAAAGAAAAGCAACTTGATACAGATGGTGAATACCTTTATAAAGAGTATATGAAATCTTATATGAAAAGACTAAACCACTCTGGTGGGTATTTATCTTTAGTTGATAATACTTCTATGACTGGATATTCTACTATAGAAGAATTTATGTCAAGCATAGAAGAACATTCAGCAGAAGTTGGTCGTAAGTTTGATGTTATTATCATTGATAACGTGGACTCTTTAAAGATGTTGAAGGGCGAACGTGGACAAGATGAAAGAGCTAAGATGAATGGTTTCATTACGAAACTAGACGCTTTCTCAAAGACATACATGGATGGTTACGGAACTTGTATAATCTTGCTATCTCAAACAAACAGAGATGGTGTAAAGAAACTTAAAGCTATGGAAGCTAATGGTTCACAAGAAATTACTATTGACTATACAAGTATCCAAGAATATTCTGCATTATATGAAAGAGCTTGTTTGGTATTGGTTCTGTATAGTTCTGCACTGATGAGAGCAAGCAACCAGCTTAAACTCATGCCAGTAAAGTTAAGAAACAGAGCTTTACCTAGACAACCATTGACATTAACTACCAAATGGGAGTATAGTTATGTTGGAAGTTCATATATACCTCCAGAAGTAACAGATGACGATACAGACCAGTTAAGTGGTATGGAAGTTACTTTGGATGATGACGATATGGAAATCACATATAATACAGGTTTAGAGGAAGAACATGAAGAAACAGACGATATTGACGATATTACTCTTGATGATTAGTAGCAACTTAGCTTTTGCTACTAATTCATACACTATACTTACAGATAAGTATGGTAATTATGCTGGTGCTATTAGACGTGTACCTAACTCTAATACATACAATGAAACAGATAAAAACGGAAACCACACAAGAACCTACAGAAAAATAGGTAGTATGACTTATGTTTATGACAAGAATGGGAACTGTACTGGCAGTTTCAGAAATGAGGTTGAGAGTGGTAGATGGTAAAGAAATACACAGACGTAAAGCTATACGACACATTGTGCAATAATAATATCTGGGTGCAATTTAAACTAAAGCAACTTAGAAAGAAGTGTCAGAAAAATCCAGAAATGACCTTGTTGATAAATGAATGTTTAGATATATTAAGATATATGAAAAGACAAGGACAAAGAATGGAAAATAGGATGAGAAAGTACCTAGGCTCTATAGAAAAATTAGGGTTTGAGAGAAAAAGAAAAAAATAACTCTTGACAAGATTATAAAAGTGTAGTAGAATGAGTGTAGAAAGGAATACACTATGGTCGGATTTTTACTACTTTTATTAGTCTTACTTAAGATGTTACTTCCAACAATCATATTAGTTGCATTAGTTTGCTTTGTGGTAAATAAACTAAACCAGATGGAAGAACTGAATAAGACTAAGAAATCAGCCCAAACTCTATGGTATTTGACAGGGGCTATGTATTTCCTTCGTAAAATACTAAAGATGAAATGATGATAGTAATAGGTTTAACATTCCTAGTGGTAATTTTTATATTTGTTACTAGTGAATAAGAGAGAAGAGAGATGAGAATATTTGGAATTGTGTTGGTAGTTATACTGTTAGTATATTCACTACCAGTTTGGCTCACTTTGCTTTATGAAGTATTTGAAGAGTCTGTTGAAGAAATAAATGAAATGTGGAAAGTATGGTTTGAGTGTTTTAATAGGAGATTTAAGTAATGAATATAATACTATCTGCTATTCTTATGGCAGTAATAATATACTTATTGCCAGTAATTGTAGTTCTACTTTTGATATTTTTCGGTATATTATTACAAATATTATGGGAACCTATGAAAGTAGCTAACAATATTTGGTGTACTATTATAGATTATGTAAGAAAGCATATAAGTAAGAAGAGAGAAGATAAAGATATTTCTAATTTAGAACTATAGGAGAGAGATGAATAAGTTAAAGGTTGTGACGCTGTTTAGTGGGATTGGAGCCCAAGAGTCAGCTTTAGACAAACTCGAAATTCCGTATGAGATTGTAGGTTATTCAGAGATAGATAAATTTGCTATAAAGAGCTATACCTGTTTGTATGGTGAACAGCCAGCACTAGGAGATATTACAAAGATAGAAGAATTGCCAGAATGTGATTTGTGTACATATTCATTCCCATGCACAGACATTTCAATAGGTGGAGATAAGAAAGGTTTAATAGACGAAAACGGAAATAAAACTAGGTCTGGTTTACTTTTAGATGTAGAGAGATTGCTTGATGTAGCAAAAGCTAAGAATAAACTACCTAAGATTTTGTTGATGGAAAATGTTAAGAACCTAGTAAGTAAGAAGTTTAAACCAGATTTTGACAGATGGCTAAGTAAGTTAGAAGAATTAGGGTATGAAAATTACTGGCAAATATTAAACGCCAAAGACTACGGAGTACCTCAAAACAGAGAAAGAGTATTTGTTGTTTCATTCTTAAAGGAACTTCATATGGATAAATATGAGTTCCCAGCACCTTTTAAACTAGAAAAAAGACTAGTAGATGTACTTGAAACAAATGTACCAGAGTCTTATTATCTAAGCCAACAGATAATAGATAAAATTAAAAAATCTAACTTCCATTCAGAAGCTGATAGGGTTCTTAAAGGAGACTACAGTTATGCGTTGAGAGCAAGAGATTTTAAAGACCCATTGTGTATTGAAGAACCTTTTATAGTGGCAAGTAGAGGAAGATATGTAGAAAACCCATCTGCTAACTTAGTTGGTGAACCTACAGAACAAAGACTAGAAGCTAATAAAGAAGGTATTTCTAACACATTAACTACAGTGCAAAAAGACAATTATGTTGTAGAACCTAAAGTAATGCAAGTTGCTAATTACTTAGAAGGTGAAGGAAACTACTGGAAAAATCCTAACAATGGCAGGATATATTCCGGGGAAGGATTAGCACCTACACTTAATTGTACTGGTGGTGGAAATAGAGAACCTAAAGTAATTACAGATATTGGTGTTAATGATGATGGCTTTAGAGTAAGAAAATTAACAGAAAGAGAATATTGGAGACTTATGGGTTTCACAGATGAGCAAATTGACAAGGTTAAAGAAATAGGAATGTCAAAATCTCAAATGTACAAACAAGCTGGAAACTCAATAGTAGTTGATGTTCTCTACTACATATTTAAAAATATGAAGTTAGATTTGTTAATAAAATAACTTGACAAGTGAAAATTTTTGCTGTATCATTAATTTAAAAGGAGAGATAATAGATATGAGATATAGAAAAGGTAGACGAGGACTTTATTACGAAGATGGTAAACTATGTAATAACTCTTATAATGAACATAGATTAAACCCATTTGAGCTTTACGCATTCACGTTAGGTCATCAAGGTTCTTATTTTCTAGGAGAATTATGGGTGCTATGTGTAGATTTATTCTATGCAATTTATTCAATAGTTACTTTACCTATTCTTGGTTTTTTGGTGTGGTTTCATAAGTATTTTGAAAGAAGACACATGTCAAAAGAAGAAGTTAGAAGGTTAAAAGTTAGATACCCTAAAGACTATTATGAAGAGTTGGAATATTAGATTTTAATTTACTCTGAAATTGATTTGGAGTAAGTAGAAAAATCTGTAAAGTCCCACTATTAGTGTGTTCTAGCCAAACACACTGCTAGGTTTCTTTGCACTTTTTTCGTGGGTAAAATACATTTTTTAGGTAATGGAGAGAAGAGGAAAATGGCTGAAGCTATATTAGAACAATCAGACAGTTTAATAGATAGAGTAAAAGAAGCAGTATTACCTTTAGATAGAGAAGTTAAGGTAGTTAAAAAAGATGGTACAACAGAAGATTATTGTATAGAAAAAATTGTAGTAGCAGTAAATAAATCTGCAAAGAGAGTTCTTGTTAACCTAACAGCAGAAAACTTTGTAGAAATTTGTAATTTTGTTACTAGTAAAATAAATGAAATGGGTACAGGTTCTATTACTATGACTGAGATACATAGCATTGTAGAATGTGCCTTGCAGCAAATAGACCCACAAGTAGCTTTAAGTTATAGAAATTATAGAAACTATAAGCAAGACTTTGTAGGTATGTTAGATAAAGTTTATCAAGAGTCTCAAAGAATTATGTACCTAGGAGATAAAGAAAATTCTAACATTGACTCTACTCTTGTTGCTACTAAGCGTTCTTTAACATACAACGAATTAAGTAAAGAGTTATATAAAAAGTTCTTCTTGAACAAAGCAGAATTACAGGCATGCAATGATGGATATATTTATGTACATGACATGTCTGCTAGACTTAACACAATGAACTGCTTTAGTGCTGATACTAGATTTATTACTAACCAAGGAATGAAATCTTTTAACGACTTCAAAGATGGAGACAGTGTTATCGTACCTACACATGATGGGTCATGGCAGAAAGCAGTAGTTAAATGTTTTGGTAAACAGAAACTTAATAAGATAGTTTTTAAACGTGGTGGTAAAGGAGAAAAAACTGTTCGTTGCACCTCTAACCACAGATGGTTATTGAAAGATGGAACTGAAACAACTAATCTAAAAGTAGGAGATAAATTAATTTTAACTCCAGACATGGCTTCTTTTGATTGGGATACATTAACTCCAGAACAAAAGAAATTATGGGTTTATGGTTTCTGTATGGCAGATGGTTTCACTACTCAAAACAGTGAAAATTCTTGGTATTCTACTATTCGCTTATTCGGCAGAAAAATAGAATATGCTGAATTATTTGAAGACGCTGGGTTTACAGTAACACAACCAAATTGCCTAGATGGGGCATTATCAGTATACATTCCTAGATTTAGAAAAGAAACTTTTGAACCTAGTCAAATTTCTTACGAAGATATGGTTTATTTTGTTAATGGCTGGTTGAGTGCTGATGGTAATAGGTCTTTAGGTATGAATAATAGTTCTCCTTATAGAGGAATACAAGTAACAGGGGCAGCTAATGATTATATCTATGACATGTTAAATATGGCTGGATATTTTGTTACTACTGTTAGAGACTATACTGGGCAAGAAACAAACTATGGTGTAAGAACACAAGAAACAAAACATTACGGATTTTATTCTAACCAAGGTTGTAGAGGTTGGGTAGTTCAGTCTATTGAACCAGACCAAGAAGAAGATGTTTGGTGCTTAGTAGTAGAAAATAATCATTCATTTATTCTTGAAAATGGTATTGTGACTGGAAACTGTTGTTTATTTGATATAGCTGAAGTTCTTAATGGTGGATTTGAGATGGGTAACATCTGGTATAACGAACCTCAGACACTGGATGTAGCTTTTGATGTTATAGGTGACATTGTTATGAGTGCGTCCTCTCAACAATATGGTGGCTTCACTCTTCCAGAAATAGATACGGTATTGGTTAAGTATGCAGAAAAATCTTACAATATGTACTATGAAGAAGCAATAGATTTAATGAGTGGTGATGAAATGAATGATATAGATAAATTAGCTCATGAATATGCTATGAAAAAAGTACAGAAAGATTTTGAACAAGGTTTCCAAGGTTGGGAATATAAATTCAATACTGTAGGTTCATCTCGTGGTGATTATCCTTTCATCACTGTGACATCTGGTCTTGAAACTAATAAGTTTGGTATTATGTGTAACAAGGCTATGTATAAAGTTCGTATGAATGGACAAGGTAAAAAAGGTAATAAGAAACCTGTGTTATTCCCTAAAATAGTATTCTTATATGACAAAGAATTACATGGGGAAGGTGGAGTTCTTAGAGAAGTTTATGACGCTGGTATTGCTTGCTCACAAAGAGCTATGTACCCAGACTGGTTATCAATGTCCGGGGAAGGCTACATAGCAAGTATGTACAAGAAATATAAGAAGGTAATCTCGCCAATGGGATGTTTTAAAGGAGACCATGTACTAGGGTTCATGCAACAAGACAACCCTTTTGCTCAAAGTATTGGAAGAACTTGGGATTGGTTATCATCAACAGTGCCTGTTAAAACTCAAATAGAAGGACAACCTCACAAGTACATAGATGTATCTAATCTTAATTTCAAAGTTTGGGATACTGCTAAACAAGATTATGTAAAAGTTAATACATTTATTAGAAATGTTCAAGATAATTGGGTTAATGTTAAGTTATCAAATGGAAGATACTTAGATGTAACAAATGACCACCCATTTGAGACAGAAAACAGAGGTGTTGTACAAGCTAAGGACCTTGTTTTAGGAGATAAAATTAAAGCAAATTATGGAGCTCCTACATTTACAGAGTCTGGGGAAATAAATAATTCTTTAGCTTGGTTATATGGTGCTATGCTTTGTGATGGTTGTTACCAAAATTATTCTGTATTCGCTTCGTTTGGAGTAGATGAAGAAGATGTTATAGATAAATTTATTGGTGCTTTCCAAGAAAATTATAAGTTGACACCAGAAGTTAAATTACAAAAACGTGGTAAGAAAGGTACTTATTATGATGTTCGTGTAAAATCTTCATTTACACGCTCTTTGAAATCCTTAATAAATGAATTTACTAGTGTGTTTGGTGGAGTTCAAAAAATATACAGACACATACCTTCTTTCATATGGAGTTCTAATAGAGAAAATAAATTACATTTCTTAGCTGGTATGTTTGACGCAGATGGTAGTATCAGATATGATGATGGACTTGCTAGTTTAGGTTCAACAAACCATGAATTAGCTTACGAACAAATGTATCTAATACAGTCTTTAGGTATGCCTTGTAAAATTAGAAAGAATTATTATAAGGGTAAACAAAACTCTGACAAGTACAGGGTTGTTGTAGATTTCTATCCAACTGCTGAGTTTATAGAATGTTTAACTAGTCAAAAGAAAGTAAATAATTTTGCTGGAGAAAAACACTTTAAAAATACACCAGATGTTGTAGAGGTAATAGGATTAGATATGGTAGAGGGAACCGACTATGCTTATGACTTATCTACTGAAAGTGCACACTTTGAAGTAAATGGTGTTTATTCTCACAACTGTCGTGCATTCCTTTCACCTTGGTATGAAAAAGGTGGTATGGAACCAGCAGATGAGAATGATGTTCCTGTATTTACTGGCAGATTTAATATAGGTGCTGTATCATTACACTTACCTATGATATTTATGAAAGCAAAAGAAGAAGGTAAAGATTTTTACACTGTACTTGATTACTACCTAGAAATGATTAGAGGATTGCACTTAAGAACCTATGAATATCTAGGAGAAATGAAAGCGTCTATTAACCCTCTAGCATTCTGCGAAGGTGGTTTCTATGGTGGACATTTAGGTTATCAAGATAAGATTAAACCTATTTTAAAGAGTGCAACTGCTTCTTTTGGTATCACTGCTTTAAATGAGTTACAAAGACTTTATAACGGCAAGTCTATCTATGAAGATGGCAAATTTACTCTTGAAGTCATGGAGTATATCAATAAGAAAGTTGCTGAGTTCAAAAAGATAGATGGTAGATTATATGCTATTTACGGAACACCAGCAGAAAGTCTTTGTGAAAAACAAGTTTACCAATTCCGAGATAAATATGGTATAATAAAAGATGTATCTGACAGACTTTATGTTTCTAATTCATTCCACTGTCACGTTACAGAAGATATTACACCTATTGAAAAACAAAACTCTGAAAGAAGATTTTGGGAATTGTTGAATGGTGGTAAGATACAATATGTAAAATATCCTATATCTTACAACACTGAAGCAGTACAAACCTTAGTAGATAGAGCTATGGAATTAGGTTTCTATGAAGGTGTAAACCTTGAGTTATCTTACTGTGATGATTGTGGTCACGAAGAATTGAATATGGATGTTTGTCCTAAGTGTGGTTCTAGGAACCTTACAAAAATCTCAAGGATGAATGGTTACTTATCATATTCAAGAGTAAAAGGTGACACAAGACTGAACAAAGGTAAGATGGCAGAACTGGCTGAAAGGCGTTCTATGTAAGGGTTTCGGGCACATAAATATAATAGGAGAATTAGATATGACAACAATGCAAGAAGAAAACTTAGTAAATATATTAGATGGATACGTAGAAAAAGGTGGGCACCACCTCAATGTAAATGTACTTAATAAAGAGATGTTGCTTGACGCTCAAGCACACCCAGAAAAATATCCTCAACTAACAGTAAGGGTATCTGGGTATGCAGTAAACTTCATCAAGTTAACTAAAGAACAACAAGATGACGTTATCTCTCGTACATTCCATAAATCTTTAGGTGGTGAAAACAATGAACTATCATAACATTTTGCATGACAATATGCTCAATGGTGAAGGTCTTAGAGTAGTCTTATTTGTTTCTGGGTGCGAACGACACTGTAAAGGGTGTCAAAACCCAGAAACTTGGGATAAAAATTCTGGAATACCATTTGGAGCAGAAGAAGTAGCAGAGATATTTATGGAGCTATCTGAGTCTTATATATCTGGTTTAACCCTAGTAGGTGGTGAACCTTTACTTCCTTGCAATGTGGGATTGCTCACAGAATTATGTAAAGAAGTTAAAGAGACCTTCCCGGACAAAACTATTTGGTGTTATACTGGATTTAAGTACGAGGAAGTTAAAGAACTTGACATTATGAACTACATTGATGTTCTTTTAGATGGTGAGTTCATACAAGAGCTTGCTGATGAAAAAATCAAATGGGTAGGTAGCAGTAATCAGAGAGTCATAGACGTTAAAAAGACAAAAGAGAAAGGCGAGATTGTATTACACAGTTGAGCTAGTTTGCTTATCTATTAAAAATTCCTCAATTTATTTTGGGGAATTTTTTCTTGATAAAATACTTGACAAAAAATAATTCTTATGTTATCATTTAATTGAAAGAGGAAAAGGAGAAGAAGAGCATGAGTAAAAAACAGGTTATTCCACTCGGAGAATATGTTCTCTTAAGTAGAATGCAAGAACCTAAACAAGAAGGCATGCTTTTCAGAGTTGACACCCAAGAAGAAAATGTAGGAACTGTACTAGCAGTTGGGGATAAGGTTAACACTGACGAGCAAAGCACAAAACTTGAGGTAGGTGACAGAGTTATTTACATTAAAGGTACTGGTACTGGTGTTACTAATAGTAGCGACTCAGACCTCCTTATAAGAGTAAATAATATCATTGGAAAATATAAGGAGAGTAAGTAGTATGGAAATTTCCGTAACTTTAAGAACTACTTTAGAGTTTAACAGTTTGGATGATTTTGATGAAGCTGTTAATATGGTCATGTGTGATATGACCCCAGACGAAATCTTAGAACTGGCTCAAAGACAAGGTAATTACATTTCAGTAGATGTGGATGGATAGTATGATAACAGCAGAAGAAGCACGTAATAGAATACGCAGTATACAAGAAGAAAGAGAACGTAAAAGGTTAGAAACTGAACAAAGAGCTAGAGAAGGCGAAACCTTAGAAAACATGCTCTATTATATTGATTTAAGGTCTAAAGATGAATGGTCTTTTGCTTATATCTATAAACATTTGAGTCATGAAGCCTATACTAAGCTCAAGGAAGCTGGGTATACTATCTACAGGGCTTCTTTTACTAGAACAGACATGAGACATGAAATTGAAGAGTATACAACATACTCTTGCTGGACTGGTAAATCAACTAAGAAAACTCGTCTTAAAACAGTACCAAAAACTACTGTCTATTACCTAACAGTAGTTTCTTGGGACCCTACAGATGAAAAACTATTTAATTTCTTAAGTGGCATGAACTATTCGGAGATATAATAGTGATTTCTGTAGAGCAAATGCAAAGAGAGACTATAGCTTTATGGGGTAAGCATAAGAAGGATAGCGAAAATAACGAAGTCTCACTTGGTAAAGAATATAACCCAGTAACCTTAGACAAGTTATTCAGAGTTATAGAACTTCAGCACTTAGCTAACATGAATAAAGCGAGTCAATCTCTGCCAGTAATGTACATAATAGTAGTGGGTACTTTACCACCAAACATAGTAACTTTACTTAAAGCACACGAGTTTCAAGTGTTTGAGGAAAGATACATAAAGAACAATAGACCTCATTTTCGCACATACATAAGTTGGGATTATGATTGGTCAAATTTAGAAGATAAATTAAATATTCATAGTTACATAATAGAGAAATAAGGAGATAAAAATAATTATGGGTAAAAAAGTAGTTACAGGAGAGGAAGCTAGAAGAGCTCTCTTAAATGGTGTAAACACAGTAGCAGACGCAGTTAAAGTTACGCTAGGACCTAAAGGTAAAAACGTAATTTATAATAACAATGTTAACTCGCCTGTAATTGTGAATGATGGTATTTCTATTGCAAAGACAATAGAATTAGAAGATGAATTAGAAAACATGGGTGCACAACTTGTTATACAGGCTTCTAATAAGACAAATGAAGAAGTTGGTGACTCATCAACTGTATCTTGTTTGCTTACACAAGCTATTGTAAACGAAGGTATTAAGAATATTACTGCTGGTGCAAACGCTGTAGAAGTAAAACGTGGCATGCAAAAAGGTGCACAAGTTGTTTGTAAGATAGTAGATGATATGGCTAAGCCAGTAAATACAAGTGAAGATATTAGAAACGTAGCTACTGTATCTGCTGGTAATGATGATTATGTAGGAAACCTAATTACTGAAGCTATTGATAAAGTAGGTAAAGATGGCATTATCACTCTTGGAGAGTCAAAAACTTCTGAAACAAAATTAAAAGTAGTAGAAGGTATGCAATTTAACAGTGGTATGATTTCTCATCATTTTGCTACTGATAAAGAAAAAGGTATTGCAGAATATGAAAATTGTAACATCTTATGTGTTGACAAAATTTTAGGAAACATGGAAGAGATTGTACCTATCCTTGAAGAAATTGCTAAGAGTCAACAGCCTGCATTGATTATCGCTCATGACATTCAAGGTGAATTACTTGCTACTTTAGTAGTAAACACATTGAGAGGAATGTTAAAAGTAGTTGCTGTAAGAGCACCAGAGTTCGGTGAATATAGAACAAATGCCTTAGATGATATTGCAATCATGACTGGCACACAACTTGTTTCAGAACAACTCGGTGTTAAAATGAGAGAAGTAAGAGACCTTGCTTTCTTAGGTAATGCAAGTAAAGTTATTGTAACTAAAGATACTTGTACTATTGTAAGAAACGCTAAAGCTCCGGGTGTAGATGAAAGAGTAGAACTTCTTAAAGCTAAAATCCAAGCAGACCCAACTAATACTAATGTTAAATTAAAAGAAAGGCTTGCTAGACTCGCTGGTGGGGTTGCAGTTATTGAAGTAGGAGCTCCTACAGAAGTAGAATTAAAAGAAAGAAAACTTCGTATAGAAGACGCTCTTAACGCTTCAAGAGTAGCTATTAAAGAAGGTGTAGTAGAAGGTGGTGGAGTTTGCTTGTTGAAAGCTGGCGAAACTATCAAAGCTCTTGACTACAAATTGGAAGGTGATGAAAAAATTGGTTTCAATTCTGTAGTAAATGCTTTATCAGCACCTATTAGACAAATTGCAGAAAATGCTGGTGTAGATGGTTCTGTTATTGTTTCTGATATTGTAAATAATCGTCAAGAAGGTTACAACGCATTAACTGGAACATACGGAAATATGTTTGAGATGGGATTGATTGACCCATGCTTATGTATGAAAACAGCATTAACTAACGCCACTAGCGTAGCTTCCTTGATTATTACAACAGAAACTGCTGTAGTAGAAAAACAAAAAGATACTCCAAATCCTCTAGGTGGTTTAGGTACAGACCCTAGAATGGCTTTCGTGTAATACATTTTTTAATATACTGTACTGTTGTTTCGCTTACTCCCATTTTTTTATGGGAGTTTTCTTTAACTTGACAACGGAAACAACTTGTAGTATAATAAATATGAAGAAGGAAACAGTAGTAGATGAACGAAAACTATAAAGATAAATATATTCTGAAAAAGATAACAGACACTAATTTTACATTTACAGATTTAAACCCAATGTTATTTCCATCATTGGTACATGGTGATGGAATGTACTGTCCTTTCCACGTCAATTCACACACTGGTACTAAGCAGGCTCGTGTGTACTTTGATGAAGAGAGGAATATGTATTATATTCACTGTTATGCTGAAGGTAAGAACTTTACAGCTTTTGATTACCTTTACCTTATAATGTGTAAGCAAAAAGGATTATACAACCATCCGTTAGATTTTCTTCTTTTACATATGGATAAGAATGAGTTTATCAGACAATACACATTATTTAAAAAGCAAAAGCAAGTGATTTCTGAGAGTCAGTTTAAGAAAAAGTGCGAATACATAGATAATGTATTTAACCAAACAGGTGATATTGCACAGTATATTGAAACCTTGTATTGTGGATAATACTTGACAACAATAACAATTTGTGTTATCATAAATGTGAGAGAGTTAGTGTAGCTAAAAAAGGAGAGAGATAGATGACAGAAACTGCACAAGAGAATGCAAATGCTTCTCAAGTTATTGACAATGAAACAGCTCAAAAACTAGGAGAAGCGTCAATTAGTAGGATTACCAAAATTGCTAAATTAACAAAAGAATATTATAGAGCTTTAAGTGGCAATTTAACAAGCAATGATTTTTATTTACTAGGTTTAGATACCATGCTCGCTGGGGTAACTTTACTAGAAAGGTCAATGACCATGGACAACTTAGGTGTTGAAGAAAGGATTAGTTTAATGAACTCTGCATTAACAGTGTTCTTAAATGTTGTGAATAAAGTATATTTAAACCCAGAAGTTGTAGCTAACCAAGTAGCTAAAGCGTCTATAGAAACTGCCCAAAGAAGTGGTAAGTTCAATGCTAACCTTATAGAAAAGAATTTTGGGGGTAAGAAATAGATGGAAGTTTACTACACTGGTAATGGTGATATATGCCCGGTGTGTGGGGGTAAAATTAAACACCCCTACACTGGTGAGGTTACATCAGAGCAAATAGAAGAAGATATGAACTGTTGTCAATGGATGGAAGTATGTGATGAAGGTGATGGTTGCTTAGGCTACACACCTATTTGTCGTAATGTTCATCCATATACTAAGGAAGAAGAAAACCATAAATTTATCCACTATGATTTACTAGAGCTTCTTAACTCATCTAAAACTTTGAGTATAGAGAATAAACTAGACATCATATCAAGATTGGTTGCTGTATATTATAAAGAGAATAAGTATTTTACAGTTAATGTAACTCCAGAAGGTAAAATAGAGAGTATAAACTTGTTAGATGACATTGAAGGGATGACATTAACCTTAAGTTTGGATAATCAAGGTAACATCACTTTAGAGTAAATAGCAAGTAAAAATAAGAGAGAGAACGCAAATGTCAGATATAACACAAACTGTCAAGTATGAGTCTGTCATACCTGTTGGTGCTCCAGATACTAAATTTCAAGTATTCAATTCCGAAAAAGGAGAGTATGAATTTTTAGCAGACTTTAAATTAATTCGTAGCATTGAAGAACTTAAAGAGTATGCAAAATCTTGTGAAGGATTAAGGATAGCAGTCGATACGGAAACGACTGGCTTAACATATCAAAAAGATTTTATCGTAGGATTTTCTATTTCTAAATCTGCTTATGATGGTGTCTATGTACCTATTAGACACCAGATTAGACTAACTACTAGAGTAAAGGAAATTAAGAGAGACGCTGAAGGTAATCCTATCTTAACTAAGACAGGTAAAAACAGCATGCATACTGTTGAGTATTATGATGATAGAGATAATCCATTGAACCTACCAGCTAAAGAAGCACTGGATATTTTATTCAATGATATTATGATGAAGTCTCCAATGGTTCTAATGCACAATTCAGCATTCGACTTGAATATGCTAAGACAAGAAGGATACAATGTTGTAAAAGCTAGAACTTTTGATACTATGTGTCTATCTTATATTTATGACCCAGAAGCTCGTTTGAATGGTTTGAAACAACTTGCAGAAAGACTTTTAGGTCGTAAGGTTCAACACTTTGATGAAGTTACTGGTGGTGATGATAAATTCAGATTTACAGACCCAGAACAAAGTTATACGTATGCTTGTAGTGATACGGCTTGCACCTTTGGTATATTTGATAAACTTTATCCAATGGTAAAAACACTTCTGAAACAATCACCAGAAAAAATGATTATAAATGGTAAGCCTTATAATGTACTTGTAGAAGATAATAACCTTATAAGAGCATTCGTAGACTACTATGACCACTGTGAAATGTTAGTAGATAAGAATGCAGCTATAGAATATAAGAGATTGATTGATAAGGAAACAGAAGATACTATCACATCTATTTATTCTTACTTTGGTATAGGTCAATTCTCCTTGAGTACAGGCTCCAAAGAGTTCAAGGAAGTCATGAACAAGTTTAAGTTTGAAACTGGACATAGAACTAAGAAGGGTGCTATTTCTTTTGGTAAGAAAGGGGTAGAGACCATGAAGAGAGCTTTGAATAACTTCAAAAACAATATATGGCAAGTAAAGAATAAGATTGTGTTCATAAACAGCCAGTTATATTGGAACCAAGGTGCAACTCCAGAAGTTAAAACCACTGCTTTCAATCTAGGGAAATTCATCACAACTTATGGAGCTCCTTATTTTGAGTTTAAAGCAAGTAAAAGTGAAACTTCTACACACCTCACCATTAAAAATCTGAATGGTAAGAAAATGACTAGGATAGAGTTTTTCCAACAACTTGCTTACATGTACAAGGAAGAAAAAAGAAAGTTAGAAATTTTACAACTTATACTTAGATACACGAGCTTGCAGAAGGCTTTGAACTCTTATGTTAATAAACTTACAGAGTCAGACAGTTGTAGAATGAGATATAGACTTACTGGTACTAAGTCATCAAGACTTTCATCTGGTAATGGTGCAAAATCAGATAAAAGAAAGAATTTTTACTTCTCTGATTTATCAGCACAAACACTTACCAAACCTAAGTCTCAATGGTACAAAGGTGAACCAGCTCAACCCGGAGACCCAAGAGCAGTACATGGTTGGGTATTCACTCCAGTAACCAATGAGTATTATATGGAACATTCTCATGACGAAGTTATAGTTGAAGGATTTAAACAAGAAGCTAACATAAGAAGCTGTTTTGTTGCTCCTAAAGGTAGATTAGTTTGTTCTATGGACTATAATTCTGAAGAGCTTGTTGCTATCGCCTTATTAAGTGGTGACTCCGTTATGTTAGATGGTTTCAGACGTAAAGAAGACCCTCATAAAACTACAGCAATAGGGATATGGGGAGCAGAAAACTATAACGTAAACGTCCGAAAGAAAGCCAAAGCAGTCAACTTCTTAATGTCATATCAAGGTGGGGCTGGTACTTTATCAGAAACACTAGAAATTCCATTTAAAGAAGCACAAGATATTATTGATAAGTATAAAAATACTTACCATGAATGTGTACACTGGAAAGAGATGGAAGTCATTAAGATGTACAATAACAAAGGTCTTATCTATACTAGGTTTGGCAGACCAAGACAGTTACAACCTTGGTTAGACATAGCTAATAGAATGGGTGATGACGGCATTCGTGCTTATGCAGAACGAAGTGTTTGCTCACACCATGTACAGGGCTTCTGTGGGGACATCTGTCGTTTCGATATGGTTAAGTTCTATAACACTATTGTATGCAACCCAGTTCATAGAAAATATGTAGATTTTCTTTCATTTATCCATGACGAGTTGAACACTACAATAGATGAACACCGAATTGAAGAATATGTAAGAATACTTGAAGACATAATGGTATTCCCATATCTTGACCCTACACTACCTATTAGTACAGGTTTAGAGTTAGGTCACAAATTAGGAGACCTTTATCCTTTCACATGGAACGACCCTAAAACAAGAGATTTTCTTGTTCCAGAAAGAAGTTACTTTGAATAATTATTCTTCAAATATTTCAGAGTAAGTTCCTACACAATCCATAGTAGAAATAGCCAACCCTTCACCTAGAAAATATTTCAAAGGTACTGGTTGGTTTATTTCTGCATAGTTGATAGATGTAGGAGGAGTAATAAAATAATTTTCAAGATACTGGGTTAATTGCTGGTCATTATCAAGCATGAATTTACCCATAGGTGTTTTATTTGCCCATTTGCTATATGTCATATCCAGCAATATTCTATCAGAATATTTACGAGTTTGAACTATTGCTTTTTTAGTTTGTTCACTATCTATATAAATTTCATCAAATCCGTTAAAATTATCATCTTTTCTAATCCAGATTTTAGTGCCACCAGAAACAGACTCTATGTAATCTACAGTATATTCTCCGTCCCAGCTAGCAGAATTTTTAACATTAAAAGTATCTCCAGATTTTAAAACAGGATAATTAGACACAATGATTGAATTTTCTGTTTCAGTAGTTGTGTTTCTTACTTCTATTGCAGCTGGTTCTCTTCCGACAGTTGAAACATAGTCCCCCGGATTGCTATCTAAAGTAATATAGCCATTAACTACAACGTTACTACTATTCATTGTAGAAGGAGTTACAGCAGTTATTTTAAAAGGACCTTTAAGCAAACCAAGACCAAAGTTAATATAAATACTTTGTCCTACTGTAAAATTAGTTGCATAAAGCCAACCAGAAGGATAAACAAGGTTAGTGGTTATCTCGTTAATTCCCATAGTTCCTGTTACTTCTGTATATGAGTCATTACCTATTCTAAGAATTTTATATGCAGAAGCGTAAACTTTATTATCCTTTTCTGTATGCACACCTACTGGAGTAGATTTGTTTAAGATAATTCTGTTACCTTCAACTCTTTGAACAACTAAGTTATCGACATTTGCTGAACCTCTTAATTGAAGCATGTCACCAACGTCAACTTGTGGCTCTTCAGTAACAGTAATAGAGTTCTCTGTAATAGTTTTTGTAGTAGTTAATTTAATTATAGCTGTGTTATAAGTATCAGAAATAAAGTCATTTTTAAATGTTTCACTTACTTTAAGTTCTGTAACTTGTTTTCCAGAAGCCAGATTTTTAGTTCCTATAGTTTTGATAGTATAAGTAGCGTCATTTGTACTTGTACCTAATACAGTAATTTTAGCACCAACACTTAAACCTTCAGTATAAACGCTATCAAGTAAGATAGTGCTACCAATTTCTATCATAGAATAAATCGGATATGTGATAGGACCTACAGTTTGTCCAGTTCTTATTACATCATAAGTTTCCATAAGGTAAATGTTATCTGGGTTTTTAATTGCATTGTATTCACCTTTTGATGTTTTATTATGATTGTTAAGAGTAATAGTGTTGTTGTACATTAAAGTATCTTCTAGCTTCTCTCTAGGAATGATATTATTATATGTGTATGGTTGCTGTAACTTCACATAATAATTAATGATAGTGTCCATTATATCCATAGGAACATCTAACCCTAAGTTATAGGTGAAATAGCTCCAGAAGAAATCCCTAATAGTACCCTTACTGATACTAGAAGAAATATCCCACATTTCATTTGAACTTTTAATGTAAATGAAAGGTTCGTTGTAAACTATAGCATGGGCTTTGTAAGAGTTAAAATAAATAGCTTTAATGTAGCTACCAGTATCTTCCCAAGCATAATAAATGTTTGTTAGAGGTTCAAGAGTGACAGAAAGTTTCTCTATGTCATCTTCAGAAATACTATTAAAAGGAGCAGTAATATCAAGAATATGTTTTGCGTCAGCAGGCGTGAACAAAGTTGTAGTTGTACCTAAGTTCTTGACAAAATATTCTTTAGTTAAAAAATTATAACCAACAGATGTATTAGCGTCAGCTATTATCTCATGCGTCATTTATTCTCTCCTTTATGTACTACGTTAAAATTTAATTTGAAAGAAATACTTGACAAGTAGTAAATTGCATGCTATACTTATTTTGTAAGTTCTTTCCAGCCTAAAAAAGAACCTTACTTCCTCTAATGTGGAACAAACATTAGGGAGTTTATTAGCACTCCTAAATCAACTAATCGGCTTAAGCTGTTTGAACGTCAAGGAAACAGTCCCAAAGGAAAATGACGGCAGAACCCTTGAGTAGGTGTAAGGTGCTAAGGCAACACCTTACACGTTCCTCTCGTATTATAGAGAAGAGAGTATGAGGAAAAGTTAATGTTAACAGTGAATGAGAGTATGCCAGATGAAGGTATTATCAGTAGTCTGCAAAGCAACAAAGAGTGTTGTGTATCTAGTTTTACACCAGACAGAGTATCAGTCTTAAAAGAACAAATTAAGAATGCCTATGTTCCGGGTATTGGAATTATGGGTACAACTTTATGTAAAATTCTTTTTGGTTATCAACAAGCTCTGTATAAATATGAAGGGTTGGCTTACTATTTCTTTGACTTAGTGGCTACTAGAAGTAATGGTGTAGGAGCTAAGAAAGGCAAACTATTCTTTGTATACAGCTCTGATGTAGAAAGTTCTGCATATCCTGTAGTTTCAAGCAACTACCACGATTATGGTAAGAAATTAGGCTCATCTGATTTATCAAGCCTATTTTCAGAACTTTCAGATGTTTGCTCACGTATTGCTGAAGCATTCAAGAACTAGGAGCTATAATGTATATTTGTGAATGGTATAGAAATAATGGAGATTGTTATATAAACATTCCAGACTCTGTTTACAAATGCAAGTGCATGGGTGATAAAGACTCATGCACACAATTTCTCTTCAAGTCCGAAGACCCATATGATGTAGAAAGGAAAGAAGATTAATGGCAGATGAGAAGACTTGTTTTATAGCAGACCTTCACATAGGTAGTGAGAGTAGAAGAACAGTATGTATGAGAGGATTTAAGAGTGACTGGATGAGACACGAACAGGAAGTCCTCAAAGGTATGAATAGAACATTGTCAAGATACCACACGTTGTATATACTAGGAGATGTTGGTAGTTCTAGTGATTATGACCACCTCAAGTGGTTCTTACAACAACTAAAAACCAGACGTATATTTCTTGTATTGGGTAACCATGACAATGAGCAGTTTTTCTACAGATTGAAAAAAGAACACGTAATACTAGATTATGCTTTGATGTATGACATAAAATTTGACAAGAGAAGATTTGTACTGTGTCATTATCCATTTTTTGAGTGGCCACACTTTTTTGCCAATGGTTTCCACCTATTTGGACACGCTCACAATAATATACAATTAGGTTGGAGAAGCATGGATGTTGGGATTGACAATATAGGTTATTCCCCTATTAATATTAAGGAAGTAATTAGGCAACTTGAAAGGTACAATAATGTTGACCAGTATAGAAATAAATTATTTCTTGACAAGAAGTATTAATTGTGATATTATTGATTGTAAGAAGAGAGAATATAAGTTTCTGTATATACAGAAAAAGGAGAGAAAATAGTGACGGATAGCACTTTAGAACATTTTAGCAAGACTTTGCACGAAGCTGCTAAACTGTCTGGTACAACTGTTTACACTATTACCAGACCCATCTACTTAAATATGTGCGAAGCACTGAACTTAAATGGATGGACGAAAGAGCAAATACAGGCTTATGGAAAAGGTTGGTCTGGGTTAAGAAAAGACGCTTTAAAAGAGTTAAAGAACCACGTAGAAGATAAGTCTATTTTTGCTGTAAAGAAAGAACCAGTTACGGAAGAACCAAATGATGAAAGTAATGAAGATACAGGTTCAGATTTCATTAATGGAATACAAAATGAAAGAGACGCACTTTTAAGTGCTTACAATAGATTTGTTAAAACTTATAAGTATGCACCTAATTTAGCAACTTTCCGTAATTATTATGGAAGTATCCCTAAGTATATTTATAACAACATTTTTGAGCTTGACGAAGATTATAGATGTCTTTTCAACTTGGACGCTGAACAAAATTTATTTGATAGACATAGCTGGACAGAAGAATACCAAAAAGCATTCAGAGAGGAAGTCAAGAAACATAAGACTTTCGTTCTTACCTCAATAGGTAGTTTCTGTGATGTTGACTGGGACTTCATTCACTCCTTAGAAAACTATGCTAAAGAAAATAATGCGATGATTATTGGTTTACCTTTATTCAGAAGGTATGGCAAGTCTATAATGGACTTTAGCACAGACAATAAACTAAGACAGTCATTGTGGATACCTTTTGAAGATGTTATTTTAAACAACAACCTTATGGTGCAAGTTATTAAGGCGAATTGTACTACAAAGTCTACTATTACTGGGTTAAACCAAATGGTAGCTAAGTATAATTCTTCTATTATTGTAGCTGGCATAAATCAGCAATTACGTTACATTCCTGTTTTAAAGGATAAAACACCTAATATGATTGCTAGTACAGGTTGTGCAACTTACTACACACCAATACAAAGGGATAAAACACCTGTTCCTACTAAAGCTGAGAAGTTAGCTAGCACAAGAAACGCAATAATGGGAGCATTAATTGTAGAACTTGGCGATAACGATACATTTACTGTTAGAAATGTTGAAGCTGACAAATACGGAAATATTATTGACTTAGGTATTCTGTATAGTGATGGTCACACAGAACCTATTGATGAGTCAACATTTATTATTGGTGATTTACACGCTCCACAACATAATGCAGAATTGTTACAGTCAAATATTGAAGCTATTAAAAATTATGGTTGTAGAGCTGTTGTTTTGCATGATGGTGTCAATATGACTTATATTAGTCATCACAATGCAGACCAAGCTATTACTAGAGCTCAATTAGTGGAGGATGGTAGAGCAGATATACTTGTAGAAGTTACAGCTTTTGCAGATGTACTAAAACAGCTCACAGACATAGAAACAGTGGAAGAAGTAATTATCCCTTACTCTAACCACCCAGCTCATTTTGATAGATTTATCCAAGATATAGGAAGAATGGCAAAAGATGATATAAACCTAAGAACATCACTTATGACAGCTCTTGCTATGTTAGATGATAAAAACACCTTGCAATATCTGGTAGAAGAGGTTATAGGGTTTAAGAGTGATAAATTACGCTGGATTAGTGAAGATACCGGGGTAGAACATTATGGAGTTCAAATAGGATTACATGGTTCAGAGCGTGTTAATGGTGGTAGAATGACTTCTACTTCTACTAACAACGCATTCCGTAAAACTGTCTTAGCTCATAAACACTCTGCTGGTATAGATGGTGACACTGTAACAGTTGGTATAGCTTGTGAAAAAGACCAAGGATATAATCATGGTTTATCCTCATGGACTGAAAGTTCTGCCATTGTTTATCCAAATGGAACAGTTCAATTACTTACATTCGTGAATGTGAAAGGAGAGTATATTTTATGGCTGTAATACAAGTATGTGACATCTGTCGTGTAGAATTGGAAAGACCTCCACGAACTTATGTAGATATAGTTATTAATAAAAAAAGAGATTTCCCTCTACCAGAAATGATTAGACTAACTATTTGTGAAGACTGTTTCAAGAAATATATCAGTGCAACATTGATAGATGATGTTGAAAAAGAATTAGATGGACAAGTTGATTTATCAAAAGTTACTAATAGAGTTGAAAATAAAGAAGAATAGGAAAGGAAATAATATGAAAAAAGTTTATGTAGCTGGAGCTATGTCCTCCAACAATATACTAGGTGTACTTAGAAACATCTCAGTTGGGGTACATTACGGTGCAGAAGTTCTTGCAAGAGGATTTGCACCTTTTGTACCACACTTCGATATTGCTTTTACGTTACAAAAAGGTTGGGATGGATTTGATGTTCCCCTCCAAACTTATTACGATTACACTATGGCATGGTTGGAAGCGTCAGATATTGTACTGGTTTGTCCTAATTGGGAAAAAAGTATAGGTACTATAAATGAAATTAAACGAGCAGAAGAATTAGGTAAACCTGTTTACTACTCGTTAGAAGACTTATTAGAACACGAGTCAAAAGTTTCGGAGGTAGTGTGAATGGAACTATCTGGGTTATTAATGTATGGCTTAGGATTTCTAATGTGTTTGGTATTCTTATTATCAGCTATTGCATGTTTTATGCAAGCATGGCATGCAATCTCATTAGCAGGGATTTTACTTTATTTTATAGTGGGTGCAGTATTCACAGCAATTACTATAATAACTGTAACATTCCTTATAGCCACATATGTATATGAAAAGATGGAATAATCGAGGTTAAAAATGAAGAGAGAAGTAATAGCTTTTATAGGTAGACAAGGTTCTGGTAAGTCCTTTCAAGCTGCCAGATTAGTTAAAGAAAGAGGGTTCAAGAAGTTATCCTTTGCAGACCCACTAAGAGAAATAGCGTTCAATGTCATTGGTATGGATTTTGATGAAGGCATGGAAAAATACGCTGAGTTAAAACGAACAGAAATTATCAATGGATTGAACTTCAGAAATATATTAGAAAACTTAGGTGCTTCAGTTCGTAAGTTTGATAAAGATTTTTGGGCAAGAGCTTTAGTAACGTCTGTACAGAAAAGTGTTGAAAACATAGTTATAGATGATATGAGACACCCCAATGAATACTTGGCACTAAGAAATTTCTGTGCTACAGAAGGTATTTCTTTCAGAGCTTATTTCTGTAACTACAAGTCTGATGTGTATGAAGAAGCAAATACTCACGAGTCAGCTGCTATGTCAAACTACTTAGCTCAACTAGGTTATGATGACCTTCACTTAGTTGACTTCAAAGATATTTGTGGGTATATAGCTCTTACAGAAAAAGACATTAAGTCATTTAAAGAGGTTCAACCTAATAAACAAGTTAATAGAACTATTAAAGAAATGGGTGATGAACTCATAAAATTATTGAAGGGGTAGACATGACATTAAAACAAAAACTTGCAGAAATATGGGAAAATATAGATAGTTGGTTCTATATTAAAATACGTTCTAATGTTCGTTACTTTTTTGAGAAAGTTGTAGGAACATTTGTTTACGCTCGCTTTATATGGAAAAGTAATGCTTTCCGGGAATGGGATTATGCTTACTTGTATGACATTATAGAGTTCAAGCTAAGAAGAATGGCTAAACAATTAAGAGCAGATGATTTCGTTGCTAACCACGAACAGACATACAATGAGATTATGTCTACTCTTAAGCACTTAGAAAACTATAACAAATGTGAAGAATGTACAGACACTGAAAGGACCAGAGAAGAAATATTGGCAGATGTTCAAAAGCAACAACAAAGTTGGAATAACTTCCATGACGCTCTTAAACAACAAGCTCAAAGGTGGTGGAGTTAATGACAGTTGTTATAAATTTGTATGGTGAACCTTCTTCTGGTAAGAGCACTATAGCTTCTGGCTTATTCTTCCATATGAAAATGGGTGGGCTTAATGTAGAGATGGCTCCAGAATATATTAAAAGTAAGGTGTTTGAAGAGAACCCTTACCCTTTTAAAGACCAGCTCTATGTGTTTGCTAAACAGAATAAGAAGTTAAGAGAGTTACAAGGTAAAGTAGATTTCATTATAACAGACAGCCCTTTACTGATGTCTCTTGTTTATAACTCTACAGAACCTCCACTGTTTGATGAAATGGTACTTCAGTATTATAAGCAGTACAATAATATGAATTTCTTACTTAAGAGAAACCATGCTTATCATACCGAAGGTAGGAAACAAACAGAGCAAGAAGCAGATATTGTAGGCGTAGAACTAGAAGAAAAGCTAAAGAAATACAATATAGACTACATTACCTTACCTAGTAATGAGTCTATGTACAATATCTTACAAATACTTTATAGGAGCTTTCCGATTAATGGCTAAAGAAATAGAAAGAAAGTGGATTTATAATTATGATTTTGGAGACCCAGCAAACATATGCCCGGACGACATATTCTTTATTAGGGATTACTATTTTAACCAATACACTAGGTTAAGAAATATGGAAGGGATATGGTACATCACCATTAAGTCTGATGGAGACCTAATAAGAGAAGAGAATGAGTTTACCATAGACAAAAGTGAGATAGACTTTGTACCAGCTCCAATGCTTAGAAAATACAGGATGATTAAAGAGATAGATGGCATAACTTATGAAGTTAATGTATTCATAGATATTCCAATGGACATTACACTTGCAGATGGAACCGAAAATATCTTACCTTTAGTTACAATAGAAGCAGAGCTACCATGTGTATCCACATTGGTTACACCTCCAGAGTTTTGTGATGAAGAAATAACATATGTACCAGAGTTCTATGGATACAGCTTATTTTCTCGATTAAGAGAAAAAGCTAAAAAGTCATTACATATCTTGAAAGAGAAACCAGCTGATATAATAAATATGAAAGATTTTCTTGACAAAAGAAAAAGTTAATGCTATTATAAAAACAGAGAAAAGGAAGAGAGAAAAATATGGGAACTAAATTAAGAAAAGAGGATATAATTCAAAAGATTATAGAGCTAGGAATTGACCTAGAAGATGATGTGAAATGGACTAATGATAAGATGATAAAGAAACTAGGTTATCATTATCTTGGAGATGACAAGTCCTTTGCTCGTAACTTTATACAGAGCATGGAAACTGTACAATTATGTCATCACCTCAAAGATGAAATAAATTTTTTCCCAGTTTCTCCGTTAGAAAGAGAAGATTTTGTGGCAGAGTTCAAGCTCAATGGCTGTAGATGTATCACAGTATATACACCAGAAGAAGGGTTTAGGTTCTTCTCTAGGAATGAGACTGTCACAGATTTCCTCAATAATGAATTTACTGAAAAGTTAGTCTTTATAAAGAATGGTGTTATAACTAAAGGTTCTGACTACAAAAATGTATTCCCATGTCGATTTGTGTTAGATGGCGAACTTCTTGTAGATGATGACGCTATGACATTTGAAGGCAGACACTATGAGAATATGGAAGACTTCTTACAAGGTATATTAAGTTCTTTACCACAAAGAGCTATAGATTACCAGTTAAGTGGTCACACCATCAGACTTTGTTGTTATGACATTATGTATTTTGAACCTAACCCAAGTGCTGATTATCCAGTATACACTTATGATTTCAAAGAGAAAGAATTATCTAAAGCAGACGTAGATTGGGTTTGGGATACATTCCATTTATATTTGGAAGAGTGTGGTTTCAAGAAGAAATACGATAGGTCAACAAAACTTTTGTTTAACTACTTGTACTCTTTGAAAGACACTCCTAAGTATGATGTAAGAAAAATGCCATTCCACAAAAGAAGAATAGCAAGAAAGAAAGTTTTAGATGTATTGAGTAAAGCTGGACTACCTTTCTCAGAAGTTGAAGGCGAAGATACATTTAAAGCAGCTTACTTAGACAACATATTAAGGTCTGGTGGGGAAGGTATCTTGGTTAAGAACTTAGACGCTCCTTACATTTCAGCTTTAAAGTCATCTCGTTCACACAAGGCTTGTATGAAGATTAAGCAGAAAGTATCAGAAATGATGAAGAATGACGGAAAGCATGCAGACTTTGACGTGTTCATAAGTGGATGTAACCCACCTAAGTCTGACAGAATAAAAGATATGATTGGTGCTTTGAAATGTTCTATTTACCTAGAAAATGAATTTGGGGAAACAGTAGAGCATGAAATAGCTAACATATCTGGTATCCCTCATGAGTGGAAAAAGGAATTAGCACAATTAAATGAAGATGGAAAAATAACCTTAAAGCCAGAATACTTAGGTAAGGTTATTGCTATTGATGGTATGGCACTTTCTCATACTTCTTTGAGGTTCCAACACGCAGTATTAAAGGATAAAGATGGTCTTGTGTTCAAAGACAAAGCTCCTATAAACTGTACTTGGACAAAAGAAGCATTAGAAAAAATGGTAATAGTAAGAGGATTTGAATAATGTTAATTACAGCACAAGAAGCAAGTAAACGATTAAATGAAAAAAGAAGAGAAACAGAAGAAAAAATTAAAAAGTGTTACTTCAGAAACCCATATAGCCCAAGTGATACTAGCATAGATGAAGATTATATCAATGCACGTATTGAAGATAGTATTAAAGCAGGATGTGAATATTTTTCTATCATTCGTGGAACTCTTACAGAATATGGGTTCAACAAACTTAGAGAAGCTGGGTTTTATATAATTAAAGATTACCCTTACCCATCTTGGGTAAACCCTCGTAATGAATTTACCTACGATAAGTGTACAAGAGTATGTTTCTCAGAAAAAGCACTACAAGACTCACTAAATGATATTTCAACCCATGGTTTAACAGGGTGGGAAATAATGACAAAGTATGTATAGGAAGGGAGAAGGGAGTTAACAGTTGGATATAAGAGTAATAAAAGCAAGGTTAGAAAACTACCTAACAGACACTACAGGAGATGAACATTTACGTAAGAACATCACAAAACTTCTTGCAGATATAGATAAAGAAGTTGAAGTGTCAGATAGAACTATAGAGAGTGGCATGGTATCGACAGTTGTAAGTGAGCTAAGACAATATTACTTCTCACTTATAGATGAATATGGTGCTATTCCTAAAACCACTGCTACTCTTATTAAGCGAGCTAATAAGATTGATATGATTATTATTACATTAAATAAGATTATCAATTTTACTAGCTACGCTATAACTGTTAACGCTAACAGTAATGACCCTAATATGCAGAGACTTTGTGTGGCTATTAAACCAGAGATGGAAAGCTACAGAAAAGAACTCTACAACTGGGGGCAAATTCTTAGTAATGTGATTACGGATAAGAAAATATACCTAGCTAAAATGAGTGAGGATTAGTCATGGCTGGAAATGACCTCCCAGATTATTTTTACAAATTAGCTATAACAGAAGATATATTCTCAAAGGCGATAAGTAAGATATTAGAGGACTACAACATATTTTTAGAGGAAGATAAAGCACTCAAGCTATTTTACTCTATAACAGTAACTCTAATGAACTACTTAAATACACATCCGGGGTTCTATTACAAACTCAAATATGTTGATATAACTTCAGATGATGAAAACTTCTTAGCTATAAAAAGAACTTCAGATGTAACAGAGGATATGGTAGATATACCTTATTTATTTAAGAAGTTCTGTAGCTTAGAGGTAGCCAGAGAGGAATTAGAAAGCAACTTAGATACTTTTGCACAAGCTATATTAGGTGTAAAAGAAACTAAAACAAAAGAAATTGCTACTCTGCAAAATCTGATTAATGATAGAATGAAGAAAGCAGATGAAGTAAAAAACTTGACAAGTGTACTACGCAACAGTAAGAAAACTCGTAAAGCTGTCTTGAAGAGACGGAAAGAGGATTTGAAGGCTGCTAACAGAGAGTACCTAAGAAGAGAAACTACCTTCTTCACAAACCAATTAGATTTGCACCACAGGGAGCAAGAAAGACAGCGTACAGAAGCCTTAGAGGAAGAAGTGCGTAAAAAGTGGGAAGAAGATAAAAATAATTTTCCACTAAAATAATTAGAAAAAATACTTGACAAATAAAATTTTTTGTTTTATAATCAAGTTAAGAGAGTATAACAAAAGCTACATTTAAAAAGAAGAGAGTATTGTAGCAAGAGAAAAGGAGATAAAGAAAAATGGTACGTCCTAAAAAATTAGGAGAGGTGAACTCTTTAAACACCAAAAAACGTGAGTTCTTTTCATCTAAGTACAGTCTCAAAGCCAAAGCTGGCAACGGAGAAAAACTTCAGATAGGACAAGAAATTTACTGTATTCCACTTACTGCAAATGGAATTTACGAAGTAGAATGTCACAAGGTATCAGCTAAAGGTGACAGAGATGGCTTTAAGAGCTGGTATAACTGCTACATTCCTTGCAGAGGGGTTGACCCTAGCACTGGTGAAGTAGTTCCTAATGCTACATGCTGTATGTTAGCTAAAGAAGAAAACGATAAAGCTACTGAAATTAAGAATAATGGTGGAGTTTACACACCTCTTATTTCTTACAAAACTTCTCGTGTTTACTTACCAGTATTGTTACTAGGTAATGATGTAAGAAGTAAAGCTGTAGGTCCTGTTCCTATTACTAAATTGAACATGACTAATCGTGATTACTGCTTCTTAGAATTTTCTGGTGGCTCTTTCAGAACATTGATTGACCAATTCACTAATGATTTGTTAAACAATGGTCGTATCCCTTACGAACTTGAAGGAGAAGCTAGAGCTGATGAAATTTTAGCTCAGCTACAAAAACACATTATGAAAATTTCTATTTCAGCTCCAGAAGGTAAAGGTGGTGCTAAACATAAGAAGATTTTCTCATTCATCTCTTTCAGCAACCAAAACATTGGTGCAGAAACAGGTGCTTACAGACAAATTACTGAAGGTTTAGCAAAAGCTCCTAAATTACAAGCAGAAGCTAATGAGTTCTTGACATTGTTTGAAACTGAATTAGATAACTCTGTTTTAGTTGATTGGACTGACGCAGAACTTACTAATTATGTTCATGGTGCAAATGCAACTAATTCAGCAACTAAAGAAGCTGAATTAAGAGCTACAGGAACTGCTCCTCAAACTCAACATACCACTGTTCCAAAAGCAGAACAACAAATTGTTATCGAAGATGATGGTGAGTCAATTTTGAATAGCACTAGCATTGAAGATGATGATGACGATATGTTTGATGGAAGTGATATTGCTTTAGAGGAACCAACTCCTGTAACAGCACAACCATCTTCTATCCAATTAGAAGATGATGATGTATCTTTTGAAATGGAAGATGACGAGGATTTCTTTGGTGAGTAGGAAGAAAACACTCCTATATTCTATAGGAATTGACCCCGGCACTAAAAACGGAGCTATTGCAATAGTAGGTGATAAACTTAATATCGCCTACTTAGGCAAAGCCCCATACTTCTCAGTAGATGTTAAGTCAAAGAAGGTTAAACCTAAACTTAACAAAGAAACTGGAAAGTATGAGGTAGCTTACAGACAAAGAACATGGACAGACTTTAAAAAGCTAAGAGAAATATTTGAACCTTTTCTAGGTAACGACATTATCCTAACTATTGAAAAAGTTTGTGCCAGACCGGGTGAAAGAGAGATGAGTTCATTTGTGTTTGGTAATTCCCTTGGGATTTACGAAGGACAGTACTCATTACTGCAACCAGTAGAGTTCTTTGAACCAACCCCTCAAACTTGGAAAAAGGATATAGGAGTTACCTCTGATAAAAGTTCTTCTGTTGAACTAGCTCAAAAAATATATAATGTCAACTTAAGAGACTATCAGAAGAGAGGGAAGTTAGATGATATTGCAGAAGCATTGTTACTAGCTTTCTATGGATTAAGACAATATTTTAATGAGGATAATAATTAGACATGGCGACAAAAAAGAAGAAAGATGTCCCAACTATATCGGATGTAACAGAGCAAGTAACCAAGAAAGAGGTTACAGAGTATATTACATCTGGTGACATTGGGCTGGATTTATGCTTGTCAAATGGTCAAGGTATACCACTAGGTGCAAATATTATGCTCTTTGGCTTGCCGGGGACAGGTAAAACAACTATATTCTGTGACACTATTGTAAGAACGATGAGAAGATATAGAGACGCTGGTATTCCTTTTAGATGTCATTACATTGACTCTGAAACTTCTAAAGAGCTATTGAATGCAACAGGAGTTATGGAATTTGTGTATGACAAGGAAGAGTACCACCCACAACAAGTTATTTATCATGATTATGTAAACTCATTTGATTACCTCGAAGAAGTTTACGACAGAATGGTAAATAAAAAAGGTGATGTCTGGGGTAAAGATGTACACTTTGTGTTCGTTGACTCTATAACAAACTTACTTGCAGACTCACAGTTAGCAAATGATGTAAATAAAGCTGACTTTGGTGACAACGCTAGAGCAAGAAAGAAATTGTATCAGAAGTGGTTGCAACCAATTAAAGCTAAAGGAATAACACAGTTCTGGAGTGTTCAAATGTCAGTGAAGCAAGGGGCAACACAGTATGAAGACCCTAAAAAGCCTGCTGTATCTGATTTTGATAAGCACAACATGGACATTATTATAAAATTGACTGCTAACAAAGATACGAGAAAAGTGGATATTAAGAAGACTGTGGTAAAGACCATAGAAGGTGAAAAAGAAATTATTAAAAAATATTTCGTCACTATGGACCCAAACCAAGCTAACCACACCAAAAATAGGTATGGTCAGAACATTCCGATTAATGTCATGCTTTATCCGGGGAAGGGTGTAATAAACGCTTACATCCTCAGACAGTTGTTGGAAAGTCACAAGTTTATCAAGAAACTTGACTCTCAAAACTTCTCATTATCACCAGAATTTGCCGAGTACATGGGCAAAGAAAAGCTAGACCAAGTTGGAATTGAGGATATTGAGAAAGTTCCTAGGAAACCAAACCTAAATACTTTGTGTAGTTTGAATAACGCAGAGATTGAGCGTTTCCTTAGAGAGCGTAACTGTATGAAAATTGTGGTAGAAGAAGAGGAAGATGATGACGGATTGTTCTAAGAATAACCTTAAAGTAACCATAGAGAACTTTCAAAGTATCTCTAAAGGTGAACTTGAGTTCACTCAAGGCATAAATATCATAGTGGGGCAAAGTAACTCTGGTAAGAGTGCTATCCTACGTGCTATTAAAGGTGCTATTTTAAATCCGAGTGGGTCTCAGAAATATATCAAGAATGGAACTAAAGGTTTCAAAGTTGGTATAGATTATCAAGGTAATTCTATAGAGTGGTCACGTACTTCAAGGTCTCCAGAATATGTTATCAATGGGGAAAAATATGCAAAAACTGGTAGCTCTAATTTATTAGACTTCTTGGATAACAGTGGGTTTACGTTGGATGAGAATAAAAGTCTAATGAACGTGGAGAGTGAGTTAGAGCTACCTTTCCCTTTTGATAAGTCAAATAACGAACTATTCAAGTTATTTGAGAAAAATATATTCTGTATCTCAGACTCAACGGCTATCACAAAACTGATTAAATCAGACGAGGAAGAAACTGCAAGCAAAAAGGACAACGCTGAATACGAGTTAACTAGACTACAGGATAAGTTAGCTGCTATTGAAGAGTTGGAAAAAGAAGTTGACTTGAATTGGCTTGTAAGCAAGAGAGGAGAATTGGCTAACCTTGCTTCAGATAAAGAAAAACTTTTGCTTGACATTCAGAATTTACATGGTATAATCAGTTTAGGAAAAGTAATTGGTAAAGGTGTTCCCCACTTAAGTCAGTTACCAGACCTACAGGACTACATTTCTTTGTCGAAAGACATTGAAACTGTGGAACAAATAAGGGGTGTAGGTAACATTCTTTCACAGAGTGTTCCTACAGCTTCTACCCCTACGGTTAGTGTTTCTGAATTTATAGAGTTAAAAAATGATATAAACGAGCTTGAAAATGCTGATAAAGTAATATCAATTCTAAGCCCACTAGAAGCTCCATTAACAATAGGTATTAGTGATGAGTATACTTCTTTACGAAATGATATTAACACGCTTTCTCGGCTTCGTGAACAAGCTCAAATGATACAAAATAATATTACAGAGAAAAGACAAGAAATACAACTCTTGGAAGATAAGAAAAGTAAATTCAAAGTTTGTCCGTTGTGTGGAGGTAGTTTAAATGGGTAGTCATGAAGCTGAAGGATTAAAGCATATACACAACCTAATGCATGTACTTATAGAAGGTATTGCAGCTGGAGTATATACTTCTATTGATGACGCTCAACGTGACGCTCAAGAGTACCTTACAATGGAGAAAGCTATTAAGAAGTTAAGTAATTGGAATGAAAGTAGTTCTATAGAGGAACTTGCTAACATATTTGATGGAATTTCTAATAGCAAGAAAGTTAAGGAAGAAGAGAGAGAAAGGGAAGAGGTATGGGCAGAGATAACTTCAATGCCCACTTTACCCAAATTAGATGGAGAAGGAAATGTTAAGTAACACAGAGATTGAAGAATATAAACGTACTTTAGACTCATACAACAAAGCTGTGGCAAGTGAAACTGCTATGCAAGAACAACTTACCTTGATTAAGAAACAAGCTCAAGAAATTCTAGCCAAGTATGGTTGTAAGAAAATGTCAGATGTATCCGTTCTTAAGGATAAGTTAGCTGGCATGGAAGAGGATTTAAAACGAAGCCAAGCAGAAATGATTGACTATATTGAAAAGGTAAATGCTAAAAAAGCAGAAAAAGACAGAATTTTATTAGGTTAGTAATGGATATATTAAGTACTATAGATTATAATATTAGAAACTTTAGTGAACTGTTCGCCAAAAAGAAAGTTTACGAGAGTGAGATTACGAGGAGAGAGAAAGAGGTTGAGCAATACTCTGAAAGGATTAAGTTCTTGAAAGGGGTAAAAACTCTGTACTTGAACGCTGTTGATTTGATGTATCAAGAGTCCATAGGAGTATTGCAAGATACCTTAAATTCTGCCATGCAGTATGTAATGACAGATAAAGATTACTCCATCAAGTTAGAACTAGAAGATAAGAGAGGAAGTAAAACTCTCAACCTAGCTTTAATTGACAACGCTAAAGGATTTGAAGTTGACTTAAAAGATGGTGTAGGTCAAGGTGTTAGAGTAATAGTGTCTTTCGTACTTAAAGCGTATTACCTCGTAAATGAAAACAGTAAAGTTCTTTTGCTTGATGAAAAGTACAGTGCATTATCAGCACAATATGTACCTTATTTCATGGAGTTCTTAAAGAAGTTTACTGAAGAAAGAGATTTTATCATAGTTCTAGTAACTCATGACACTAGGTTTATGGATTATGGTGACAAAACTTACATAGTTGCAGATGGTGTAATCAGAGAGGATAAAATGTATGGAGAAGACGACTCTATCACAGATAACGGAAATTAAATTTCGTACAACTTCCATTCTGACATACCAGAAAGACAGAGTGTCTATTAATGAGAGAGGGTTGCTGGAAAAGTTATATGAACTAATGGACGACATATTACTTGAAAGAGCGAACCACCCAAGATATTCAGTAGAGGAATATGTAGACGCAACCTTGATAGAGTATAGCATACTCTTTAGGGGTTCACAAAATTCAGAAGTTAAAAGGCTAGGAAAGTACATAGAAAAGGGATTAAAATGGTAGAATTAACTAAAGAGCAATTTGTAGAAATAATAAACCACATAGAAGAACAACTGGATAAAGATGATAAATTATCTGATTTGATGGTTTGTGAAGATACAACTGGTTGGATTGTTACAGCACCTCATCTAATAACAGACGTTATAACCTTGTTAACTATGATATTAGATGACCAAGATGAGTGGATTTCTTGGTGGTTATGGGAAGTTGCAGATGATAAAAGCAATGCCCATGTCTATATAGATGGTATGAAATATTCTATTAAAACCCCTAGGGACTTATACCACTTAATCCGTAATGAATTAGAAGATATAGAAACTAAAGAACCAGACACTGAAAATATTAGCAGGGATGGTGCAACACACGTAGTAATAGATAGTGACTCTGAAATATCATTGTATGATATTTTCACAAGTGCTATAAATAAGTATGTAGAGAGTGAAAATTAATGAAAATAGCTATAGTAGGAGACCCTCATATTTCAACAGGGTTTAGAGCGAGAGTAGATGAATATTTACGCACAGTTTTAAATAAGATAGAGCAGATAGCAGAAGAAAATGACAAAGTGATTTTCTTAGGTGACGTGTTTGACGCTAGTTCAATGTCTACTTATGTTTTCAATACTGTGTATAAATTATTTAAAGAATATCCTAACAAGTTACATACAATTCTAGGAAACCATGACATGTTTCATAGAAACCTAAGTAGTCTTAACAGAACAACTATAGGTAGTTTGCAACTTACAGATGTGCTAGCAATTCATACAAAAGAATTTGAGTTAGGAGGATTAACTTTTGTACCAGTCTTAACAGACACACCATCAGATGATATTCTTTATGATGATGGCACTGCAATATTGCTAGGACACAAATACTTCGAGATGTTAGTATGTCCAGAAGAAAGTCTGGAAGAGGAAGACATCAGAAGATTAAACTACAAATGGGTATTCTTGGGACACGACCATGTACCTTACGAACCAAAAACTATTGGTAACAGCGTCTTGTACAGACCGGGTAGTTTGACAAGAACTACAACAGATTTGTATAACAAAGACAGAGCTATAAGGTATTATCAGATAGATACAAAAGACATGACTGTTACAGAAAAGCCTGTGCTCTATCTGCCGTCTGACCAAGTTTACCTAAAAGGTAGTTTTGACAAGAAAGATAAGCCTACTTATAAGGTTGACTCTAACAGCTTGACTAAGCTCTTAGCTAAGTTTGATAGAAAGTCACTTAAAGGAATGAGTTTGGAAGAAACATTAAAAAGATGTGGTGGTACTACTGAAGAGGTTCAGTATATCAGAGAGCTACACAGAATGCACAACATAAGTTATAATTAAGGAGAGAGAAGTTAATGTTGAATGTTACAGTAGAAAGATGTAAAGAAGGAATTGAGTTACCCCAGTATAAACATGATGGTGACGCTTGTATGGATTTGAGAGTATATCCAGACCACTCAATAGTTATCCCAGCTGGGAAACAACACGTGTTTGATACATACCTTAAGTTTGATATACCAGAAGGTCATGTAATGTTGATGTACCCTCGTAGTGGACTTGGGGTTAAAAATGGTATTGTACTAAGAAACTTAATTGGTGTTATTGACAGTAATTACACAGAGACAGTTAAAGTATGCTTAGTAAATAATTCTACAGAGGAATTTATAGTTAGCCCCGGAGATAGAGTAGCACAGTTTATGATTGTACCTTATCCTACAATGAAACTTATTGAAGGTGCAGTAGCAGACTCTGGTAGAGGTAATGGTTTAGGTAGTTCTGGGGTAGCATAGTATGAAAAGATTTCCCATGTTAAATGTGATTTTACAGCTTTTTATAGCTCTTACAATAGGGTTATTAGAAAAGATTTGTACTTTGGTTTACTTGTGTTTGCCAATGGGTTTGTTCATGCTTATTATGAGTTTTAGAACAAAAAACAATAGCACAACAGCTATACAAACTTTCACTAATGATAGAAGTGAATTTCAACACATATTCCCTAATTTTATTCTAGTGATAGTGGAACCTAGTTTGTTGAAAAAAGAGATACAGAAACGGATAGATAAAACAAATAGTTTTCTTCTTAAGTATCTGCCATTGGCAATAACACTATGTATATTAGGTTTGATGGCTACCTCAGCCTTAATAATAAAACATTTTTTCTTTTAGATTTCATTTTATATTACTCCTGTTTTGTTTCAAAAACACCCCCACAATGTAGTGGGGTTTTCTTTTTTTTAATGCTTGACAAGAGAAATTTTTTGTAGTATAATTAAAGGAGAGAGAAGGAGAGAATATGAATAATGCAGAATTAGTGCATATCTTGGGACCAGTAATATGGCTTTTAGCTATAGTCGTAGTACTTACGCCAAGTGTGCCAGTTCAAGTATTATTGATATTAATGCAGCTAATAATATTCGGTACTATAATAGTGGTTGATTTACGAGAATGAGGGGAATTATGGATAAAGGAACTTTATCAATGTTTTTAGCATTACTATGTTGGGCAATATTACCTGTTGTAATGATGGTAGAGAGCCCCTTTGTTAAATTAGTAGGAATATCAATGCAAGTACTAATAGCATTTCTACAAATAATGCTTATGTGTAGTGAATATGCAAGATGGAGAGAGGAATAAGATGATTAAAACAGCGTTGATGGAAGACATGCTTGCTTCTATTAAAAGATTGAACGAAGAACTAGATAGCAGATGTCAATTTGAAGAAAAGTTGTTAAAATACGTTGATGACTCAAATACTCAGTTAGAAAATTATAGAAAAAACATTCATGACGCAAACGCTCAGTTAGATAAGTATAAAGAAAACTGGGAGTCATGCAAAATTAACTGTAGAAAGTTAGAGGAATTTATCAACAAGACCTTCTTGAAGGAAGGACAACAAATAGTGTTTAATGTAGAAACACAAGAGTATGAACTAGTGGAGAACCCATAAGTGAAATATTCTAGTGAAGCTAAGCTGTACTTAATAAAGAAATACATCCAAGACAATGTAGCTTGCACCTTAGAGGTGCTTGCTACAACGGATGATGAATATTTGACAGAGACTGGGAAACACCTTAAGAAAATTCTTCACATAATTGATAGGGAAGAATAAACACAATTTTATAGGAGAGAGAAGAGAGATGACGTTAATACCGAGTGGTATCAACTATGTAGGCAATAAGTGGAGAATGTTACCTACATTGATAGACAATTTAGACCTAAGCAGAAAAACATTTGTGGATGTATTTTGTGGGAGTGGAGTTGTAGGAATAAATGTTACAAACTACTACGATAGAATTATTATGAATGATGGTTGCTGGCAACTTGCAGAGATATTGAACGCTATGCAATGTGATGGAAACTTCATAGAAAACGTAGAGAGAGTAATTGAAGCATATAACCTAGGTAAAGATAATAAAGAGCAATACCTAGAATGCAGAGAAGTTTTTAATGAGAAATATTCTAAACCAGAAACTTTTAATCCTTATATGTGCTATGCACTAGCATGCCATAGTTTTAGTTACAATATGGTTTTCAATAAGAATGGTGGCTTTAGTGTACCTTCTGGAGCTGGTAAAAGCTGGTTTAATCCAACCTTGAAAGGTAAGTTGTTCACATTCTTACAAGTTATGCAAGGTCAGAATATAGACTTTTACACATTTAAGTTCCAAGACTTATTTAACTTGTTAGAGTCCAGTTTAGAAGCAGATGAGTTAAAAGACGTTATGATGTACCTAGACCCTCCTTATTCTGCTTGCTGTGCAGATGGTAGTGTATCCAGAAGCTATGGTTTACGTTGGGGATATGAACAAGACAAACAACTTTTAGAAGCACTTGACAGGTTTAATGATTTGGGTGTACACTGGTGTTTATCAAATGTGTTTGAGAACAAAGGTGTAGAAAATCATGTACTTAAACAGTGGGCTGAGAAATATAATGTTGTAGAAGTTCCCGGCATAGATTACACTAATGCACATTATCAAGCCAAGCCTTCTAAAGCAGTGGAAGTTTTAATAAGGAACTATTAATGATAGAAATTGAAGATATTGGTTTATCTATTCAAGCATACGAACTAAATGATAGCTTGAAAAAGTCAATTCCTAACTTAGCCAGTTATTACAACAAGACTATACAATGCGTTGTAAACCGTTTGACTTATGGCTATTGTGCCTGTAGTAACTGTCCTATAACTTATCCATATTGTAATGGTAGTTTATTACATTTGTTAAAGTAAGCACTTGACAAGATAAAAAACTTGCTTTACAATGTAAGAAAAGAAAGGACAGTACTATGGAAAAGCAAAGATTAAAACACATCCTTAGACAGCTAAGAAGGCAAGATAATGATATGGTTATGTATTGTTACATGGGGGAAATGATTACTGGGGATAGGTTTGAATGTTGTTCTGAATGTCCTTTCACAGATACTTTTGTAATAACAGATGATTTATTTGAAGTAGATGAAAGTGACGCTGGCTGCGAACTTCTTAGAAACATAGGAGCAGTGTAAGTATGGGCAGATATTTAGATGTACAAGACTATGTGGAAACACACGTCAGATATTTTAGATTGACAGATTGTGACCTCTACATAGAAAGTAAAAACAAGAAAATTAGTAAGTCAGAAAAGATAGACTACTATATTCAAGTAGCTTTAGCAGTGTCTAATTGTAAGTAAGTTAAATTTTAGCCTAAAGGAGATAAGAAGTTGGGTGTATATACAAAGAGCTTTTTAATAGGAATATTATTGTCAATAGTTATTTTCGCACTATTATTCTTACTCCATACAAACAGGCATGACTTCTGTGTATTCCTAGCTCAAAGCATTGTGGACAACGCTATTTTCTGTGGTATGTTTATAGTAGTAGTATTAGTTACAGGAATAAATTGTTGAACAATAGAAGAGAAAAATATTATTTAAAACGAAGTGTAGATATGTGCCAGTATCAGTTATGCTCTGCCAGATATAATGTAGAGACAGGCAGGCAGTGTAAGGTTCTTGGTGGCAAAGGATGTTTTTATGATAACACACTAACAGATAAATTTGACCACTGTTGCTGTGTAGATAAAGTATTTATTTATGTAAGATAAGAGCTTGACAAGATAAAATTCTTGTGTTATGATAGAGAAAAAGGAGAAAAGGTAAGTGACAGAAGTGTTATTTGATATAGCTAACACAAAGGCTTATGGGCATGTAATTATAAATTCAGAGGATTGGCACAACCCAGAACCACTTGTGTTAACAAATTTAAAAGGTAAGATTATCCCTACAAATATTACTACAGCAATAGGAATAAACCCAGCCCCAGCTTACAGACCTCTTCCATTTAAGGTAGGGGACTTAATTGCATTATCTGGGTTAGCAACTAGGATAACTTCTTACCTTCCGTTTAAATTACCAGATGACCCTACTATTTATTCCTCTACACACTTATCACAAGTGATAGGTTATTTTGTAGATAATAAAGTTGATTATGATAACTTTATTCCTATTTATGATAAAGTTATGTTTAAGCCAATAGAAGTAAAGCAGTCTGATTTCCTTTATTTATCAGATGATAACTTATCTGTAGGTGTTGTAGTAAAAACCGGGGATGGTGGATTTAATGACGACTGGGACAGAGTACCTATGAATTTTAAATTAGGAGATGTTGTCTTAGTTAGAGATAATGTTTCTACTAGAGTAACTCTAGGACAAGAAGATTACTATGTTGTAGATGACAAATTTATTATGGGTAGATTTGAGTCAGAAGATAAATTAAACATAGAAGATTTAAAGTTATGTGAAGGTGTTAACTTATTTGAAGAATACGAAGACGACACTATAGAAGGAAGCACACTTTACAAAGTACCTATAGGAGATGAAGATGATATTAGCCAAACATATCAGAATATGTTATTTAAGCTGGTTAAGTCTGATGAAGTACCAGAAGGTATTTATTATATAAACAGAATTGATACAGAGTATGTTAAGTTTAAGAATAAGACATATTTCGTAGCAAAGAAAGATAGAATAATGGCAAAGAGAGCCGAAAATTAAGGAGATAGAGATTTATGTCAGAAAAACAAGTAGAAAATGTACCAGTGACAGAAGTTAGTAAAGATGTAGAAGTGATGATAAACACACTTAACAGTCGTCTTCCACAGAATGCACCTTTTGTTATTCAACAGGTTTCAGAAGCAGTTAAACTTCTTATTGGAGAAACAGAAGACCTTGCTAAAAGAAACTTAGAAATGGCTATTAGCATAACTGAGCAAATATCTAAGTTCTCACAAGGTGATATTGTTTACAATTATGTACCTATTGTGTTGGCATTGTTGCAAGATTTAAAAGGTATTTACTTAGACAAATTTGATACAATTAACCATGAAATTCCATTTTCATATTCACTAATTCAACAGTTTGTAGATAGATACCCTATTGATACAAAGAATGCACCTACAACGCTTATTGATTTTATTAAAGAAGGTAAGAAAAATATTTCTTTAGTAATTTTAGCTAGACTATTATCAGATGTAACTGCTGGTAAGAACGCATTAAATGTAGCTTATATAATGTTAGCTTTGAACATGAATAAAATTCAGTTCACTGAAGAAGCGTTCCAGTTTTACGTAGACATTTTGACAGCACTGAACACTGTTCAATACTAGCTGAAAATATAGTAAGTGTCTTAGAAATAAGGCACTTACTTTTCTAAGGATAAATTACATGATAAGTGCCGAAGATTACATTAAACAACAAATAATTATGTACCCAGAAACTAGGGAAGATATAGAGGATGGAGATATAGAAATGATTTGCAGTTTCCAAGCTATAGTGAACTATGGGTACACATGTGATTTTTGTCCTTATAAATTACTTTCTGATGATTGTGCCAGACTTTCTTTCCCACTAGTAAAATAATACTTGACAAGAATAAATGTCTATGGTACACTTAATTACATAAGAGATTTATATTTTATATAAATGTTGAACATTGAAAAATCCGATAGCACTATTAGTTAACTGAACCTAGTTTAGTAGAGTTCTAGGTAAGGTACTACTTGTGTTATTTGGCATAGGTGAGTGATTTGGTTTATTTTGGTTTTAATTACTCACTGAAAGTTCGATTTTTCAACATTACTCTTACTTGGACACTTCCTTTACCGACTTTAATTTACAACTATGAGATTAGTTGTATTGTTAGTATTGTGGGTGTGCCGTACATAACAGAGGATTACTTAATGAAAAAGACAATATTGATAGTAGTAACAGCTATGCTACTACTCGTAAATACTGCCAATGCTCAAGCTGTTGGTAACACACAGACTCAACAAAAGGTTACACATGTAAAAACAAAGCTGTCTACTGCTGAAGGTCAACAGATAAAAAGAGCAGTAGATAAATATAGTAAACTCTACAACGTGGATAAAACTCTCATACATGCAGTTATCATGACTGAGAGTATGTACAACCCTAGAGCTGTTAGCTCACAAGGATGTTCTGGTCTTATGCAACTTGCTCCTTCTACATTCAGAGCAAGACAAGTAGGTAGTAACATTTATGACATAGAGCAAAATGTACATGGTGGTACAAAGCACCTAGCTGGATTGCTAGCCAGATATAATGGAGATGTTCCTAGAGCACTCGGAGCTTATAATATGGGTGGAGGAAATATACATAAAGGCAGACCTTTACCAACACAAGCTCAGAGATACGTGAACAAAGTGTATTATCACAAACAGATTGTGTCACAGATTACACTTTAAAATAAAAACTCCTCGATTTACTGGGGAGTTTTTTTTACTTGACAAGAGTAATATCTTGTGTTATATTTTAGTGTAGTTGATACATTTATTTTTTAAGGATAGAGAGAGTGGCAATAGTTAATAAAATTGCGAACTGGATTAATACTTCTAAATTCGCACAGAAGTCCTTGAGAGCAGTTTCAGATAATCCAGCATTCGCTAGTGCTACTGTGAGTTTTGTGGCTGCTTCAGTGCTAAGACCTAGTGCTCAAGCTGTTTTGCCAATTAAAAATGAGCAGGATAAGAAGTACACCATAGCGTCATCTGTGACTGCTGGTGTAACAGAATTAATTACAGCAGCTTTGATTTTTATACCAGCTAATAAGCTAATATCAAAGACCTCAAAGCAATTATATTCAACAACTAAAGATACTATATACAAAGAAAACCCCTTGTTGTTAAGGCAATTTAAAAGTCTAACTTCAAGGTTTTTTAAACTGGGGCTAATGCCATTGACTTCATGGTTAAGGTTTGCCACAGTACCTTTAGCAGTGGGTTTGATGTATCCAGATAGAAAGAAAAAGAAAGTAGCCGTAGATAATGGGAAAGGAGGGAAGCTAGATTATGAAGGTTAATCCGTTAAAGAGCTTCTTTGAGTCAAAGACAATGCAGAAATTTTATAAGAAGGCATGCGACCCTAAACATGACGCTTTCTTCAATAATACACTTCCTACCCTTGAAAGTGTAGCTAGCACACTATGTTATGTTGTGGCCACCGAGAAACAACGAGATATACCAAGAGACCAAAAGAATGTATTGCAGTGGCAAAATGTATTAAGTGGGGTAGCTGGTATAGCTGTAGGTTCTGTAGCTAACAGAAAAGTAACTAAGTTTGCTAATAAACTTGTACCTCTTATTGATAAAGAACACGTAGAGGACGTTCACAAGGTCATAGCCGGGACTAAAGTTGTTTTACCTTTAATTGCTACAGCTCTTTTAATGCGTCTCGTTATGCCTGTTGTAGTGGCTCAAGCGTCAACAATGATAGAAGACCATAGAAGAGCTAAGAAAAACCAAAAGATAGATGTAAAAGCATAAGAAAACTCCTCAATTTACTGAGGAGTTTTTTACTATGTTTGTTTATTTAAACTTGAAAGACCTATAGGTCTATTTTGGTTTTTCTGTTGATGTTTCTGGTGAGCTTGTTTCACTTTATCACCTAGCCATTTAACACCTTTTTTAACTGCTTCTACACCTTTACCTACTGCGTCTGCCACATGCTCTTCTGGGTGCTTAGATTGGTCATTTACACCATACTTAATACGAGCGTTCTGTTGTTGCCTTTCTAAGCGTTTCTTTTCTTTAGCGTCTGTAGTATTATTAATTTCAGCAGCTCTTCTACGGTACTCATCTACATGTTGTCTACGAGCTTGAGCTTCTTTTAATTTACTTGAAATATATTTACTAGCAATTTTCTCAAAGTCAGATTTTCTTTCCAACAAATATTCTTCTGATATTGGTTCTACTTCTTCATAGGACTGGTATACTTCTAATAAAGTTTCATATACTATGTCATACACCAATAATTCATATTCTTCGTTTATCATATTGTCTCCTTGCACTTGACAAGACTATAATTCTATGCTAAAATATAAATGGCAAAGGAGACCACAAATGAAATTAAACACAGAGTATCTGTTATTACGAAGAAAGTATAGCAAAGCAGTTGTTATTATTACTATATTTCTTATGGGGGTATACTTATTCTGGGTGAAGATTACTACACCTACTAGATGGGTTTATTATAAGTTAAAAGAAATTATGCCTTAGTGTCATCAACATATTTCCAATGAAAGCCACCAGCAGTTTTCTTACGACCATTACAGCAATGGTTAATTGCAGACCTAGCTATATTTAATATTTTACTAGCAGTTGCTATGCTATCATATATAATATTAGACTCTACACATAATATATTACGTTTTTGATTAGGTTTATGTAGGAGTATTTGATGTATTTCTGCATTAGTGAGTTTTTCATAGTCTTCTTTATATCGCCAATGAAAACCACCTGCTGTAATCTGAGAACCTTTACAACATTGAGATATTGCTGAACCTTTAGGTCTTTTAAGACATTTATTAGTAGCTTCTAGCACACTATTATACACTTGTTTTGTCTCCAAACATACTACTGGTTTATATTGTGCCTTGCCTATATTATGGCGTGCTTCCTCAGAAAGTTTTACCCCTAATGTATTACCAGCAGTAGGACAAATGTTATACCCTTCATTTACTACATTTAGCGTGTCTATATAATACTGTTCTCTTTCTATAAGAATTGTTTTATCTAATACAATTTCTACTACTTCAAACACTAAGTTGGCTTTCCCATATTTATTATAAGCATTTTGTAATTTAGGGTTGCGATGTTTTTGCTGTTTCAGTTTCTGAAAATGTTGCCTTTTCCTTGCTTTCATATTTACTGAGGACCCAATGTATATCTTACCATTAATTAAATTACGTATCTGGTATATCCCAGACTTCTTAGGTATACTTTCCATTATTTTATTCTCCATTAATATATTGACATATTAAAATATAATAAGAAGCTCCCATAACAATATGAGAGCAATGTCAAAAATATATTAATGTATATTAAAATATAACTTATTCTCTTGATGGTGTGTGCACATTCTGTAAAGCATGCTTTTTAAGGGGCATACACCCACAAGTTCTTGAAGGTGACTCATTACAATACCCTAACGCTTTACATTTAGGAACCAGATAAGGTTTTAGTTCTGGTATCTTATCTGTAATAAGTTTAGCCATTTGTTTAACCATATTCCTTATTTCATACTGTGCATTAGTACACAAGCGTTCTTGGCACAAATGAATTAAAGCTCTCAGATTTATTGAGACTGTAAGGTTAGTACAGCAAGCGTTAGGAAGGACCATACGAGCGTCCTCTGCTGGAACACCTTCATGGTTTAAAAGGTCCAGATACATATTGTTAATATCACTCATGTATGACTCAAACTTTTTCTTTAGTTTCTCGTCTTTAGCTATTGAAGGTGGAATAACATAGTCAAACCCTTTTTCAAACTCACAATATCTCTGGCTTTGTTGAGAAAAGCTAATACCAACCCGGTGTCTTACTAACTGGTGTGAAAGTGCACGACTTACCCCAGAAATAAAGAACGTGAATTGGACGTGTTCAACTGTACTTGTATGACCCGAGTCTAACACGTGTCTAATAAGTTTCCACTTCTTTTCCCAGCCTGTTGCCCCAGTAAGTTCCTCTTGAGTCTTAGCATATTGCTCTTGAGGTGTCCCTTCAGCATAACAAGTTCTACAAGCTGAATATAATTTATCTACTACCTCTACCTCATTAAAAGGCATTACAGAGAATGTCTGTTCTTGCATAGTTTCCTCCATGTATCAAATTGATGTTCTGTCGTTGGTAAAAAGCACTGGAATATGCTCTTAAAAAAGTTTAGTATATTCATCTACTCATCTCCATAAACTTCTTTTGCTATTTCTACAATATTTTTTGTTTCTTTATAGTCACTATTATCAAGGTATTCTTGTACACACTCATCACAGTCAAACCATACGAAAACTTTATCTTCTCCACAGAAGTCTAGGATTTCACTTGCCAAAGTAAATAAAAACTCTACTGTATCTTCCGGGTGATATGCTCCATTATTAAGCATGTCTATAATAAGGTCTTTTTCACTTTCATACCTAAGAATATCTGGGTTAAATATTGGCATGTCGTCTAGGTAGGTCCAACAGGAGTTCTTACCCAAATAAAACAATGTTTTCTTATCTGTGTTAATTAAGTAGTATTCCCAGCTCATTACATCCCCCTAAAAACTTTCCTAAATTCGTACATAAACATACAGTTTTCATAGCACTCACAGTCTTTATTGCACGTAATACTAGGGTTGTAACAACCCTTTATAAGCTCTGATGTTACGTTATCTGCAATTAAGTTACCTTCTCTATACCTTTTTCTTTCACCTAAAATGTACTTTAAATTTAAGACACTTCGTGACCTTCTATAACCTTGCAACATTAAAAGTCCTTTCTTTCCAAAGCTCGTTCATATCTCTCTGTTACGAACACTTCGTTATACCACACGTCTTTTACCATATTGTTTACTATTTGGATAGGGATACCAACTTCAGCATTAGGATGAGTGAAGATTACACTTTCCTTATTTATATACAATGTAAACAATGAACCAGCGTGGTAAGGTGTAAATTCGGAGTACATCATAGTAGATACTCCATATTCTTCTCCAACTTTCTGATACTCTTCTATATTATCAACATAGTTGTCGTTTATCAAGACTACCAAGCATAAAGATTTTGTCATGCCTAGTTGCTCCATAAGCAACTTAAACATATTTGATGTAGTTTCTGATAGCTCTATGTAGGCTACCAAAGGTCCAAAAGGGCACCATAACGGAGTTTCTTCTGGTGCTCTTCCCCAAATAGCAAGTGTTTTGGTTTCTTTATTGAACACACAGTTAAATTCTTTTGAACGGATTTCTTTCTTCTCTAAGCTCTCTACAACTTGAAATTCCACTAGTTATCCTCATCTGTTACACTATTCTAATTCATGTAGCAAGCCTTACCACCACCATAACGCAAGCATTCGTTTACAGAGTTTTGTTTCATGATTTTAACCAGCTCTCTGTATTTTTGTTGAGCTTGAGCTTTACTTGTATAATGGTAACTTCTGTATCTGGAAGAATAGTTAAACATAATAAAAATTATACTTCCGTCAAGTGTAATTTCTTGTATTGCTCCAGTGTTTATAACAGAGCTAGCACTATCTTGCATTTCAAGTACCTTATTACCAGCATAAGCAAAAGGTGCTATAAATAGCAGTAGAGCTACTATAACTAAAAATTTCCTCATTTACTTCTCCTTATTTACATGATTATACTAGCACAACTAAACTATCTTGTCAAGTTTTTTATTGTCTTTTTGTCTACATCCAGCCAGATAACCATGTACAGTGTACGTGATGGGACAGATAGACGCTGTGAGCTTGTAGAGGGTTTTATTATTCATGACAGTAGAAGCTGCGAAAACGAAATCGTCAAAATCCCCAGCGAAGTCTTTTAATGTGCATTTGTACCCACTATCCTCTTTAAAGATTTTTTCGTTTATTTTATTTGCAACTTTATGCCCTAAGAAGGTAGTGGCGATTAGAGTGCCAATACCTATTATGGTTTGCCATATTTTAGGGAGGGGTTTGGTTATCTTGTTTGATAAAGCTAAGAACCCAAAAGGGATAAAAGTATTCCCTACAAGTTGGTTTACGCTGTCTTTATATTTATACTTTCTGGTTTCTGGTTTATCTACTGCAAGCCCGGCTAATAAGCCACCTAAAGTAGACACAGTGCAGAGTTCAATTCCTTCCTTAATTCCTAGTTCTAAGTTGGAAACCCTCTTTAATACATTACCAGTTCCTTTACCTTTAATTAAACCTCCAATATAGGCACCAGTAGCAAGGGCTGTTCCAGCAATTACAGCTACCTTAGTCCTAGTAGGAGCGTCATAACTCCCTCTGACTTCCAATTAAACTCATAAACCTCCACTACAGATTGTATATTCTACCCAGATATTTGCTTAAGTTGTGTCTACCCTCGTTATAATATCCGAAAGGACAGCATATTACTTGAGCTCTATTTCTAAACTTATATTCAGCCATGGAATGTATGTGCCCATGCACCCAGAGTTTAATATTGTCATGTGCTTTTATAAAGTCTTCAAGGGGACTTGCATAAGCTGCTGAAAGTACGTCAGTAACATACTTACCTCGGATACTTTTCATGCTAGGAGCATGGTGAGTTACCACAACTATTTTCTTATCTGGAAACTTATTGCAAGTTTCTTCGATAAAATTTAAACTTGTATTGAAATAGTTTACATAATCTGATGGAGTAACCAGTCTGTATGTTCTGCGAGTATTCTTATAAGTATACACATATCTAAAGTCGTTCATGCGATTATGTGCATAGTTCATAGCATAAGTTTGGTCATAGTCAAGGTCTTCGTATAATCTGAAGTCTGTGTATAATGTGCAACCTACTACAACAATATCTTCTCCAATTTCTTTGTATTGATTTTCAAGGAAAGATACTTTAGAAGTAAGAGGGAAGTCACGAGACAACTTATCAGCTATGTTCTCTTTTGTTAGATTAGTGTCTATGTGTCTTTCTCTGTCTGCTTCATACCCTTCATGGTTTCCTAAAATGAACACACCTTGATTAATATGCTTTTTTATGAAATTACTAGTAATAGTATAGCTACCAGAAGTATCACCAGCTATAAGATAAAAAGCGTCTGGGTCAAACTTAAGCAGATTGTCATCCTCATAGTGTGCATTTATGTCTATGTGTAAGTCACTGATTATGCGAAATTTCATTTCCTCAACCTCTCTTTTATTTTAAAATAGATTAATTTACATATTTGCTTAAATGGCAATGCTTCCAGCTTAAAAGATATGCCATAAGCAACATTGTCTTGATTACTAGAAAGGTAGACAACACCTTTATCCTCTTGTATTGTTATCATGACTTGAATATCCTATATAGCTTAGCTTCCTTGATAATAGGAAGTGAAAAATATTTGGAGTGTTCTTCAAGCTGTTTCAAACGGATTTCATTGTACTCTTGTAAAGCGAGAGGTAGGTCTGGTTGGTTAGTTAAGAAACCACTTTCTCCACACTCATACTTTACAATAAGCACAAAGTTCTTATCTTGTTGCGTTTGTGTTTGTTTTTCTTCTTCTTTTTTCTTAAACATAATTCTTCCTTTCACTACAATAACTCATAGTTTAGCCTTGTTTTATCCCTAAAGTATAGCCTTTGATTTAGCTCAAAGTCAAATGGCAGATTATATGTAGAACGTAGATAATCTGTTGCTCTACTCATAACAGAGTAAGAGACAGATTTCATATCTTCTTCTACTCCACACAGTTTTATTCTTAAGGTATAAAAGTCTATTCTAGGGATTTTAGGCAGTGCCAACATTCTCATCTGTAATATTGTACTAGCGTCTATAACAGCTTTATATAAGCGTTGTTCGTATTCTTCTATAGATGTACAACCTTCAGAAACGTATTTGTAGTCTATGGTGACTTCTCCATATGTTTTCTTTCTTTTGTGCATTGACTGAGACCATTCCTTTTTAACATACACTACTTCTAGGCTTGTAGTATTTTTAGCTACAAGAAGTCTTTCCAGTTGATAAGCTAGTTTTCTGTTTACTACATTGAGATACCAGACATACTCTTTGTTGATGATTTTCTTTATTTTATTCTTGATAGTTTTATATAAGAATTTCTTCGGAGTAAGCCTGTCACTTAATTTAGCCATAGCTTTCTTGAACTCTGGGTTATCAAATAACCTAACCTGTGCGTCAAAGTTGACGTGTCTGAACAAGTCATGTACAGCTCCAATAGACATACCACTGTCTTTAGCTATAAGCTCAATTATTTCTGGTCTCATCTTATTTGAAGCGTAAGCATAGATTTTTATTTTAGGTTGCACGAAATATGTACCTGTTTTAACCTCTTCCAGTATGTCATATAAGAACTCTATGCACTTGATATAAGAAGCATAAGTAGGTTTTATTCTCTTCCCGGATGGGTCAATTACTACAGAGTAGTCACATATTTTTAATGCTTGCTCAAATATTTCCTTGTCTAATATTACTAAAGTAAATGGTTGCATTTCTGCTGATGGTGCATACAAAGAGAATATGACGTGTTTCACATATTGTCTGAGGTACTGCTCAATATCTCTTGCTGGAGCATTAGCTATGAATTTCGGATACTCTGTTACTCTCCATTTATCCATAAGCACTGTCATGCATATTAATAAGTCAAATAATTCGACTTCTCCTGTGTGTCTAAGACGTTGAAACAAGTCAACAAAGAGGGAAGTAGAGAAGTTTATAAGGTTGATACTAGGTGCATTACCTCTAGCACTTACAAGAGGTCTCTGCAAGTGATGTCCAAAGAATATTCTCTCTGTAGTGTCTACAAAGTCCTTATTAACAAACTTATCCATAGCAGTTATTTTAAAGTCGTTTTTAAGAACACGAGTAGTAATGAACTCTGCATAGTCCTCCCCGAAAGTCTTTTCTATATTCTCATACAGAAACTTACAGACATGCTTTATATAAGCCATTCTCTTCAGCTTGGCTTCATTCTGCATTGGAGTTAGCTTCTCATTATATTCGTAGTCACTGTCTTTTATATGTTCTTTGAATAACTTATTAAACCTATACACTCTTCTTCTCCACTCACACCACTATAAAGGTTTATTTAGTTACTAATTCTACTTCAAAGTTGTACTGCTTTGTTAACTCTGGGTAGTCAGACACAATTTGTTTTACATATTCTGTAGCTGATTTACGAGAGTCAAACTCTTTTTCAAATACAACCATGCCGTTTGTTTTGTTTATTTTCTTAACCTTGTAAACTGTTACAGGAGCTTGGTTATCTTCTTGCTCTTGAATAGTACTTAGCTCTTCATCTGAAACACCAAACAGCTTTTTCATGCACTTTTCTATTTTCTCTTTTTGAGAAAGACCTTCAAATTCCTTCTCTGCTTGAACACGTTTAACTTCTCCGTCTAAGTCCATAACAGGTAATTTGTCTATGTCAAGAGATAGTAATTTGATTTTAGAGTCTATAGGCATTTCTTTTTCTGATGGATTAGTACCTAAAGTATTTTTCAACACCAAGATAACAGGTTGTAAGAACTCTAAGTCCTCTTCACTGTCATCTGTGATTTTGTTATTCATACAGTCCAAGAAAGCGTTTGTAAGCTCTGGAATGTAATAGCTTATTTCTCTAAGTCCTACAACAAACTTGCTCTTGATTACTTCTACAGGGTATTCTCTTACTATTAAGTCACCACAAGACTCTCCGAGCATACCTCTAACAATATCAAGCATTCTGTCCACAAATAAATGAACAGGGAATATATCTGTATATCTGTAACTTACTAAGTCGTTTAATATAGGTTCGTCTAAATATTTACTTAACTCTGCTTTGTACAAGTAAATATATTTTTCGTTACAGCAGACTAATAAAGTATAAGCACCTATGAGTTTTTCTGTAGGAGTGTTTGCTCTAAGCATTGTTACAGCTACTTCTCCTTCTAATGCTATATGTTGTAAAATTGTTAGATTTTCTTGGGTTACATATTCTTTTTTAGTTGCTTTTTGTTCTGCCATGATTTTGTTATCTCCTATATTTTTCTGTTTACAGATATATTGTAACAAACTTTATTCATCTTGTCAAGTTTTTATTGAACTTCTTTTTTCCGTAATGCCATTGCTTTCTTAAAGGCATTTACTCCTTTAAAGTCTATAAGGTCATTCATAGCCTTTTCTGCGTCCTTTTTAGTTGCTACAGCTACTGGTAACTTAGTTGAAGTACATAAACAGCCTGTTGACTCTTCTGATACGTCTAATACATTAGGAGACCAAGGTTGTATGCTCTCGTGCAATATTAGATTTATCTCTAAGCTGTTGTACTTGAATGGCATGACAACACCGGGCACTTCTATGAATGTCTTATCTTCTTGACGTATTCTTACTTTATCTTTCAGTTTCATATCGCTCTCCGTAATTTAAAAACTAATTTTTATTTTGGGTAGAAAAAAGGATAGGATAAAAACCTACCCTTTTTTAATGTATGTTAATAGCTTATTGGAAAAAATAAAATGTATTAGTCTTGTACTCTTGATAATGTTCTTGGGTCCATTTGAACACAAGCTAAGTATGTTCCTTGAGGACAAGTAATATTACCATGTTCTCTGTGAGTAACAGCGAAAGGACCATCTGCTTTAATAATTTTTACATTATACTCAGCGTCACGACCAAAGTCATTTTTAACAGGAAGGTCGATAGTGCAGTCCATAACTGTACATTTAGTTCCTTTCAAAGGTACAACTTTGTGGTCCCCAGTAATAGCTTCACCAAATTGTAAGTTCATAGATTTGTTTTTAGGTTCTTTGATGTTTTTTACTGTAGGAGCGTATTTAGCGTATTGTACGTTATCAAAGCTACCTTCTGTTTCATCACCTTTTCTAAATAAGTAAACGTCACCTTGTCTGATTTGCTCACATCTTTCACCTTTAGGGAATGATGTAACAATGAAAATATCTGCTGGATGTTTAGCCATAATTTCAGAAAACTCTACAACGTCTTTGCTGAAAGAAGGTGTGCTTTCCAATACTGTTTTGTACTCGTTGATAAATTCCTCAGTAGTCTTTTCTCTTTGACCTTGAGCGTTTGCTCTGTTTTCAATTTTGATTGTAGACATTTTTTGTTCTCCTTTTTAACTTTCTTAAAATGTAACTAACTATTAAAATATCTTTTGTAACTTTATAATATCATGACATTTTCATCTTGTCAAGTGTTTTTTCTTCTTCTTGTAATTTTTCCATAGAATTGTACACGTCTATTGGAAGAATGTCTCCTTCAGTGGTCTTGAACATGTCATGGTAGATGTTGTTAAGGTATCTGTCCATGATTTCTTTTTGACCAGTAATGAAGTCTTCAAACTGGTTTATTCTTGCAAGAGTTTCTATGTTAGACCACTTGCTTCTGTTTTTATCTTGCATAACCTCTACAAATGCTTGTAGTCTCACTGTTTTATCCAATAGCTTTTGAGATAGAACGTCAACTAAGAAAGCAAAGTAGTCTTCTACATCCGTTGTGGGAACTACATAACCTCTGATAAGGTTGATTATTTTCTTCTCGTACTCTGTAATTTCCGTAAAATAAGTTTTCTCTTCTTTTGTCATGTTTATTTATTCCTATTGTATTATACTTCCTTTAAAAAGTAAAGTAAAGGGGACAGATTTTTAGACCTAACCCACTCTACTTTACTGATTTGCAGGGCAGGACACTGGGGAAGGGTGAGCGTCCTTCCCCAATATTTCAATTAGCAACTAATTGAAGGTCTTTTGATTTCTTCATCTGTTAATTCGATAAACAGGTTAGAAATATTATACCAAGATTTGATATATGTTGAAACGTCACCTTCTTTAAAGTATGGGCTTTGTGACAAGTAGTTCAAGTTTAGTGCGTTGTAGTACACACGTTGTGTAGATGGGCAAGTATAGCTAATGTAAAGTTTTCCGTTTGGAGACTTATTGATAGTATACTTCTCACCTTTGATTACTGCTTCGTCCACTACTTCTAAGTTTTCTCTTGACATATCAATTCTTTCTTGAACGATTTGTTGCAAGTCGTTGTTAGCAATGCTTTCACAGTCTGCCAAAGTTAAGCTGTCAAGGTCAGCAAATTTTGGAGGTAAAATTTGAGCTGATGGGTTAGACGGATTTGAGTATTCTTCGTCTATTTTACCTAACAATGAAATACGAGGTCCAGACGGACTTGCTATACGTATAATCATGTGAGTAATTTCCACATTGTCTTTTACGATTTGTTTCTTTTCTTCTAAGGTAGGAGCATTTTCCAACTTAGACACGATTTCTTCTGTCGTCAAGTTGTCATAGAATAATACTATGCAGTTGAAGTCGTCATACAAGCTGTTAATTTTCTTGTTTAGAGGAAACTCTGTGAAAGTACGAGAGCCGAACACGTCTTTTTTCTTTTCGTATTCTTGCTTTTGTCTTTCAATAGTAGGGTTTTCTTCGTAATCTAGCTTGTCTACGAGAAGGTCAATACCTTTTTGATATGTTTTAATATCTTCTTCGTTAGTTTCTTCTGCTTGACGAGCCTTGAAGTCAGCTATACGATATTTGATTTTTTCAATTCTCTTAAGACGTTTTTCTAAACGAGTACGAGGTCTGATTTGACCTTCCTCTGCCACTTTGTCTTGGAAGTACACTTTTGTTGATGTTGCTACTTCTTCATAGAACTGGTCTGTACAAAAGTCGATTAATTCGTCCTTTGTATAACGTACTGCATTTAAAGTAGGTTTAATTTGTCTTTTTTCAATAGTTGATTTTGCCATGTTTTTCCTGCCTTTCTTCTTTTCTTTTTTCTTTATCTGCATTTCAACTGTTTCTGTAACTACTATACTACAAATAATTTATCTTGTCAAGCATTTTATTTAATTTTGTTTAACACATACTCTTTGAGCTCTTCGTTAGCGATTTCTTCACAGTCTGCTTCTGTAAGATTAGCCCAGTCTGAGTACTTAGACGGTAAACAATTAGTGTGTGGATTTGATGGGTCAGAATATTCTCCGTCAATTTTACCTTTTAGGGCAATACATTTTCTTGAGCATGTGGCTTCACGAATAACCATGTGAGTAATTTCCACATTATCTTTCACGATTTGTTTCTTTTCTTCTAAAGTTGAAGCGTTTTCTAGTTTAGAAACCATTTCTTCTGTCGTTAAGTTGTCATAATATACCACTACACAGTTTACATTATCGTAAATAGGACTTATCTTACCAGTTAAAGGAAATTCAGTATATGAGTGGGACGTAAATACGTCTTGTGTTTTTTCATATTCTTGCTTTTGTCTTTCAACAGTAGGATTTTCTTCAAAGTCTAACCTGTCTTCACATATAAGAATAGCTTTTCTATACTGCTCTTTTCGTGCTTCATCAGTTTCTTCTGCTAGACATTTCGCCCACTTATCTATTTGTGCCTTAGTTTGTTCAATTCTCTTAAGACGTTTTTCTAAACGAGTACGAGGTCTAATTTGATTTTCCTCTCTTACTGTATCTAAGAAATAACATTTAGTAGAAGTAGCTAACTCTTCATAGAAATTGTCGATACAAATATTAATTAGCTCTTCTGTAGAACATTTTTCAATAGTTGCTGTTGTCATAATTTTCTGCCTTTCTTTTTTTGTTTCACTCACAATGCTAGTTTATCACAGGTGATTTATCTTGTCAAGACCTTTTTCTCTTTTTATTTAATTTTCTTTTTTGAAGCTCTGTTTCCAGCTCGTCTATTTTGTCCTGTAGGGAGTCTGGGACTTCAAAGTCTGTGTCATAATAAGAGTTGTAGGCTTCACATATTCTGTCATTTATATAATTAAGAACATTATTTATATATCTGTCTGGCATGTTGGCTATGAGAATGTCATGACCTTGTTTGTTTTTCCAGTACCCTTGCTTGCCATAACTCATATTGCTCTCCTTTTTTCTTATGTAATTTCCTGTAGCTCTTTGTTTTCTGCTATTATGTCATAGCTTGTAAGAATTTTAAACTTGTATGTTTCTCCAAGCTGCGAATTGAATAAGGTGCATGCTCTGTCTACTATTCTTAGTGGGAATGTCCCTCTAGCATACACAGTTAGTGAGTCACTGTTTTCTCTGTAGGAGCACCCTTTTGCTTTTGCTATAGGTATTAACATAGATGTTATAATTTCTTTATTAGACACCTTACAGTCTGGCTCTCTTATTATAGATATTTTCATATCTTTTATATTATCCATGTCTAATATTATTTTAGATAGCTTCTCAGAATTTACATAACCAAGACAATTTGTGTTGTCCTTGATGAGCTTCATAATAGTTTCTAAGTTCATTTTTATGACCCCTCTTCTAAATATTTTACTGTGGTTATTAAGTTAAAATTTAACACAAAAAAGATAAATTGTCAAGCATTTTGTTGACAACGTGAAAATACTGTGTTATAGTAAAAATATGAAAAGTATGGATATAAAAGAAAGTTTCTGGTATACTTTACAGGAACTTAAGAAAACTGCTAAGCCCACTTCTACATTGTGTCCAGTGCAAATATTGATGAACTCTAAAGGTGTAATATATTGTACTGATTGTCCTTACATGTTTCACCAAAAAGTTGAAACTGAGACACACACAGAGTATATATTTAATTGCAGTTGTAAAGGAATTTCAATGTTAAGGTAAGATAATGAGAAAGGTTAAAAAATGGGAGATAAAACATCAGTAGAACTTAAAGAAATTAGAAATGCTCTAATTTTGTCACGAGGTGAAACTTGTAGAGCAAATAATTTGCTTGGTTTCAGAAAGTGTGTAGACTGCCCATTTGATATAACTGACAGTAGTGGTAAGCATATGTGCTTTGAAGCTGACCTTGAATTACAATTTATAACAACTTCAGAGATAGTTAACCTAAAAGATGGTTGGGAAGTAACAATAAAACGTGTAGGATTATTACAATGAGAAGAAAAGAATTTAATAAAGAAGATTTACACACCTTAAGAGTGTGGTGGACACTGGCTTTCGAGAGTGGAGAAACAGAAATATATAACCAGTGTAGAGAATACTTTGATAAAAGGTATGGGGAATACCTAGAAGTAAAGAGGTGTTGGAAAACACATAAGAAGTGGGAAGAGCTAAAAGGCAGAGATTTATGTTATGTCCCGGAACATCCTCTTAACACAGATGGCATACTTGAATTTTACTACAAGAAAGATGACTTGATAAGAATTTGTGGTGAATGTAAAGTAATTGCTAAGAAAGTATTTAAAACTATGACTGGAGAAAAGCCAGAAGAAGCATACAAGGCTCTGTTAGACCTTTACTATGACTACTTTGTAAACGAGGAAGATAGCAAGTTGAATAAGAGCTTACTTAGCAAATGTGCTTATAGACTACTTGACGAAAAAAGAAAGAAGCAAGTAGACGAAGTTATGAAGAAAAGAAACTTGATAAATTAAGTAAGCTGTGTTATAGTAATTGTATGACAGGAGAAGAGGTGTTTAAGTAATGGGTTTAAGAAGATTAAACAAACTGCTAGATAATTTTGAGTCTAATTGCTTACTAAGGGATTGTGCACTAGACACCATTTTAAGAATAGACCAAGGTTTCAGTGAAGAGTGTGAATATTGCCCATTATTTATAGCTCATACTAAGTTATGCATGCTAGAATTGAATGTACGGTTACTAAAGTAAAGGAATGAGCATGCTAGATAAGTTTGACATACAAAGACTAGAAGAACTAATGGACTGGATGAAATTTAAACGAACTGATTGTGTTTGTGATGAGTTACTTTGTGATTATTGCCATTCTTGTCCATTACTTATTTCAGATAATTTGGTTCATTGTACTATGGCTGATGAATTTTCTAATATGACTAAGTAAGGTGGGAATAATGATTACGACAGGAACTAATATTAGCATAGATAGTTTAAGTAACATAGTACAGTTTGCAGAGACTTACGGATACCTTACTTGTAGCCAAAGTGAGCTAATTGGTATAGGTTGTTCAGAATGTTCATATTATGTTTCAGACAAAATGTTAAGGTGCTACATAGAGGATGGACTTCCTACGCTAATAAGGTAATAGAAATGAATAAAGAAACGAAAAAATTAGAAAGACAATTAGGCTGGATTAAAGAATACCCACATTGTGTCTATATTACTTTGATACGAGGGGATAAGCGTCCTAATTGCAATTTATGTAACATTGACCTTTGTAGCATTTGTGTTCTTGAAGATTATACAAGAGCATTCCCAAAATGACTTGACAAGAAAAATATTTTGAAGTATACTAAAAAGTATGAGAAACGTGTTACCAAAAACAGTACGCAAAGATTACATAAAGTCCGTTACGACATACGCTGATTTGTGGTGCGAAAGATGTCGTGAGCAAAGACTTGTGTTCGGAAGAATAGACAATTTTATAGATGAGTTCTTGTCTTGTGAGGACTGTGATTTATGCTTCCCTCTTAAAGACTACAGTTTATTTTGTGACTCATGCATGTTTCGGTTTGATACATTACCTATGTTAGTGAGGTAGATTATGGCAAGGAAGAAGAGTAATTATTATACAAAGAGATTAAAAAGTTTACTAAGCCTGTATAAACACGATAACTTATGTGTAGTGAGTAGATTGACTACTGGTGGATGTGAGTATTGCAAGTTCAGTGTTTACTATAAAGATGAGACTACTAGGTGTCATACTTGCTGTTTGTCACACCAAGACTGGGTTCATCTGAGAAGAGTTTTAAGGTAAATGATATGGCAAGAAAAGTAAAGAAAGTATTGAATATAATGAAACTTTTAGACACTGGCAGATGTCCTATTACTCCTACTGATATTAATTGTAGAGGTTGTGACTACTGTAATTACCACGCTGAAATAATAGAAGATGGACTTCGCTGGATGGTATGCCTATGGGGTTACACTTATGAGAACATTGAGTATTTGTTCTTGTAGTAAAGGAAGGGTAAAATGATAACATATGTAGAACACTTAAGAAGTTTCTTTAAACGTACATTTTATTCGACTTACATAGCAAGGCAGGACCTATGCTTGCACACAGATTTACTGGAAGGTAAAATAGTACGCTGTTCAGAGTGTATGAATAAAAAGATAGGTTGTTACAGTGACTTATGGAATAATATGGACAATAAGGTTTTACATGAGATACTAAAATAAGGTACAAGTATGGATAAAACAAGTATAGATACAAGTTTGATACACACAGAGTTAGCATACGATAACAAAGTCTGGATAGACATGATAAGAAAGTTTCTAGTGACAAAGAGACTGGTAGCAGAAACCGATAAAAGAAGTATGCTCCTTTACTATTACTCTAGTTACTTTCAGACTGTGGAATACTTGCTGTATGGTGACGAAGAAAAATATACTATGGGAATATATAGTGACCTCCCAGAGTTAATATAAAAATGAAAGGATAGGGCACTAGGAAGACAAATAAGACAGGTTAGCATATAGATGTATATATTTTTACACAACATATTACACCCTCGTTAAATGGCTTGCTAGACACCTTAGAACAAACATTTATGAAAAGTAAAAGAAAAGAAGAACATAAACTTACAGGTGGTTAATTCAGAAGCTATTAAGGTAGGAATAATATGATAAGTATGTTAGATTTAAAACTTACGATAGAAAAGATAGACTCGGTATATTATTCTCTGTGTAATATAGATACTTTAGCAAGAGCAGAAGATACACCAGAAAAATTGTATACTTGTGAAAAGTGTATTTACAGAGAAACAGTTGATGAACACAATATAATATGTCCTCACAAGGTTATAGCTAGTGGAGATGATGTAATAAAGTAAAGGACATGATATGAAAGAAGATAAGATAAATATTGAATATGCAATTACAGCTTCAAAGTTAAAATATCCCTCGCTATGTGTGATAGATACGTTAATAAACTTGTATGATGTACAATTTTTAGGGTGTAGAAATTGTATTTTCAGAGATACAAGTATAGATGATGATGTATCGTGCTTTGTTAATATAACAGATGGGAAAGAAGGTGTGTTAAAATGAAAGAAGTTATAGAAAATATTTGTGAAATAACTGATGAATATGGTGCAGACTTATGCGATATAGATACACTGGTAAGAATGGATAAATATGGTGAAGAATGTCTTAGCTGTGAAAATTGTATTTTCAATGGAGTAGATAAGAAATTTGGTTTAGATATAGCAGGTTGCCCTTATGAATGTACTGGTGACGAAGATATATTAAGGTAGATTGATATGAAAGTTAATAAGAAAAAAGTAATAGAAGAAGTTGTTAGAATAAACGGTGTAGACCTATGTAGATTAGACATGCTAGTAAGAATGGATGAGTATAATGGAAAATTCTTTGCCTGTGACGAATGTATTTTTAAAGATACCGGGAAATTTTTATTGATGTGCCCTTATAAGTTGGTAAATAACCATAGAGGTGTGGTATGTTAGGTGGGTGTAATGTAGTAGAAGACTTAGGAGATATTCTTATGGAAGTTGACTCTGGTGAGTCAGAGCTCTGCTGTGCAGATATGATAATAAGAATAGATGAAGAGCAAGATAAAGTTCTCAGTTGTGAAGAATGTATTTATAAAGGTACAGAAGCAAATATATTAATGTGCCCTTACGTATGGAATATTAAGATGATGAGAAAAGTGATATGCTAAACATGAATGCAACAAAAAAGTTTGTTTATACGAAAATAAGTGCAATGAATATAAAAGAGGATAACATAGATATGATAAAAAGGCTAAGTTACAACCTGTTATGCAGTGTAGACACAATAGTAAGAACGAACATAGATAAAGGTGGAGTGCTTAATTGTAAAGAGTGTATTTATCAAGATACAAAGGAGCTAGGCTATACAGGGTGCCCCCTTAGACAGTCGCTAAAGAAGGTGTTAAGATGAATGATAGAGAAGCTATGATATGCAGATTAAAAGAGCTAAGATACAGTAACACATACTGTATCTTAGATACATTGATAAGAATAGATGAAGATGTACAATGTACACATTGTGCTTTTAAAGATACAGATAAGTTGGTGTATTTCTTAGGCTGTCCTTTTAACTGGGGTTGTACATTTGGCAATAATAAGAACATGGTGAAATAAAATGATGGAAGTTATCAGAAGAATAATTAGAATGGATAAGCAAGGTCGTCTCACAATATGTGGTATAGACACATTGATAAGAATAGATGAAGGCTTAGGCTTGACTATGTGTAACAACTGTGCTTTTAAAGATACAGGATTAAACTTATTAGCTTGTCCTTACAGAAGTTTGGTTAAAGAGGAAATAAAATGATAGAAGTTATTAAAAAGGTTGTTAATGCACACGAGCATGGTAGCTTTATGAAATGTGGCTTGGATACACTGGTAAGAATAGATGAAAAAACATGTTTCATTGATTGTAATAACTGTTCTTTTAGAGATATAGAAGCAGATATATTAATGTGTCCTTACAGATATTTAATTAAGAACGAAGTACTATGAATAATGAATTAACGAACTTAGAACGAACAATATTAAGAATAGAAGATACGCAGTATTATACCTTATGCAATATAGACACACTGGTAAGAGTAAACGACCCACAAGAAGATTTGTGTGATTGCACAAGATGTGTTTTCAAGGATACGAAGGAACTAGGTTATATAGGGTGCCCTCATGAATGGGGTTACGTAGTATTAAAGTAAAGGGATGACTATGAGAGAAACTGTTGTTGATATAATAAAAAGATTAGACAGGGATTTGGTCTGTACAATAAATACATTAGCAAGTATAGACTATGAAAAGCACAGTGGTAGAGTCTTTAGTTGTAGAGATTGTATGTTTAAAGATACGATTAGTATGGGGTTATGCCCTATTAGCTTGCTAAGCCAGTTTCATATAGTAAGATAAAGTGAAAGGAAATGATTATGGCAGAAGATTTGTCACTAAAACATAGCCCAAACATAGTAAACATAGCAAATGTAGAAGACGCTGTTAGAACAGTGGAATTAGACTACACCGATTTATGTGGCATGGATACACTGGTAAGAATAGATGAACATCCAGATGTATTTTCTTGTGAACACTGTGTTTTCCAAGATATAATAATAGATGATTATATGGTATGCCCTCTTAAGATTATAGGGGAACTTCTTCTTTTAAAATGATAAGAAAGGAAATAATATGAAAGATAATGTAAGAGGTGTTATTGCAGTAGTAGATATGCGTTCCACTTGTTTATGTGCCGTAGATACAGTAATAAGAATAGAAGATAAAGATATAGACGTGTATAGTTGTAGTGGCTGTGTTTTCAGAGATAAATTAGACACAGTATTATGTCCTTACAGAATAATGAATACTCGTGGTCGCCGGGTTCTTTTATAAGGAAGATGTGAATATGAGTGATAAAATTAAAGGTATTATTGCAAAAATAGATTTGAGTCATACTAGCTTATGTGTCGTGGATACGTTAATAAGATTAGATGAGAAAGATTTTGATAATTATTGCAGGGGATGTGTTTTCAGAGAGGAAGTAAAGATGTTAGTTTGCCCTATAAGATGTAAGTATATCAGAGGTCTTAGGGTTCTATTATAAGGAAGGTGTTATGAAAGATATAAGCAAGCTAAAAAGATTGTTAGTAGAAATGAAGATAGATAGGACTATAGGCACAATGTTATGTGCTATGGATACGTTAATAAGATTGTATGATAAAGATTGTAACTTAAACAGTTGTGTAGAATGTGTTTTCAAAGATACAGTTACTATAGTAACCTGCCCAGTTAAGATTGTAGGGGATTGCTCTATAGTAGAATAAGAGGAAGATAAGCATGAAAAGACTGATGATAAAGAAATGTTTAGAGATAGGAGAAAGAGGGGTTCTAAAGAAATTTGTGAGAAACTATAAGAGTGTGTATAGCATGTGTATGTTAGAACACTTAATAGAAGACGAATACCCTTTAGATGAGAGTAATTATTTCTGTGAGAATAAATGTGAAGCTCTGCATATGTGTAACCTAGCTTTATATGCTTGCTTATTATAAGGAGAGAAGTATGGATATGGAAGAATTAAGAGATAGAGTAAGATTTATAGAGATGTGTAAGACAGAAGGAGAAGAGGTAGATATGGTGCTCTCTGGCAGAATATGCCAAGAATATAGTATTATGAGTGATGATAAATGTATTTGTGGGTATTGTGATGGTGAAATAGGTGATATTTGTAATAAGTCAGACAGTGTGTATTGGGTGCTCAAATAAGGAAGTAAAATAAATGGTGAAGGTTCAGTTAAAAAGATTGTTAAATAGTGCAGATGTGCTAAAGAGGAATTGCTTAGCAGACTATATTGTACGGATAGAAGATGACTATTTATTCTGTGAGGGATGTGGTTACAAGAATGCTAGCTTTAGAATGTGTCCACCTAGATTAGAAGCAGATTTAGAAGAGTTGAAGTAATGAAGTTAAGTAAGTTAAAAAATTGTGAGCATAGTTGTTTTAATGTATGTACGTTAGTAGGCAAGAGTGTGTTAAAATGAAAGATAGAATTATAAGAGCGTTTAAAGATAGAAAATATTACATATACAGGAATTGTGCGTTAGAAGACATAATAAGAAACAATAATGATAATGCGTGTAAAGACTGCGAATATAATTGTATTGATAAATGTATATTAGTGGGTTTAAAGGTGTTAAAGTAGTTGCTTTCTCTTGACAAGATGAATTTCCTATGTTAATATAAGGTAGGAAAGGAACTTTATATGCTACAAAAATTAGAGACAGTATTAGAAGATAGCAAAAATTATCGACTTGAAGAGTGTGTTATAGACTCTCTTATGAGATTAGATAGTGACTGTTCAAACTGTACAAAGTGCCAATATGCCATATGTGACATAGAGGAAGAAGGCATGATATGCGAAATAGAGTTAATTGATGAACTTAGTGGTGTAGTATAAAATGATAGAAGCAAGACTAAAGAGAATAATAACACTAGTAAATAAAGCTAGGTTGGCAGAAGACAGATTGCTTTCCTCACGCTGGGACTGCATGCTGGACTCCATTATAAGAATAGAAGAAAAGTACGTCCATTGTGAAAACTGTGTTTTTAAAGATGTATTCTTGTGCACTCATAGAGGAGAAGCTAAAAAGGTATTGATATGATAAAAGAAAGACTGAAAAGTATTATAAGAGATATTAAATATTTCATCCATGACGAATGTATGATAAATTCCCTTATGAGAATAAGCTGTAATAACTATGAGTATTGCCAGTATTGCCTTTACAATATGCACGTTACAGATAATGGCTATGTATGTACACAAGACATAGATGTAAATGAAGTAAGGTAAGAGATGATAGAGAAATATATTGTAAAAAGAGAAGAAACAGTAAAAAGAATAAGAGAGATATACACAGACAGAAAAAATTTCATAAGTAGTGACTGTGCTATAGACGCTCTCTTGTTAGTAGATGGTAATACCTTTGATAGTTGTCAAGGTTGTAGCAATTTTGCACAAGTACAGGATACATTTTGTGCTTGTATGAAATTAGGTTTGCAAGAATTAAGGTAAAAAAATGAAACAGAGTAAATATATAAAAGAAAAACATAGATTAAAAAGAATATTAGAAAATAAGCTAAATAAGGATTATTACGGAAACTGCATGCTAGACAGACTTGTAAGGTTAGAAGTAAGTTTATTCCAATGTAAAGGCTGTGTTTTTAAAGATGATGTAGGTATATTTATGTGTTCTAATAGGCTTGGAATATTTAAAAGGGAACTAATATAAATGGAAGAAAGACTAAGAGAAATTTTAGAGGAAAGAAAAAATTTCATACATACAGCATGCTTAATAGACTCTCTTTTGAGAATAGATGATGAGGACATAGAGTATTGTAAAGGATGTTATTACAATGAATGGAATAAGGATTATAGTGTAAAAGTATGTGTCCTAGATATAGATGTAAACGAAGCAAGGTAATAAAATGGCAAGAAAACTGATAGATAAATTAAAAGAAGCATTTATAGAAAGAATATTCAGTTATGATGAATGTTTGATAGACTCTCTTATGAGGATAGATGAGGAAGAGACATGCTTGTGTAAATATTGCTGTTACTGTAACTGGAATATAGGAGAGACTACCATATGTAAAAATACCTTGGATAGAAAGTTAAGAGAGGTATTATGATAGACAGAATAGAAGATGTTTTACAGAATAGACAGCGTTATGACCGTAAAGAGTGTATAATAGGTTCTCTTCTAACAATAGATGATGACGATTATGGCACTTGGTGTTGTAATAAGTGTGATTATGTTTGGCGTATTACAAATGGAATAAATGACTATGTTTGTTTACTTGACTTAGATTTAGATTTGGATGAAGTAAGATGAATGTGAAAGAAAAGCTAAAGAAAATACTTAGATATAGAAAATTTTTCTCATACAATGAATGCATAGTAGACTGCCTTATGAACATGGAAAGAGATTATGTACAATGTAAAGGGTGTAGTTTTCTGTTGTTTGCAGAAAAAGATGGCAGCTGTAATATTTGCTCTCATGCCTTAGATAGAGTTTTGAATGAGGTAGTATAAGTATGAGTATATTAAAAAGATTAAAAGGTATATTTGATGAGATGGATTTTATAGGAAATGAATGTGCTATAGACTCTCTTATAAGAATAGAAGATGATAATTTTGACAGATGTGCAAATATTTCTGAATGTTATTATGGCATGTATGAATTTGCATGGGTTAAAGTATGTAACTCTCATATGGGAGAAGATTTAAGAGAGGTAAGATAAGTATGAATAATAGACCGATAAAAGAAATTTTGTATAATTTGAATAATGTTGCTAGTTATAATAACTGTGGGTTAAATAGGTTAGTAAGAATAGATGAAAATAACCATGAGTTGTTTGGTTGCAAAGAGTGTGTTTTCAAAGATAGTGTTTGCTACCATGACGCTGAATTAAAAGATGTAAAGAAGGTAGTTAGATGAGTGGTGAAATAGATAGAAAAGTTTTACACGCTGCAATGTTGAGGATAGAAGATTGTACCTCTCTTGCTCTTTGTGCTTTGGATACAGTAGTAAGAATAGAAGATGATGAGAAGAAACTATTTGACTGTAGATACTGTGTTTTCAAAGATGAAATAAAGATGTTAATATGTCCTAACGAAATAAAAGAAGATGTGTTAAAGTTGAGGTTAAAATAAGTTATGAAGAAACATATGATAAATAAGCAAGTTTTAAGTTTGTCAATAGAGACATTTAATTTTAATTTGTATTCTTCTATTTGTGCTATGAATACGATAATAATGATGGATAAGAAAGGTATGTGTAACTATTGCTTATTTAAAGAAGATTTAGTATGCCCCGGTGTAATAAAGAAAAGAGATGTAAGAGGGTTAGTATAAATGAGAAATAAAAGAGGTAAATTAGATTATATTAGTTTTATTTGTGGTACAGATATGAATAATGTTTGTGCTATGAATAATATAATAAGAATAAGTGAAGTGAGTCTGGGCTATTATAATTGTAGAAATTGTGTGTCAGTAGATACAATAAGTAGAAATGTAGATTGTCCTTTGATAAGAAAAGGTGTGTTAAGAGGGTTAATATAAATGAGTAGTGTAAAAGGTAAGTTAGAATATATGGATTTTATTTGTGATGTAGAGAAAGATGTTTCTCTATGTGATATAGATATGGTAATAAGAATAGATGAAGAAACTTATGCTTGTGAAAAATGTGCTTTAGTAGATACAATAAGTAGAAATGTAGGTTGCCCTCTTATAATAAAAGAAAATTTAAAAAGTGTAGAGTAAGATGAATATAAAAGAAAAGTTGAAAGATATATTAGGAGAAAAATATTTCATATTTGGAGAATGTATGATAGACTCTCTTGTAAGGATAGATAAGATAGGTACAGAAGTACATACATGTAGAGAATGTACAGTAGCAGATGTAGTAAGAGAAGATATGATAGGTACAGTATTCTGCCCTTTAATGATGAAAAGAGATTTAGAGTTCAGAGTAAAGTAAGAGGTAAAACAGTTATGAATAAAGATGTATTAGAAGAAGTAATAAGAGTAGAAACACTGAAGAAAATAAGAAGTATATTTGAACAAATGCAAGTTATAAGGTATAGTTGTTATATAGACTCTCTAGCAAGAATAGATGAGGAAATGTATGATTGTGATAACTGTATATTAGCAGATACAATAGATGTAAAAAGAGATGATATATTGGGTAAAGAAATTTGTCCTTTAGAAGTAAAAGGAGATGTAAGAGTATTAAAGTAATTTATGAGTAATAAAGAAGTAGTAAAGGAAATAAAAATTATACTTGGACAGAGTTGTTACTTTAGTAATGATTGTACTATAAACTCTCTTATAAGAATAGAAAAAAGATGTACTTGGAGTTGTGATGGTTGTGTTTTGACAAATACAATAAATACAGAAAGAGTAATGTGCCCTTTTGTAACAGAAAGAGAAGTAAGGATACTGAAGTAAGTAATATGAGTAAAGAAGAAGTAGAAACAATAAGATATGTATTTAAAGGGAAGTATTATTTTAGTGAAGACTGTACTATAGACTCCCTTGTTAGATTGGATAGTAATTATAAATGTAAAGAATGTATGTTAGCAGATATAGTAAATACAGTAAGAATAATGTGTCCTTTAATAATGAAAAGAGAAACAAGAATACTAAAGTAAATATTAGTAGTATAAGTAATAATTCTGGCATGTTTTTAAAGTAATGATGTTTCTACCTAGTTAAGTTAAAGGTTCTACCTAGTTTTCTCGGATTTCTTACTTAGGTAATACTACTACCTATAGTGGGTAATATTTAGTACTACCAATAGGTAGTAGGAAACATGAGGTGAGTATACCTTAAAAATAACATGCTATATCCATTGCTATATAAGGCTTACAGCCTAGTCCAGCAAAAGTAGGTGCAAAAATGTGGTGAAAATATGAGAGAGGGGAAAGGAGGAAATATAGATAGGAGCTGTTTTGTGAGAAGGAAATCCCTGTGAAAAAAGAGAGGAAAGAGAAAGAGGAAATTTGTAGTTATAATATAGGGGTGGTGGTAAAATAGAGGTAAAGGGAGGGAGATAAGGGCTGTGTTTGCACCCCGGCAGGCTGTCTACAGCAGTAAACTTTACCTAGTCATGCCTGCTCCTTGCACTTCGTGCATGCGTCTGGCAAATTCTCTCTGCTCCTCCATGTCCCCCAGCAAATCAATCAATCAACCAATCTTCCCCAGCTCCTTTCAAATCATATTTTACAGTTTGGCAATCTTTCATTTTATAGTTTGGCAAAGTAAAAAATCATCAACCAGACTTTTACCTAGGATGTTGAGAAACTAATCAACCAATCAAATCACCTTCTATCGCAGTCTCTGTGCAGATTTGCACCTGTTTTGCGAGACTCTGGTGTGGTCAAAAAATGAGAAATTAGACTTTTACCTATGGAAGTTTCGGAAATCTAATCATCAAAAATCACCCTGTATCCCTTGCTATGACTGGGTTAGAGGTCAATCTAATCATCAATCAAATCGCTCAAAAATGAGAAATTAGACTTTTACCTAGGATATTGAGAAAAATAAATCTAGTGCAAAATATGGCTGTAAGCCTGTAGTAGCAATGGTTTCAGCCCAGTTCTCAATCGCAATCAGTTCACCTCTGCATATAGAAATCAGCAAAAGAAAAGCGATTGTGTGAGAGCCAATGTTACAATCGCTAATAATCCCTATCTTCCCTCTTTGTTATTTAAAATCTGTAAAGTAGTATGAGAGTTAATCACTACAACTGAAAATATAAATAACCTCTCCGGGAATTTTCAGAAATCATAGGAAGTTTACGGACTGTGACATAAGAAAAACTACCTAATCCTTTTCTTGAGGTAACACTTAAAAGAAATTGTAAACAGATTTGTAGTGTTACGGAGTTAGGTAGTTCTTATGTTGTCGAGGTAACAACAATCATAATATCTTTTTTACTTATTATTCCTTCAGTATCAATGGTACTATATCTGAATAATAATCTTTCATATACTGTATGATTTCTTCTCTTGATTTATCTTTAGGTACATCAACATATATAGTACGTAATGTATCAGACCTTTTAATATCTTGAAGAGTAATGTTAGGTGAGAGTACTAGAGTCGCATTAGCTAGCTCAGCAATCAACTGGCATGGCTCATCTATCTCTGTTACAGAGTGTACGCCATGTAATATGCCTATCTCATGCTTCTCATCCAGTGCTTCTATACCTCTTATAATACCTTGTAGTTGTTCTTCTGTATCTGTAGCTATCAATATATTTTTCATTACTCTTATCTATCCTTCTTATTAAAATTTTGTTATGTCACAATCATCACTTAGGAACATCAATAAATCTAATGCTAATCTAGGGAATATAGGAGCACTAGTATCGTATCTGAATGTATGGATAAACAGTGTATTGTCTTCTACTCCATCAACTACATAATCTGCATTAGGTCCCATAACAATCACTATAGTAGTAATCTTATCTCTATGTGCTAAATCATTCGCTTTGGCGTATTCTCTTTCTCCAAATGCACCTACAGAGGAAGTTACCTCATTAATAACATCTGCTTCTATCAATCCTCTTAGTAAATTCTCTTTTACTTGTTTTATTCTTTCTGGCATGTCTGCCACTATCATTACATTATATTTCTTACTCATAATTTACCTTTCTTCTCTTTACTACTAGTATACTACAGTTTGTTTTGTTTGTCAATAAATAATCAACTAAACTAAAATCCTCTTACTATACCATGTTGTCTATCAACAAACAATATGTTCAGTATATAATCTTCTAGTTCAGTTAGTTTACCACCCGGTGTTTCATAACCACCACAAGAGTCTACATACAATGTACTTACGTGTTCTCTATCTTCTGTGATGTCTTGTGGTATCTTGTATATGTCTATGCCGTACATATCAGACTCTTCAATATCCTGTGCATAAACCTCTATTTTATAATCTACACCAGTATCATTAAAGTTATTAATAAAGAAGTCAATCTTATCTATTATGATTTGATTTTTTATATTCATAATTTATTTCACCTTTCATATTACTTGTAAACTACTGTTATATCAAAGTTATCTTTCCACCAGTTATTAGTGAGAACTCTTGCTACAGTTGCTTTTCCTGTTAATATAGTTTCTTTATTTGTTAATCTACATGAGTACTTATTTACTCTACTAACATAGGTCGGGTATAAACTATGAGTCTTTAGTATTACTCCCCTTATATTATTCATGTTTCCTGTCTTGAAGTACTTGTATAGACCTTCTCTAGCATAGTTATTTCTTTTCATACGGACCTTACAACATAATGCTTCAAGCTCATCCATTCTTTTTTCTATTAGTTTTCTTCTTTCTTCTTGTCCTTCCACTTCTTCTAATGCAATCAGTCTATTTCTTAGTTTATATCTTAGGCTGTATGCTTTATCAAGGACTCTGTTTGCTTTGTGATAATCCTGTAAATAATCTTTTGTGCAACATCTTGCAGCTATCATATATTTACTATTACCACCTTGTAAATTACCATGGAAGAAATCTAATAGTAAAGTCTTTTCTATTTCTTCTTTTGTTAACGAGCCGTCTTTACCAAAAGTCCACTCTGAGTAATGTCTAGGGTATACATTATTGCTTGCTGTTTTTAATATTGCATAGTAAAATCCGTCATCTTTCTTTACTACTCTGCAAGTCTTTACTATTTCATAACTCATATTATTTAATCCTTATTGTTTGTGTCTGTACTACTGTGTTTGTGATGAGGGAGGGGAGGGCTTATTAAGCCACTCCTTCCACATATTCATCTTTACTTATTCTTTCATTAAAGGTTACTATCAATTCTGTTGCTGTATCAGGGATTTTCTTTTTGTCATTATAGACAACAATCTCATCATAGCACCAACGACCTGCGTAATCTTCATTTATACCACAGTAATCTCCACCACCTTGCCCATTAGATGTAGCTGTTAGTATAGGCAATGGGTGCAAACAATCTACATAACCTTTATCATCAATGCTTTCCATACTTCTTTTGATATATGTACTCATATCAATATATTCATTTCTTGTTATGTTGTAGATAAATTTATTTGTAGAGTTGAATTTACCATTATAGTTTATATAAGGTTTACGCTCAAGATTTATCTTTGCTATTGCGTTTTCATAAGCTGTTATTCTTTCTTTTCTTCTATCTACAGCTTTTTTATATTCCTCATAGGTTCTATACCATGAGTCATTTTGTTTTACTTTTTCGTATATGTCTTTCTTAGAGTTGCTTAACATATAGTATACATATTGGCTTATTTTTGTAGATGTGCCGTCTGCTGATACTCTTGGTGTTGTATCTGAATAATCACCCACCCACATTACCCTTGCTGGTTTGTTTAATAGCTTGTTACAAAAGCCCTCTGTGAAATAGTTGTAAACCCATGAATGTTCTGTAAGTTTCATAAAGTTGTACTGTTTTTCTTTGTCCTCTTTGCTTTTGTAATAGCTGTCGAAAACTGTTGTCTTGTCGTTTCTTTCTAATACTGGAATAAAATACTGTCCCATAGTTGTTACCTCTTTCTTTTTTAATCTGTATTACTGTTTACATTTATATTCTAACACAATTTATTTATCTTGTCAATAGTTTTTTATTCTTCTGTTGTTTCTTTTATCTCTTTTAGTTCTTCATAACTGGCATGTGTAGCTGTTATAAATTCCTTTTCCCAGTTCCTGTCATCATCTGAAACATCAGCGTTATAGGCGTAAAGGTCTATGTTATAACATTCACCACCATTCGTACTAACATGTAGTTGTAGTTCATTATTTATTACAATGTCTATCCAGTCATCTTGTTTACCTACTTGTACATGGTGTTCTTCTTCCTGTACTTGCTTAGGGATTAAGTGATACTCTGATAAGTTAATGATACCTTCTGTAACTAATGTACTAAATGAGCCAAAGGACTCAAGAACATAATCTGCTGTTACTGTTAGTTCTGGTATGGATTTCTTCTTTAATCTTTCAAGTGGATAGTTGTTTGATTTCTTAATTAGGAATAATTTTTCTTTCATATTTGTTACCTCTTTCATTTCTGTTTACATTGTTAGTTTACCACATCTTATTCATCTTGTCAAGTAAAAGATTTCATAGAATATCTTTTACAAGTGTTTTTGGTAATATAGAGGGGAATAATCCCCTCTACTTACTCTATGAGGTAACACTATTTAACTTGTCTAATATTGTTTTTGAGTATGTATCTTGCTTAGCTTTTCTTCCATGTATCACGAAACATACTTTATCTCTTGTTTTGCATTCTTCACAAGTACCCATACAAGATAATCCTTTTTCTTTCCATGTACTATCGTGAGGGCATACAAAATAATCATAGTCATTCTGCAACATCTCGCAATATTCTTTAGTACCATAGTTTCTTATTTCACCTATAGGTGTTTCAACAAGTGAGTAAATCACATTCACATTTGCAAGTGCATTCAATCTCAAGGCACTCTTAACTTTAGTGTATCCATAGAAGAATACTTGAGGATTAGCAATAGCAAGCTCCATACATTTATCAATGTATTCTTCTGAATAGAAGTCGCCACTCTCATGGTATCTTACAAGTGTAGTCCCTTTGTACTTTAACTCTCTTGTAGCAAGCTCCACAAAATCTGCTCTTTTTGTTACTGCTAGATTTCTATCCCAACGAGGTTGTACATGTGTTCTATCGCCATATCTTAGTGTAGCATAACAAGTCCCAGCACAAGTTGCACAGTTAGGGCATGTAGCTATTGGAGGGAGGTTTAAGATACTTACTTTAGCTGCTAATTTTGAGTTCTTACCCTCTGAAAAGATTTCTAAAGGTTTGTTTGTTTTAAACTTGTAGTTGTTAGAGTCCTCTACTATCCTACTAATTCTCTCTTGGAATTGTTGCATATTCATTTCTATGCATGTTTTTTGTTCTGTTGTTAATCTGTTTGTCATTGTTTGTTACCTCTTTTTTCTGTTTACACACTTATTGTATCACAAGTTTTTTATCTTGTCAATAGTTTCTTATTCGTTTTCGCTCCAGTCAAGTGTTGTCCATGAAACATCTTCACTTGTTTCACCAGTACCCATAAGCACTGCTAATCTCATGCCGTCTTTTATATGATATTCAAGAGTAATGTCACCAGAATAGTTAGGAATGACTGTTACCAGACCTCTTTCAACCCAGTCTTGTAGTTGCTCTCTGTCATATCCATAGTTAGTGAGGTCACTTGCTGTTACAACACATACCATGCCAGCGTCTGCTGCAAATTCACCTAACACTGTGTTGCTTTCATCTACTGTGAAAACTTTATTGCTCCAGTCCCCATAACCTGTATCAGCTGCGATTACTTCACCAAAGCTAAAATACTGTCTTAGGTAGTTGTCTAAGCCTATTGGGTCTTTTGAGAACTCCATATCACAATAGTGTTGCCAGTGTTCCTCTCTCATTAAATAGCATGGGTCTGTGATAATGAGTGTGTCATTATCTGCATGCATAGTCTGTACGCTTTCTTGAACTTCTATCATAGTTGTTACCTCTTTCGTTTACTTGTCTTACTTACATGACTATCTTACCACTTCTTATACATCTTGTCAAGTGCATTATCTTTTGTAATATCTTCATTTGTAATGACGAAACAAGGTGCAATGGGTGATATATCTTCATAAGTATAGTCAAGCCCGGTTATGTCTTGGTCGTAACAGTCACACATATACACATTGCCCATAACATCTTCCTTAAGATTATGCTCTGATAATGTTACTAGTATGCACATTCTGTCATCTTCTACATAAATGTCTATGTATCTTGAGAGTGGGTCGTCCATTACTTTTTGAGCTGTTAGTGTCATATCTACTAGAGAATATCCATTAGTATGTCTTACCTTGCTGAATAGTTTTTCTAGTGTTTCTAAGTTAAAAGGTTTACCTATGAACTCACTGAAAAATTCTCTAGCATTATAATAAGCTCTTTTTCCTGCTGAATATTCTGCTACTGTCATTTCTCTTTGGAATTTCTCATTATAAGGTGATTGTTTAAACAGCTCTACTGTCTGCTCGTTTTCAAGTAAATTTAAGTACATTGTTAATTACCTCTTTCTGTTTTACTGTTTACATTGTTATTGTATCACAATTTATTTATCTTGTCAAGAGTATTCTTACGAAACTCTTGACTTGTTCAACTAAGTGGGGGGTAGGGTTAATTACTTACCCATTCCCCGTCATCTCTTTGCCAATAGTCAAGACCTATGCTTTCTTTATACTTCTTAATTTTATGAATAGGAGGAATATCTCTTATACTTGACTTATACCAACAGTCATGATGTCTATACACATTCTCAACTAATTCACAAGTAGATAAAGGAACACCTTTAAACTCATGTGAAGTTAGCATGTAAATTTCTTGTGTATCAAGGTTAATAACATTCACAAATTCTGTACAACCTACTCCGTCAAAATCCAATACTACTGGAAACTTATAGTTTGGATTGAACATATAAGCATGTATCTTCATGATAATGTCCAGTATTTCTACCCCTGTATCCCTGCTAAATTGAGGAAACATAATGTTAAAAGGTATAGCGAATTGAGATTTATTCAGTGTATTGTCAAAACCATACTTTTCTCTTATAACACGAATTTCTTGCATTGTTTTTTCATCTGCTTTTTGTAGTGTGTCGATTTTTTCACCGAATGTTTCAATACGATACTTTTGTTTTTTCTTGCTTTTAGATTGTAAATTTTCTTTTACGAACTCCAGAAACTTTGTACCAGAATAGGTGAAATAGCCGTCCCATTGTCCATACTGCGACAATTTGATTTTATTGTCCTTGATTACTACTGTTAAATGTCTTGTTCCCATAGTTGTTACCTCTTTCGTTTACTTGTATTACTGTTTACATAATTAGTTTACCACAAGTTATTTATCTTGTCAACTACTTGTCAATATTAGTCATTTATTAACATAATAAAGTCAAGTTCTTCATTGAGCAACATGTCATAGACATCTGACCCTATACGCTCTTTAATGAGTTCCCGGTCCTCTGCTTTATAACCTGTATAGCACTCATCATCTGTTACAGTTTCCATTGTCATAACTTCATCTTCAAGATATCTAATAGCCTTGGAAGATATTTCTTTTGTGTTGTACTCTGTAACCTCTATGATGTCATAGTTATACTTGCTTTTTTCTTCCTGTGTAAAGGTGTCCTCTACAAAAGTCATTTTGTAAATATGCATGTTTGTTACCTCTTTCTTTTTTACTGTTTACATAATTAGTTTATCACAATTCATTTATCTTGTCAAGTAAAAGATTTCATAGAATATCTTTTACAAATGTTTCGTAGAATACGCTTGACTTGTCAATACCTGTTTGGGAGTTTTTAGGTTTCTCATGAAGTTTACATACTGTGCCATAAGAATTAGCAAAGAGAGGGATAGGGCGTGACTCGCTATCCCCTGTAGACCTAAACATACTATTAGGCTTACTCTTTACCACTCTTTGAGGTAACAATAATTAAACATATTCAATATCTATATCTAGGTCATGTACTATATCTTGTAACCTGTCTAAGTTTGCGTCATCTTCAAGATTAAGTAATAACCTATACTGATTATCTTTTTCGTAATACTCAAGCACTTCTATATCTTGAACATCAAAATCTGTTTCAAGTTCTTGTACTAGCTCTTGTATTGTATATGATGTGTCGTCCATTGATACTATAGCTTGCTGTTTCATTCTTCAAATCCGTCCTTTCCTAACTTCTCTGTTGTACTGCAAAAGATTTCTGGCATGGGTTCTCTACCCTCTAGTTGAGGTAGTGTAGGGTGTTTCTGAAACATAGGTATAAACCTTACGAAGAAGTACTGTCCAATAGGCACACTTCTCATTAGCTGTTGTAGCTCACCACTTTCAATAAACTTAGTAAACCCATTAAGAGTAAAGGTGTGTCCTTGTTCTTCTGCTAAGTCTAGGAATGTTGCGTCCGGGCATTCTCTGTAGTCCTTTTCTACATTAGGTGTAATTACTATTGCTACTCTGTACTCTTTGAAGTAGCAGTCTTTGCAGTAGTTATCCCTTTCCCTTTCATAGTCTTGTGATGTCATTTTCATTTGTTGTTACCTCTTATGTTCTGCTTACTCTTACAGTTTACCACAAGTTATTTATCTTGTCAACTACCACCATGCATGTACTTGATAGTCTTGAGTGTCGTCATTAGGTACATTGTTTGTTTCTATAAATTCTTTCAGCTTTTTAATATTGTACTCTCTTGAATTTCTTTTGCGTTCTACATACTCTGATGTTTCTGCACTCTCTGATAGTTCGTCAAGTTCTTCTTGTAGTTCTTTTAATATCTCGTGGAATGTTTCACCATAGAATGTATGAGTAGCACAGTTAGAAAACTCACCGTCCAGTCGGTTGTCCAACTCGTTAAGTGTAACCCAACAGTTTCTTAGGTTAGCAAGTTGTGTTACTTTATATGTGTTTCTGCCTTGTTCGTCTGTGTCAAAATCCGATTGTACTGATATTGTTAAGTCTAATCCCATAGTTGTTACCTCTTTCTTTTGTTAGTTGATTTCTATGCAAAGGTGTTCCCCTCTGCTTTCCAAAGCTCTTACGCAGTATTCGCATAAGTATCCCATGTGTGTTTCTTTTACGAGTTCACTTTTCTCGCATTCTTCACCACACCATGCACATTTTTCGTATTCGTCAAAGTCTGACATGTTTGTTACCTCTTTCTTTTAACTTGTACTGTTTCTGTTTACACTTACATTGTATCACAAGTTATTTATCTTGTCAAGTAGTTCATTAGAAATTTCCATTAACAATTCTTTACGAACTTGCTTTTCTCTTTCTTTTGATAAGGCTGACTTCTCAAGCTCTGACATTTCAACTTCTAAGCTGTCTATTCTTGCTCCTGCTAAGTCTGAGTAATACCTAGCTATAATAAACTCAAGGTCTATTTTAGATAAAGCAAGCTGTCTTGTCTTACCCTGTGTATGTGGAAAAGATAAGTTTATTGTTAGGACTTTTTCTCTTGACATTTAAGTTTCCTTTCATGTTTCTCAATGATTTCTCTTATTGTCATTGAGTTGTTTTCTTTTTCATTTACTATAATAGCTTTCTTATATCCTTTCTCTTTATAGTAAACTTTATTTAACCATGCACCCTCTGTGTATAGTTCTTGCTTTGTTCTTTGTGCTTCTTCGTATGTTTCGTAGGAGTGATTTACTCTTTCACTCTCAGTAGAGTTCTTGTAAACATACACTGAAAACTTTCGTTTCTTATCTGATTTCAAAAACATTCTTACCACCCATAAATATTCTTAACATATCTCTTGAGAGAACGAGTATAGTAGTTAAGTGTACTATTGCTGATGTGTTCACCATTGTAAATTCTTTCACATAACTTGTCAATGTTTACATTAGGTCTTACTTCTCTGAACATAATATGGTTAGTTCCGTCATGATGTACTACTTCTTTTCTTACATTGTGTCCGTCATAGTACAGTGTTGTGTATGCTATGCCGTCCACATTTCCTGCATACATTATGTTAGAGAGAAGTTTCTCTGTGAGAAGTTTGTATCCTTGAAAACTACCTCGCCATGTTCCTATATCTGCAATAGCAAGTATCATACCCTCTGTTGTTTTCTTTAGATTAAGTACCTCGTCATCAAACCAATACTCATCTGTTTCTTCTACCTTGATTAATGATGGGTCATCTGTGTAAATAATTCTGTTAGATGTTTTCATTGTCTTGTTACCTCTTATGTTCTGTACTACTGTTTACTCTTACAGTTTACCACAAGTTATTTATCTTGTCAAGTTTTAATTTTCATAGACAAATAATTCTGTGTCTTTGTTTTCTTCCTTGTCTATTTCTATGTATAGACTTGGCATTTCTTCTTCGTTATAGTCTATTGTTGTAGTGTCTATGCACAAATTCTTGATGAAGTAGTGCTCACCACCTAATACATTTACATCCACATCAAGATTACCATACTCACATTGTATTGCTTGTAGTTTTTCAATTAAAGTGTCTAGTTTTAACATTGTCTTGTTACCTCTTATGTTCTGTACTACTGTTTACTCTTAAAGTATATCACAAGTCTTTTTATCTTGTCAAGTATTTCGTCCATAAGTGATAGTAACATGTCTATGAATACACAAGGAATAGCTATTTGTAGGAATAATTTACTTGCTAGAATACTTAATAAGTGTTCTGCCCATGCTAAAGTTCCTACACCTGTGTACACCCAATGTATAAACTCTATTGTAATTATTATTGCTACTAAAATTGCGTACCCAAATATAAATAGTAATGTAGTCATTATTCCTCCGTTCCTCCTACTTCTGCAAGAAACTTGTTAATTCCGTCACTCAAGGTTATAACTGTGTGTGCTTTTTTAGTGATACAAATTGCATAACTCCACACATCTATTACACCACATATTCTGCTTTCTACACCTACTACACGGAATAGTGCATACTCATCTTCCAATAATTGAGCTTGCATAAACTCCGTAAAGGTTATTGCTTTTTCTTCGTCTATTTCATAGAAGTTGCCTAATAGCTCTCCATATACTTGTACTTCTTCATGGTCTAATACAACATGTGTTGTGTCGTCAATGTTATCTTCTTCTGCTGTTGCAACTATACTTTCATCTTCTGCAATGGAAACCTCAAACCCTAGTTGCTCTAATACTTTCTTTACTAACTTAGGATTTTGTACCTTGAAGTCGTTTGTTATTACTGATACTGTTGTATGTGACATGTTTGTTACCTCTTTCTTTTATGTACTACTGCTTACATTTGTATTGTAACACAAGATATTTATCTTGTCAAGTATTCACCTAACTTTATTAAGTCAACATAATAAGTAACATTGTTGCACATTCTGCCTGTACTTGTTTCATAAGTGCCAAAATAGTTACCTGTGTTATCTCCAAGATGAAACATTAGGTTATCATATTCACTGAAGTTGTTTCTGAATATGTCTATTTTTATCTCGCCATATAAAATAGTACCCTCGTAGTTGTTTAGGTATAACTTACCTGTGTCAACTTGATTAAGAAACTCTCTTAGCTTGCTGTCATTTGTCAAAGACAATGCTATACCTTGAAAGTTCTTGCTTATCTGCCTACCACAATAGCTTATCCTGTCTGCTCTAATATAGGCATGGTACTTACACACAGTGATATACTTATTAGGAATAGGTCTGCCATAGTCATCACAGTCCTCTACCATTTCAGTTCTGCTTACACCTAAATTGTAGTCGTTTTCCCCAACATAAGTTGCTCGGCATGTAGGTTCATATTGAGTTTCTACTGTGATGTTGCTTGTATATTGAAGCATTTGTTCATCTGTGAAAATTCTTTTAAGTATGTCATACCCTACAAGATGTTTATGTAACATTTCTTTTGTGTCTATAAACTTGTCTTTGGTTTGTTCCCAGTCTTGTCTTGTTAGTGCCATTGTTAGTTACCTCTTTTTCTGTTTGCATGCCTATTGTAACACAGTTTGTTTATCTTGTCAAGTAAAAGATTTCGTAAGAATATCCTTTACAAGTAGTAAAGTAAAGTAGGGGAGTTACCCCCACTTATTACTTATACTCTACTATATTTGTAGTCGTTGTAACCTCTTATTCTGCTTGTATCAGAATAGTGTGTTCTAAACTTGATGTCTATTCCGTACATGTCTTTGTATCTATGGTAAAAGGTTGTCAAGTCACAGTCCTCTTCAAGATAAGCATACTCACCTCTTTCATAAGAATAAGCAGTTATCTTATCTGCTATACCCATTTTGTGTAATAGGTCTTTCTTAACCTTCATCCATGCATGCCCTGCGTCTTCATAGACATCAAATACTTTTTTAATTCTCATTTGTTACCTCTTTCGTTTGTTGTGTTACTGTTTACTCTTACAGTTTAACACAGTTTATTCATCTTGTCAATACCTGTTTGGGAATTTTTAGATTTTCCATGAAGTTTACGCACTGTGGCACAAGAAAAATCTCACTACTATTAATAGTGAGAAGTCTTTGAAGAGAGAGTTGGATAATAGTTTTAATTCTTTTTTCGGTTTAATTTTCTTGCTGGAGTTGTCAATGCTTTTTCTATACTCCAGTGTAATATATTCAACCTTGAGTGTAGAGTATTTACACTTATGTTAGTTATTGTTGCCCATTCAGTTAAGGTGTGTGTTTGGTTATTGTAACTTATTTTAGTTAGATGATTGTTGATTGGAGTAAATAATGCTTGCTCCACTGTCCACCCATTATTCAACCTTGCTAGGATAGTCCTATGGTCTATGCCTAATTGATTTTCCCATTCTGCTAGACACTTAGTTTCACCTTTGTATGTTATCAAATGACTATCAGTTTTATTAAACTGTTGTTCTTGCATAGTCACCCACCTACAATTACTAGGTTCATAGTTACCATTAACGTCTATTCTGTCTATTGTAAGTCCGGGTTTGTACCCATTATTATACGCCCATTCTCTAAACTTGTCAACGTGTTGCCATTCTTCACAGACTGTAATACCACGTCCACCATAATATTTGTAATGTGGATTGTTAGGATTGCTACACCTAGCTTTCATGTTACTATGTACACCACTTAACCTTCTATCCAATTCCGTAGTTCTTGGACTGCGTAGTATGCACCCACACGATTTAGTTTGTCCAGTAATTAAGTTGTACCTAGTAGTAATAGTTGACCCACCACAGTCACATTGACATAGCCAACGTGCTTGTCCTTTCTTATCGTTCTCAGCTCGTGAAACAACTATAAGTTTCCCAAACCTTTGTCCTACCATATCTATACATCTCATTACTTATTTACCTTTATAATTTGGATAGTACGCTCTTATCGCTGTTGTAATATCCGGGAAGCATGGCGTTTTACTTGTTACTCCAGTAGGGTCCCCGTCCCATATAGGACGATAGCCATATCCATTTGGGCTAGGTTGCAATATTCTTCTATATCCTATGTAGTTTCCTATTGGTTTATAGATAACATACCTTGCACCATACGCACCCTCTGGTGCATTCTTGTCATAGATAGCTACTATCTTCTCTGATACATTGTTGTTTCTTTCTGCATAGCTTTCATATTGAGGAGTTTTTACTATCCAGTTTCCTTTGGAGTTCTTAACTCTTATCTGTTGTTTGCCGTAGCTCCTAAAGAGTTCTGGTGTGTTGTATGTGTCATAAGCATAACCATACTGGCATGTATATGTTACCATAACTATAAGTAATGTCAATAGCTTTTTCATGTGTTTCCTCTTTTCGTTCTGTTTACAAACACATTGTAGCACAAGATGTTTAACTTGTCAATAGTTTCAAGTCAACAGTTGTGTTGGAAGTTCTGCTATTAACCTTTCCTGTTCTTCTTTAGCTAGGCTAAACCAGTAAGCATTCTTGATGAGCTTACCTTTAGTATAGTTATTAAGGAAATTTTTTCGGAGCCAATAAGCCCTTTTGTATGCTTTAATTCTCTGCTTATTATCTTTCTGATATTTCTTGTCGTACTTAGCTCTTGCAATTTTGTTTTCTTCTCTTTGCCTGTACTCTTTGTTGAGTTCCTTGTACATTTCTTCATGTTCTTTTATGTATTGTTTGTGTCTTGCTTTTTTGCACTCTACACTCCCACACAGAATTTGTGAGGGACTTGTTGGTGTGTATAACTTTCCACAAATAACACACTTGCGTTGTTTCATTGTCATTTGCTATACTCCTATTTGTTATTGTTTCGGCTAGTGTTTATTATTACTGTCTATTTAATGGGGTCTGTTGTTTACCACATATCCTTTACTACTATTATAGTATTAGTTGTATCACTTGTCAAGGTGTATGTTAAGAAGTGTAAAGAAAAGTAGTAGACTGCAATCTACTACTAGCAAATAAACATTGAACAATTTAATAATCTAGTAGTATTATTGCCCAGTAGTAGAGTTTTGTCTATCCTAGTTTCCTATGATTTTTATGTGTAAAGAAAAGGGATTAACTGTCTTTAACCTACACACGCTAACCCCTTTATACGAGAGAGAGTATTTAAAATCTTGATTATGGAATACTGAATACTAATATCACCACTCGCTAGGACACATTAAGCAAAATATTGCTGGTTCTTCCTGTGCTAGTTGTAAATAAAACTTTAGTTCTACATTTGGCAAATCTGTGTAATATATGTCTTGTCTTACCACTGTCTTTTTCTTTTCGTCCACTTCTCTGTATATTCTTACACTTGCTTTACTGTCTTTTACTTTCAACTGTATGAAGTACATCCACTCACTAGTTCTTCTGTGGTTGTTTTGTATCTTCTTCATATAAGAGTTCACAAGGTCTATTACCCAGTGTGCTTGGCATTGTTCTGCAAAAGTTCTTACTCCGTCTGTGTAAACCATAGTGTTGAAGAAGAACGGTCTGTAATACTTTTCTGTTCCAGTAGATGAGTTCATAATTTCTTCTACTTTTTCTGTTGTTAATACTGTTGTTGTCATAAGTTACCTCTTTCTTTTATTTGTTTGTTTCTGTTTACAAGTACATTGTAACACAAGATGTTTATCTTGTCAACATTTTTTATAACTTACTTACATTTAGTCCGAATAGGTTACTAATAGGCATGTACCTTTCGTATTCCTTTTCTCCAATTCTCCTTAAGTAAAGGACATCACCAATAGGACTTTCAAATTTTATCTTGAATGCGTCATACACTGCTGACATGCTAATTAATTCTTTTATTGCACCTACTTGTGCCTGTGATGTGTTGTAATATCTTGCCATTGTTTATACTCCTGTTGCTTTCATTATACTTACTGACTGTACCCAGTCTTGAACTACTGGATAAGGTACATTATATTCTTCACTTACTATGTCTGCTACGTTACTGTGTAGTGTTTGTGCTAGCTTGCCTAGCTGCTCCCAGTTCTCATATATCCTAACAAATACTTGCTTGGATTTTATAGGGTGCTGGTTCTCATACTGTCTAACATGAGAGAAGTGTTGCTTTGTACTTTGCATGTGTATCTTGTATGAGTCTGGTGGTTGCCACATATTACACCTCTTTCCCTACTATGTGCTGTGCTACTTCATAAGGAATTTCACATTGCACACATAACTGGTCTGCATAGCTTACATTGTGTTGTTGTTTCACAAGTGACATTCTAGCTTTGTTGTCATAAAGGTAGTTTGTTGCTTGTGCATAAAGTGTATTGTGTTTTCTACGCCATGTGTTGATGTCTTGTTTCATTGTTTGTTACCTCTTTTTCTGTACTGCTTACACATACATTGTAGCATAGGTTGTTTAACTTGTCAAGTAAAAGATTTCATTTGAATATCTTTTACAAGTGTTTTCTTGCAAGAGAAAGGGGATTTTTATTCCCCTCTCTTTTTTTCATTTAGTAACTAGACAACATACTTACTTTGTTAATACATCCAATAACATTCTTAACATTGAATGTTTCAGCCCTACTTGTAATAGGTTCTTTACCATATCTATTATAATGGTCTGCTGTACTTCGTTTGCGTTCTCGCTTGCTTTTTCTCTGATTAGGTCATACCATTGTTGAGCGTTCATTTCTCTTGCAAGGTCATACACTTCCAATGAAATTACTTTTGCTCTTTCAAAACATAGCTCCATAAACTCATCTGATACTTCATGTGTTTGTTGTTTACCTTGCTCATCTTCAATACATACTGTTACTGTCATGATGTTACCTCTTTCCTTTCCTTCTACTCTCTTACTTTATCATAGTTTGTTTTACTTGTCAAGCACTTGCTCAACTACTTTATTTTGTTAAGTTCATATTCTTTTATAAGGTCGTATACTGTCTTTGTACCTTCTCTTGTAGATTTCTTCAGTATTTCTAGTGCTTGTTCTTCTGACTGGCATGGTACTGCACATAATGAATTAATGTCTATTGAGAAATCATCTTCATGTGCTTTGTTCATTCTGCACATAGGTATGTAACCTCTTAGTGGGAAATTATGTCTACCTATATTCCACACTACATAACCGTATGGTACTTCTGAAATTGACTTTACTACTTTGTAGTTCCGTCTTTTTAATGTTAGTGTCATTGTTGTGTCTATTTTTGTCATTGTTTGTTACCTCTTTACTTTTCTGTTTACATCTGTATTGTAACATAGGTTGTTTATCTTGTCAATATATCTGGGGAGGAGGGGCATGAGAGAGGGGAATATATCCACACTCCCTCATACTCTTGTTTTTAACTTCTCATTTCATAGATAGGATATTCTTTACCTACCCCACTATCGTAATAGTATGCACTCTTTTCCATGTACTCTTTAGGTATGTACTCTTTTTCTACTAGCTTTGCAAATACTTCACTGTCTGCACCTCTTGTACTTGCTGAGTCATAGTCCACAAAAGCTATCTTGATTGGTTGCCCGTCATTCTCTCTTATCTGATAGATATGACATCTCCAAATGATATTACCATACATCTTAGAACGCTTTAACATCTCTTTTGTGAAGTAAAATCTTGCTTTAATTTCTGTTGTTGTCATTGTTAGTTACCTCTTTGTTATCTGCTTACATTCATATTGTAGCACAGTTTATTTATCTTGTCAAGTGTTTTATTTAAAGAGGGAGTTACCCCTCTTTATTTACATATTCTCTGAACTTATCAATAGCTAACTTCATTAAGTCTGCTCCCTCACAATAATCACTTAGGAAGTCCCAACCTGTGTTACCTATTCTGTTAAACATTCTATCAAGGTCAAACCCTATCAAACCACTTACACATGGGCTTACTGCAACTGCACTCTTAATCAAGTGGTCAACCTTATTCAAGTCCTCTGTTGTTTCAGTGTGTAAGGTTATCTTAAACCCATAACATAGTATGTCATACAGTAAAGCTGTTGGGTTTGCTTTGTATTGCTCCCGGTCCTCTGCTGTGAACTGACTTAGTAAGTCGTTCTTATGCTTATCACTCAATGAGTCAAATGTAGGTATTACACCTATTGAAATCTCTTGTGTATTGCAATCTGCTATGTACTCTGACATATCCAAGTACTCTATGAATAAATGAAGTTCAATCTCTTTTGTGTCTAGCTGTACTTTGAATGGTTCTTTACTTATCCATATTGTATCGAAGTGGTTTGTAAAGTTGTCCATGTCTTTTTCATTGAATTGTTCTGTTGTCATTGTGCTGAACTTGTACTGTTGTTCTGTTGTTGTCATAATGTTACCTCTTTCAATTTTCATTGTACTACTGTTTACATCTGTATTCTATCATAGGATATTCAACTTGTCAAGAGTTTACGTCAATATATCTTATTTTGTTTAGGTCTTCTTTCATTTTCTCTAGCAATGTTCTTACTATCTTAACCTTGTCCTTGCTTTCATAGAACTTGTTATTAAGTATCTTTTCGATTTTCATAACCTTAACTTTTACCCCATAAGCTCTATTAGTTATGTTCTTTGTGTGTTCCTTGTACTCTAGGTATCTCTTATCTGCTATATCGCATTGTCTTTGTAGCTCTGTGTTTGTGTCTTGCAATCTGCTGTATTCGTTTTCAATCTGCTGTAATAGTTCTTTCATGTTGTTACCTCACTTTCAATTTACATTCATATTGTACATCTAATTTGTTCAACTTGTCAAGTCTTTAGTACCCTCATTGGAATTTTTAGAATTTTCATGAAGTTTACCCACTGCCCCACCTCGCTCTTAAAACATTCATTCTGAGGTAGCTGTGTGGCTCTGTATTGAATTTTAAATCCTGTATGGATTAGTTTATCATTGTATATGTTACCCTGCCTTAAATCGCTTGCTAGTGGCTTTAGGTTTAATGTTTCATATCAACTCTTTAAAGAAGAAAAATTGAGGAGGTTGTTTAGAGGAACTAATCCCCCTCAATAAAAATAGTACATTGAAATTAAATTGAAGTGATTTTAACTTTTCTTCTTTAAGGAATTGATAAGGGGAATTAAATCCCCTCTCAATTATTCTTTACAATACATTTCAAATCCCGGCTCATTATTCATACATCTGATTTGAAAGTCTTTGATTACTTCTTGCTTGTTAATCTCGTCTTGCTTTGTTGTCATAACTTCTGATTGATAATCCATTCTGCCAACTAATCCAACTAGGATAAGTGCGAATGCTATTGTTAAAATTTTCTTTACTGTGTTCATTGTTGTTACCTCACTTTCAATTTACATTGTACTTCAATCTGTTACTCTTGTCAATGAGAGGGGAATTAATCCCCCTTTATCTCATCTAGTTCTTTTAGGTCTTTTTTGAACTCTGTGTTTGTGTAGCTATCTCTGTAATTTGCTAGAGCTTTCATTATGATGTCAACTGCTTTACAAACCCTTTTATAGTTCACTGGTTTGAACTCTTTTGTATCTCTTAACCAGTTTTGAATGTATCCTCTTGAATAGCTTAGGTGCTGTTCGTTGTCATCACCTAACATAATCGAGCATACATAAGCTGTTGCTTCTGCTTCAGCTTCTTTTAAAGACCTATCCAATGTCTTGCCGTCAACGATTTTCGCTATCTCTCTGTGCAATAGACAGTGTGCAATCTCGTGCAACATTGTTTTCTGTGCATTCTCTGCTACTGGGTTGATTGCTATCTCTTGCTTGTGAGGTAAGCAATACCCTTGACAGTTGCCGTCAACTAAACCATACTTGATTTCAGTCATACCCATTCTCTCAAGTGCTGATTTGAAATCGACTGTGTAATTAGGTGTAAAGTCTTTCAACAACTCGCTTTTCTTGAATTGGTTTAGACTCAAGTAAGACTTAGTGAATGGGAATATGGTTTTCATAATCACCTCACCTTTATCGTTCTTAAGTTCGTTGCCGTCTTTGTCTTTGGCAGGTGCTTTGCCTTTTCTTCTAGCCCATAGCCTATCGTAGTAATGTCTTTTGCGTGTTTCCTCTGTGATAAATCCATTCTTTACCCAATCGGTTGAACACATTACTGGACTAACATCTAAACCCATATCCACTTGCTGAATGGATAGCAACCAAGCATTAGTGCTTGAGAAGTTATGGAATAGGTGATAACAGTTGCTAATCGTTCCTTTTTCATTGAGTGCTATCTCAATCAGTTGGTTCTTGTCAATGTCCTTTAAAGAACGGAATTTTTTTGCTTTTGTGTTTGTTGTCATTTTGTTACCTCACTTTCAATGTACTGTACTCACATTGTAATCGAACTTTTTCATCTTGTCAATTACTTGCTCAATTACTTGCTTAAAAGGTATCAGCTCGACTTAATCAGTTAGGGTTGATTAGTCCCTGTAAATCTCTAAGGATTTTGGTGGGTTGCCTAAGAACTTGAATTGTTCTATGTCAGCCCCTTTTGACTGCAAGAAGTTGTTTAGTAGGTCGTTGTCGACTGTTCTTCTCGCTGTGCCTGTTGAGATGTGAGCATGGTAGCCGTCCAAATTGAAGTCTGTGATGTCGTTTCGGACGAGGTATTCCTTGAGAGCCTTGCTGTGCTTGTTGTATAGCTTGACTGCTTGCTCTAGCTTGTGTAGGAACTTGACTGTTGCCAAGATGTCCATGTCATTGTCGAATTGTGGTTTTTCGGATATTTCAAATGTGATTTGTTTTTTCATAGTTTTCTCGCTTTCTCTGACTGTATTAGCCAGACTATAAGGTAGTAACACTATGAGCTGATACCTTTTAAGCAAGTAACTGTTGTAGTTACTGTGCTAAACTATTCTGTTTTCAATGTACTGTTTCAAGAACTATAAGGACTTATTCTTGCTTTGCCTTGTAAGAACTTGTTTGTGTTTCGCTGTTCACACCCTTATTGTACCAAATGCGTTTTGTCTTGTCAAGTGTTTTGTTTCGTGAGGGCTGGAAACTCTCGCTACGCTTGAGTTTAAGGTGTGTTCGGGTTGTCTAGTGTGTGCGTACGCATGCATGTGCGTGTACGCATGTGTTTGCGTGTGATGTAAGAGGGATAAGGGTTTGAGGTATGCTGTGTGGCTGAGTTGTAGTAGTGATGCTGATTTGAGAGGACTGGGAAGGTGCAAAGGCAGATGGGAAGCTGATTTTGCCAGATAGAGGGGTTTGAAACAGAGGAAAATTGCTAGAGTTAATACCCTGCCAGAAATTTTCTAGTTTTTCTGAAACTTTACCTATGCAACATAATTCTTATAGTAATTAAGGTAATGTAGCAGGAGTTTTAGCACGTATTTCTTGTGTCAAGTAAAGCAAGTAAAGTAGCACAGTAAAAGTAAGTAAGGTGTTCCCTCTCTTACACTACCTTCATCCTTTGTAAGTCACCATGTACATTAACCATACTTAATAGTTCTGAGTCTGCCATAGTTCCTTCTGCTGTACTTGTCAAATCAAATACATTTAGGAATATATCTATATCCAGATTTTCATATTTCTCAAATAAGTGTCTTAGTAGCTTAGGTATTTTTATATCTATATTACCTAGTGCAGAGTACAACAATATATGTAGTAAGTAAATGTCCACTGTCTCATTATCTTTCTTTTATATAAATCGTAACTTTAAACAATCCTGTTTTATCTCTTTTTTGTGTATAAACATACTCATAGTTTTCTTCTGTCAAGTGCTTTAGTTTTGTTATGATATTTTGTTGAGAAATTTTATCCGACCAATACTCTATGTATATTTTATACCCATTCTTATATAGTTTCTGTTTACTTATTCCTTCTATACAGTTTCCGTATCTTTTATTCAAGTAAAATTCCCTTATATATTCTTTATGTAAAATATAACTCTATATTCTTCTTTCCCAAGGTATAGCTTCTACTATTTCATTTCTACATTTTTCACATAGTAAGTCTAATCCTTTTCTAGGTGTTAATGTATATTCTCCACAACTGAAACATCTATTCCAGCTTGTGTAAGGGACTATACCTACTGTTTCTAACAATAACATTTCCAAATAATCTTCATCATAATCCATATCTCCCAATACAATTATTTCATTTGTACTTGTTATTCTTAGAGGTATACCTACTTCATTACTTAACCTATCATCTTTTCTACTTACTCTATTTTCACTTCTATATAAGTCGTTTTGGCTATGTATTTCTCTTGTGTCCCAAGGTATAGCTTTTACTTCTTCTAATATACTTAATGTTACTCTGTTCTCTATACCTAGTTTTTCCATACATCTCTTTACTCTATATTGAAAATTCCTTTCTTCCCTTCCATCAAATTTACTATTTACTGTTAAATCTATTTCTCTATCTTTTATCATTTATCTTACTTCTTTCCCAAATAAATAGTTCCATGCTGTTTTTACATTAGAGAAGAAAGATTTTTTAACTTCTCTTCTTCTTGATAAAACCAATCTATCTTTTTCTTCATCAAGTTTATTTATATATTCTCTTACTGTTTCTTCTGTTGCTTCCGGGAGAGAAACATTACATACTATATCACCTTTTCCAGCTTCTGACATTTTCTGTACCATCTTAGTTAATGTAAGGTCACAATATTCATCTTCCCAATCCCCTATATAGTAAAACCTATCACAAATATCTACTCCATTATCTAAAACTTGTTCAAAAGTACCGAAAATTATAGGGTCTCTTCTTATTTCTTCTTTCTTTACTTCTTTTTTAGTTTCTTCTGTTATTTTACCTGTATAGTCTGTGAAAACTACATAATAATTATCAAACAACTTTTTCTCATTATACATAGCAATTTTTTCCACTATTTCATCTGGGATTTCTCTTGGAAAAAATTCTAATTCTACTATCTTTACTCTTTTCTTTGCTACATTCTTAATAAAGTCTGTTATATCTTCTCTTAAAACAAATACTTCTATACCATTCTTTATTAGTTCTCTTTCTTTTTCTATTACTTGTGTCATAAAGTGCAACCTGCGAACTACTAAGTTTTGTTTTGTTGCCATAGCTTTCTGCAACTGCTTCAAAACTACAGAATAAAGATTAGTGAGAAACTCATCTGTACAAACATTCTTTTTAGATTTAATATAGTTAAAATAATCTTGTGGGTCTATATTATTGTTTGTAACATTTTCTTGTGTGATTTCTGTTGTCATAATTTTCTCCTTTACTCTATTCCTACCAAGTAACTTCTAGTTGTTTCTTTTATATAACCTTTACCTAAAATTAATTGCAAGTTAAAGAAACCCAATACATCTTCATTCTTTATATCAAAGTAGTATCCATCATCTCCTACACCACTACTAAAACCATGTTTTTCATCCCATTCTATGTTATAAGGGTGAGCATATGTTTCACAAGTACCATCTGTCAATACTAAAGTAATTTCTTTAATATCTATATCTTCACTAACATACTTACTTAGTTCAGATAACGGTATGTATTTCTTTTCTGCAACAAATTTATTAAGAAAGTCTTTTTCTAAACCATACCATACATCCCACTTCTTTTTAGCAAGGTCATATAATTCCTGCATTTCATCACGTATCTTATCTTGTTGTTCTTGTAATAATTTGTAGTCTGTCATGTTATGTGCTCCTTTCAGTTAAAAAAAGATGGTTTGTGTAACAATTTTAGTTTTATTTCAGCTATGAACCCCTACCAAGTCTTCGGTTAATTTGAGCCAACCTATAAGCCCACTATGGACTGGATGTTACGTCTATTTCAACTACCAGTTGTGTAAGTATCGAAACCATAGAACTTTCCCATCTTATCTTACACAGTTTTATAGGGATTTCTTAAAAGTTACTCTAATAATATAGCACAAATTATTTATGTTGTCAAGTAATTTATAGTAAACCTCTGACACTGTTGTACATAGCAGCTGTATCAGCATTCTTTGTGTATTCTAACCTAGTTAAATTAGCAAGGCTCTCATCAATAGTATAACCGAATGTCTCATACATTCCACGTATATCTGTTTCGTTATACACATCCCAAGCAACTGCTGAGACAAAGTATGCTTTTTTCATGTACTGTAAAAATTTTTCTTTATTTTCCCAAGAAGTAATAACTTTTTTATTTTGAAAGTCCATGAAAAATGGGAAATAATCTTCTGTATCTTCTCTAAATATATCTTTACAGTTATCACAAAGTCTAAGTTCACTATCTGGTAAAATTGCTGTGTTTATTTTACTTCTTGTGAGAGGGTTACGGAATGCGTTCTTATCGTTAATAAGGGTACCACAAATTCTACAACGATATGGTTCATATATGTTATAGTGTATCGTAGACCTATATGGAGTTGGTAGTTTGTTGATATTCCAAGACAATATGTGTTGTGAGCTATCTTCGTGGTACACTTCTTTATAAACGCCATATCCATCATCATAACCATCTATGCACTCTACTGTTACACCAAATACGTCACTAGAGTCTAATACAAAAGACAATTCTGTCCCTACAACCGGGCGACCATAGCAAATTATATTTGGTTTGTTAGCTTTCTTTTTTGCAAGAGGCTTTACAATTACTGGAGGAATTTGTGTTTCTTCAAGTATCTGACTCAACCCAATACGTTGTTCTTCTCTTTCAACGTGAAAGAACTTTTTATATAAATAAATACCTAAAATAATACTAAAAATACTTGTTAATGTCATGCGTACTGCTCCTATATGTTCTGCTTACATATATAGTGTACCACAACTTAATCATCTTGTCAAGTGTTATTCTGTGAGGTAGCCTAGTACTGCATTCATGACCATATAGGAAGATAGGCTTTCTTTCAGACTTAGCTCTTTATCAAAAGATATTTTAATTTGGTCTTTGAGTTTCTGAAGTAGGTTATTATTTCTCAGTTTCTTAAACACAATGTTTTCTACTGAAAACTCTCCACCTCTTTCAAGTCCAGCTTTTCTCATTTTGTATACTTTATCTAAGATTGACTGTGCTTCATCTTGTGCATTAGTATCAAGTATTGCTTTCTGCAACTCATTATACTTTGCTTTTACTGATGTGTCATTCTCTTCATCTGGCTTGATTTTCTTAGGCTCTTCAATCCATCTTTTATTTCTTAAAGAATAAATACCATTACTTTGTGTCTTATCCTTAGTAGACTCTGCATATACTTCAACAGGGATACCATAGATTGTGATGTCATGCTCTTTATTGAACAAGGATTTTTGAGCAAACAAATATCCTTGAACAACAGGGCAATCTTTATGAACCTTATCATAATCTACAGATATATGAAGGTCTATATCGGAATAGGAGGTATAGTTATAGCTTGCTGATGAACCTAACAATAGTATGTCTTTCACTGCGTCATTAGGTATTTCCAACTGTTCTATAAACGCATGTGCTATTTCGTTAAGTTTATCTGCTACTTCATCTTTAAGATGATAGGTGATTTTCCCACCTATCCTTTTTTCTTGCCATTTTTCCCAAAGTTTTGGATTTAATGTATCGTGAATTTGAACTTCTTCCATAGCTTAAAATATAAATCCTACCTATTATTGTCAACTGGAGAAAAACTTAATCTGCTTAAGTCTGTTTTGTATGTGTACATTAAGTTAAGCATAACAAGCACAGTGATTAAGTTCTGTTTGAATATGTGCTCAAAGTAAGAGTATTCTGTACTATAAACTACAGAGAGTTTCTTTCCAGCATGCATGCCATTTTTCAACTTAAAGTTCTTGCATGACTCTTCGTTGAATACATATTGAGGTAGTTTTGTTTTGATTATTTTATTCAACAAGCAAACACTTGGTTTTTCAATAAGCAAGTCTTTATTCATTTGGAACTCTTTAGAGTCAAGTTTAACCAATAGCTTTTGTAGTTGTGATATGTCTCTGAACCCTAAAGCACCTAAGTGGTTTTCTAGGCTTTGCAGATTTTTATAGTGCTGATTAGTTTCTTTTGTAATGTTATCTAAAAGTGTTTTTTCTATACCTACACTACTTTGAAGGTCCTGTAAAGTCTGTTGAGCTTCATCAATCTGTGTTTGTAGTGATTGAAGTTTTTGTGTCAACTCTTCTTCCTCATTATTTACATTTACAACTTCAGATACTGTGTTATCTACTTCAGCAAGTATAATATCCATATCTAACTGCATTACGTTACTGATTTGTTCAAGTGACGCACCATTGCTTATTAATTCTTGTACCATCTGCTTTTCAACAGAGTTCAGTTTTCTATTAGTTTTTAATTTCATTTTTAATCCTTTTCTTAATTTTATTTATTATTCACTTTAGCAAGTTGAGCATAGCTAACTATATAAGGGTATCCCTTATCTGATTTCACAGTAGCTTTTTTAGGGCTAATTTTAGTAATCTTACCTTTATAAAGTTCTTTATAACGACCTGTGGTAAAATAAACTTCGTCTCCTTCATTTATTACATTACCAAAGTTATCCTTAAAGGTTGTTGCTTCAGCTTCATTATAAGTTAAAAGAACACTTATTGTGAAGTTTGCCCATTGGCAATAGGTTGTGTAAGTCCCATCATAAGTGTGTACTTCTTTATCTATCCACCCATCATGCTTGTCAATTAAGACTTTTGCTTCGTGGGTCTTTTTCTCACCTATTGTTACTGGGAAAGAAACAACCTTAGTGATTAACTTTGTGTCTAACCTAGTGTACAATGAAAAATACAGTATATTATCACATACTTCAAATGCTTGTCTGAACTGGTCTGTATAGCTTATGTTTGCATTACAAACGTGTATTTGCCCAGACTTTCCTTTTGCCAAAAGAGACATTATTTTATCATATTCTTTTTTAGTAAGCTCTTTTGTTACATTATGTTTGTAGTTTGCTTCATTACTACATATAAAAGGTCTGTTATGTTTTTCTATTGTATAAGGTCCACTGAGATTTGACATTTATTATTCCTTCCTTTAACTTATAGATGTGTTGCTAAGAACAAACCTACTACTGCACCTATAGTAACACATATAAGCATATTTATGATTTGTATCAGTACTGAACTTATAGATGTAGATTTCTTAGTTTCTACTTCTTCTTTAAGGTCAGCTAATTCAGCTATGCTATTTTGTGTGCTGATGGTGTCTAGCTCAGCGTATGTTTGAAGTGATTTCATATACTTATCTACATCAAAAATCAAATCTTCTTTGTTGTATTCTTCATCTAAGACTTTAACCAATAATGTGAATTTGTCACGAGTTAAAGAATAGAAAATTATTCCGTTCATTAAGGTGTATTGGCAGTTTAATTTATTCAACACATGACTAATTCTGTTAAGGTTAGTTGTTGTATGTCTGCCATCTCTAAGTCTGTAAAGTAAATCAGCTAAAATACCTCTTGAAACAAGTGTTTCTTCTACTTTACCACTAATTAAATCTCTCAAATATCGTGGGTCATTATATTTCTTAGCAAGTTCTCTGTATTCACTTCTTCGGTCTACTAAACCAAACAAAGTAATTTTCTGTTCTGGAGTTAAAGTATAGGTGTAAGAAGCTCTGTATCTGTTTACACCATTAACTTTGCAAACTAATTCTTTTTTCTCAGCATTAGGTTGGATATTCATTTCGTCTAATGCGTCTCTAAAATCTCTATAGATATAGCTTTTGTCTGAGTCTACTATTTCTACGATAGTTGACATGCCACTGTCTAAGTTTCTTTCTTTAATTAAATCATACACAGTGTATGTTTTACCTATAGGTGAAGTAGCTTTTTTACTTACTTTTCTAGTAGGTTTTTTAACTACGTCATGCATTAACTTTAGTTGTAACACAGCTATGTCTTCTAAGGTATAATCACTACCAAGTGTATTCTTAATTTCAGTCATTGTCATACCTTTTTTCATACACTTACGAACTACATCTAAATCAGATTTTGTTTTCACACTCATTGTTTGCTTTCCTCTTTTTCTTCTCTATAACATTATTTAAAAATGGCGAGAGGGATAGGACTCACTGCTATTGAAATGGTTTAGCTCCCATCTCTGTTACAGAATACCTACATCACTTGCGAACAGGCAAGCATTCTACGTAGTTGGTAGTCAATTCCTCTACTGTTCTCTTTGTATTGGACTTGCTAGAGAACCCAATGTCTACGTGGGTTTAGTTCTGTTAATACCCCTAGTATACTTAGTGTATCAGAGCAGAACTTGAACTACCCCCTCAAAACTTTTTATTTAAAAATGGAGGTGAAGAGAGTCGAACTCTTGTCCACACTATCTGTGTAAACACAGTGTTACACGTTTACGTTAGTTTTAGCCTTTTAGCCTTTACTCGGTTGGAGAAAACTCAACAAATATCCTCCGAGGTCTGCATTATCTCTTTGCTTAACGTCTTATGCCATAGCTTAGCCACTAGACGAGTTCACGTACATTCCACATAAGCAATGTAAACTACCACGTACTGTATCCAACCTTTGTAACCTACAGTTTCAGTTACAGGTTACTTCTTAGGCAGCTAATGCTGTTCTGTAGCCGAAGTCAGCTTTGATTACGTTATTAGCGTTTATCTTTTTGTACGATTTTAAGAGGTCATACGTCTCTACGTGCTGTATTTACGCCAGTCTTAGCATGTCAATACCAAGCACCCCCATATATTAAATTTCTCAATGTTCAATTTTTCTTTATCATATCATGACTTTTTTGTCTTGTCAAGTACTATGATAAAATTACTTTCTTTACTAGGTTAGCAACTACATGGTTTAGTTTACCAGTAGCTGTTTTAACCTCAAGTTTTGTTTCTAAAGTGTTAAACACTCCAGCTTTTCTTGCTTCTTCAATAATCTCTTTATTAGTTTCACAAATAAGCATGCCAAGTTTCTGTATCTTCTCTGCTTTGCTCATTTGTCCATAATGTGAAAGTATATTATTGACTCTGTTTTCTGTAGCATAAGTTTGTAGTTCTGCAACAACCTTAGCTATGTTTTCTGGTAATTCTTTTTGTACATCTGGTTTCTTTGCATGAGACTTCTCTGCAAAAGTAGCATTTTTATTTTTAAGCACTACACGAGATTGCCCAATATATACATCTACTTCATAAGGCTTAATAACAACACCTTCCATAATATTGTTTGGAATTTCTGGGAGGTTAAACTGCTTATGTAAGATAGATGGCTGATTGTTAGGATATTCCAGTGCTTCTTCAAGACTGTTAACAACAGCTAGTAAAGGTACTCTAGGTATGCTTAATGTTTCACATATTGCGTTAAAAGTTTTTGATGATACATAGTGATAATAATCATCTGATGATAGTTTATAAGCTATATCAAAAGCAACCCAGCTATTTGTGTTATTGTAGAAAACACCTTTCTGAACTCTAGTGGCTTTATTATCTCTTGGTACATCCGGGTGAGGATAACTACCACCACAGACTTCTCCATACATAATAACATCCGTAGGAGCCATTCCAAAAGTGTTTGTTAAGATTTTATGTACTATCCTTATTTCTTTTTCCATTGGTTTAAGGCAGTCTTGCACATTGTAGCATGCTTCACCTTCTTCAAGGAATGATGTACGCCTTCCATATTTTATGGTATCTTCTGCGTAGTCATAACTGATACAAGTGTTTGAGCCATGTATCTTTTCTGTAATACACCACTTTTCAATGTTAGGGTGTTGTAGCTTTATTTTTTGTATAAATTCTTCGTCATATGTATTGGTGATACTGTTATACTTCTTAAATTCCATAATTACTTATTCCTCGTATATCTTTCTAACAATGGATAGGATAGCTCTTCTAACTCTTCAATAGCTTTCCATATTGCTTCATCTGTGAGTCTAGTTCTTCCATAGTTATAAATGAAATTAACATTAGTTCTTGTGCACTTTACATAAAAGAGTATTTTTCCGTTATCCTCATAGTATAACTCTACAGTGTCAGAGTCATATCCTATTCTAGGGTCACGAGAATGGTAGCACATAAGTACATTTCTAGGACCATACCCAGTATCGAAAAGATGTCTAACCCATATGTCACACTCTTTTACTGAGTTGCACATTTTTATTCTGTTGTACAGTATTCTCAAACGTCTGAAGGTATCTATACCTTCTAATCTCTGCATGTAACCATGCCTTGAAAATGCTCTCATTTGTAACTACTTTTCCTTTCCTTATTTAAAAATGGTAGTCTTGAGGGGAGTTGAACCCACTGTCTGCTCTGTGAAAGAGAGCCGTCCTAACCGTTAGACTACAAGACCTTGACCCACTTAAACTATCTGATTAGCACCATAGTGGGATGGCAATTATAGAGCTAGGGTAGGTGCCTTCTACCTATTATTCCCAGTTTGTCTAAAGTCGGAAGGATAACCTTTTACTCTAAAATTAATTTAAAATGGGTGCAGAGGTAGGACTTGAACCTACAACCTCTGGGTTCTATATATCCATATTTTTCAATATGGTATGGACTATATCTTCACCATATCTATGACTTAGGTGGTGGACGCTCTATGCTGGTTATTAAGAGGGCTTAACCTCTCCAGTAGTCTCTGCACCTTCTAATAGTGTACTATTAGCTTGGCTCAGAGTTGGCAATATTATTTTAGAAATCCAAAATGACCATGTTTTTCGACAGCTTTCTTTAGGTTTAAACTATGTGTTACTAATTCTAAGTTCGCCAAAGAATTATTGCTTTTGTCGTGGTCAATGTGGTTTATCTCATAGCCATTGGGGATATTTCCATTAAATGTTTCCCAGACGAGTCTGTGAACGTACTTGTTTACTCGCTTACCATTCTTACGTAATTTTATTTGGTAATAACCAAGTCCATTATTAATGGGAGATAATTTTTGATTACCCCTATAAATATCACCTTCAGTGGTTATTTTATAAACCCCATCATAATTAGGAATATCTTTTAATAACTTAGCTTTCTCTGATTTCATCCACAATTCATCTATCTGTTTCCAGATAGAGCCACAATATTTAATTATGAGCCCAGCAAGCTAACCATTTGCTCCACTCTGCTATATGTGATAACTACGAGGGAGTTTAAAGTCAGTTATACTATCTACAACCTTCTACGTAACCTATTCGACCTTTGGTTACTCCAGCAAGTAGTCCCTACACTTCGACTATATAAATGGTGGGGAATTACAGAGTCAAACTGTTAACATAATATTTTCTATCTATTTGCCAACATATCCTACTGCAACGTCACTTCGATATATGCGACATTATGCCTGTAATGCAAACTTCCTGTTCCAAGCTGTACAACTTGTCATCACAATTCCCCATGAATGGTGCTGGGTAGAGGACTTGAACCCCTAAAGTCCGATTACAAATCGGAAATTTTACCAATTAAATTAACCCAGCAAGTCCGGGCATTCTTGATTAAAGTGACGAAATCCGTTAACGCTCACTATTCCTGTGCAGTATTGGGGATGGTAGTCGTAGTGGTAGCGTTGCTTATCATATCTGTCATCACAGCCCTTCTGCTAGGGTGCCCTGCTACAACTCTGCACAGACCATTGTGCACATCTATAATATAAAAAATATATACAGTGATTGAGGGGCGAGTCTCCAGCCTTATCCAGCAACCCAAGCCACTACTCCTCTACAGCGTCTCACCGAAAGCCTAACAGACGCAATTACCATGTTTCTACTCGCAGTTAATTACTCTGCTTTCGTCTGTGGTAGTTAGGGCACTTCTTACTCCAGCCTGTTGACAGGTACCATTTCGAGAGTCCTATGCACTTGTTTTAACTGTATATAAATTTATTTTCTTTTTCAATGTTCAACTGACATTTATAAATATAACACAGATATTTTATCTTGTCAAGTGTTTATTCAAAAAATTTTATTCTGTGTCTGAAATACTTGTTCCCGGCTGAATTTTCATTAGTCCACTATGAGGGCATGCAATCTTCAACTCAGAACCTTCAGCAGTTTCGTCTGCTACTGTCATGTAAAGTTCTTTCTTTACACATTTTCCATAATTCTTGTACAACTTCAGATTTTTCCAATAAGGACAATCCTCGTTTTGACAATAAACTCTTGGCATAAAAAATGCTCCTTTCTTTTAATATTACTGTATAATTTGTTGTTTCTCTAATATTATAACATACAACATATTCACTTGTCAAGCCCTTTATAAAGAACCAAGTTTTCTCATAGCTCTTATCTTGTCCTCATTACGATTGTGAATGTATCTTTGAGTGGTTTTTATATTAGCATGCCCTAAAATTTCCTTAATTGTAATAATGTCAATTCCTAATTCATTTAGCCTAGAAGCTGTTGTATGCCTTAACTGGTGGAAGGTTATATGGTCTATCCTAGACTTCTTAACAGCACGTTTGAAATTACAGTACACATCTTGGTATCTATCTCCTGTATGTGGGTTCATAAATATGTATTCTCCCACTTGTGGCAGACTCTTAAACACTTCATAAAGGATAGGACAAATAGGAATTTCTCTCGCTTTACTATTCTTTGTTTCTCTTGCTATAAGGTATCCTTCTTTCAAATTTATATCAACCCACTTAAGAGAAAGTATCTCATTCTTTCTTAGCCCTGTGTAAATAGCTACTTTTACAATACACCTCATAACAGGTGTGCATGCCTTAAGTAACTTAGCTTCTTCTTGCTTAGAAAGAAATCGGTTAGGATTACTATATGTTCTTAAGTTCTTTAATCCTTTAGCTGGGCTCTTTTCTAATAACTCATTTTGAACTGCTAGTGTGAATATCTTCCTTATTGTGTTTAATTCTCTGTTGATTGTAGAATGCTTAACTTGTTGCTTGCGAATGTTAATATATTCATCTATATGTTTTGGCTTTATGTCTTCTAATGGCAGTCCCTTAACTATTTCTTCAAATTGGTCAACTATATAGAATGCAGCTTCTGGCTTTGTATAGTGAGAGTAAGCATATGACTTATAGTCTGCAACTGCTTCTTCCCAAGTGTGTTTATTTTTGTTACTTTTGCTAGTGTCAGTAAGATTGGGAAATAATATCTGTGGCACAGTTATGTTGTGAAGAGTAAGTTTGTGCTCCATTTCTTTTAGCTTGACTTCTTCATATGTTAGACCCTTGAAACTACGGCAATATCTGGTCCTACGATACATGAAGTTATAGCAATAGTAACCATTTTTGTGTTTGTATACTGGCATGGCTACCTCGACTTGATAGAGTAAGAATAAAGGTCTATACTATAAATAAGCATAGGTGTCCCTTGTGCCATACAGTATAAACCTTTTACTCTATCTTGTCAAGCTAATATAATTTTATATGGTAAAAAATTTATGTCAAGTATTTATCCCATAATCAAATAAGTAAACTTTTACATTCTCTAGGGAATACTTATCACCTTCACGAAGCAAGAACATACCTTCCGGGGCATTCCCTTCTAACCTTCTTAATAGAGGTATAGGGTTGATACCGAACATATCTGTAAGCTCTTCTTCTGTACAAGGGTTAAACTTAATATATTCTATTATTTCTTTTTCTGCCTTTACTTTGTTAAAGTCATATTCTTCAACAACGAGACCTAAGTTTTCTTCTATCCAGTCGGCTACAATGTGCCTGTGACAAAAGTCTCCAGATTTTTCATAGCACAAAAGTACGACATCTTTATCAAAACTTGTTAGGAACCTCTTTACTGCGTGTGGGTCAAGAGAGTTCAATCTTTCTTTAAATATTCTTGTATAGTCAAAGTTGTCTATCTTACCCTTCTTCCAGTCCATAAACATTTCATATTTTGGTGCTAAGGAAGGGTATTTAGGTCCTTTAAAGAAGTCTGGTGCTTTACCAGCTATTGAAACTACTTGTAATCCATTATCCATGTATTGCTTTGTTCTTGCAAAGTATCCTGTGTAAATCATTGCTTTATCTCTCCTTTCTTGGTACGTAGTGTGCAGTTTTAATAAGCTCTTTCAATTTTCCCACACAATTAACACATAAATGCGTATCTGCTAAGTTTATAGAGTATATATCTTCTGGTTTTACAGACAGTGTGTATCTAGCAGCTGTATAAATAATTTCTTTTCCACACATATCACAGTAATATCTTACTGACATTAGAACCTCCTCATACCTATAGTTTATTTATATCTCTTCCCCGGATGTAATCTTGAATTTCGCACATTAGTTCTTTATTTTTGGTTTTTATTTCAATATTACAGGTCATTTCCCAAACTACTGGTTTTAACTTTGTTCTGTCATATGTACTTTCATCAATGTAACGAGTTGGTTGCACTTCTACATTGATGTCTGAAACTGCATATGACTCTTCTATTTCATTGATTATTTCTTTAAATGTGCTCACTTTCAACCTCACATTCTTTGCTCAGATTTTCTCTAATCTTCTGTAAATCTTCTATCATTATATCTATTGATTTTAATGCTTCCTTCCCTTCAAACCTTAGAGCAATACACTTTACGGGTAAATCTTCTGCTTTTTCTCCAGCAAATTCGTTATTGTACTCACCTACTACTGGTGTAGGATGAGTATGTTCATGTATAAAATAAGCAATCTCTTTGCCATTTATAGTACCTATTCCCATAAGTACAGAACCATTACCTAATATTACTTCCCTTGAATTATTTTTATCTATTATCATTTGCCACCTCTAACTTATCGTGTACATTACCTATTACTTCAAAATCTTTGACATAGAAGTCATCAAAATCGTAATAATCCCTACCTTTTCTAGTTTCTTCGTATAAGCCGTTCCAATAGTAAGGGTCTGTCCATTCTATCATTAAGCCAAACCTTGCGTTTTCTTCATCCCATACGACTTCAACTCGTTCATCATCTTCACCAAGAGGTTTCAGTAAATCTCCTTCGTAGATTAACTTGCCATTCTTATCTTTGAACCCTAGACACTGACCTACTGTCTCTGGAATAACCTCAAAGGCTACTATTTCCCTTGGCATTCCCCAATCAGCACTACCTTCTGTTACAATTAAGTGTTTGTACTCTGTTTCAAGGGGTTTTACTCCACCAACAGGGTAAGGTTGATATGGGAGCATTTTTAGGTATGCACCATATACCCATTTATCCATATTTTTCAATTTTGCCCTATATTTAAACCTATCCTTCATCTTCCACCCCTCTAGCTTTTTGCAGGATTTGTTTGCTAACGATAATATCGTCATGAATTTTTATACCTTGTTTTAAAATCTCTTCTATATCAATAAGAGCTTGATTGTAGTCATCTAAGCTGTGTATGATTTCCACAATCTTTTCGTGATAAGTTTTTGCTTCTATATCGTACTTACGACAAATTTTATTAATAAGGCGTTTCAGCTCTGGTCGTAAACCACACTTTTGTTCCTCCAACTCTTCTTTAAGTTGGTCAATTTGTTGTTGCAAAGCAAATGCCTGTCTTCTTGCCGTTGCAGTAGTAGGACAACCTAATTTAGACAATAACTTATTTTTATCATCATTAGCTTTCTTCCAGTATGCACATTCTCGCTTTTCTCGTGCGAGTTGTTTGAAGTAACAGTCTGGAAAGCACTCACATTTGTTTGTGTCTATACCCATTATTGACATGTGAGCTTTACAATGCCCGGTTTTTATTAAGAACTCGCATTTACTAACGTCAACACCAGTGACTATAATCGGTTTTAAATCTTCTTCCATAACTCGTCTGCTTTACTCCTTATTTCTTCTGGAACATCCTTGCTAGCCACTAAACCTAACAAGAAATCCGATACTTCATCATTAATTTTAATATCATCTAAAACTTCTTGCATATAATCTCGTGCAATGTCTATAGATGACTCTGCTTCTGATAAGTATCTTTCAATTCTTTCTAATCCTTTTAGTATCATTGGTTTGTCTGTCATTGTTTATTCTCCAATCTCTTTTCTCTTGCGAGTTGTTTGTAGTAGCAGTTATAACCTTTACAAGTAGGTTCAAAACTTGCCTGTCGTATTCTGCACTGAGGTATATCTGAACCTTTCCAGTCACAGAACTCGCACTCGCTTACATCTACACCATCTATTATATTAGGGTTATCTATCACTTGATAACTCCTGTTTTAATTAGTATTTCTTCAAGTTCTATCATCTCTGAGAACATTCTGTCTAAACGCATTTTCTGCCATTCAGTAAGATTATCAACTTTATTTACAATCTTATCCCAGTGAAATTTTGTTGTGAAATTACATTGCATACAATCAAATTGAACGCTACTCAAAATTGTTCTAATTCTGCTTTGTACACCCATATCATTAATATCTATCATTTGTTTATCAGTCATCTCTACTCCTAAATATTGCTTCAGTCGTTACATACGCTTCTACTGCTGCTATAAAAATGATTATAGGTATGCTAATAACCCAGATGTACTTGTTAGGGCTTAGGAAGCTAACATTTAGCCAACCTATTAGACTAAAGGTTATAGCAACAAAAGAACATAAGAAAATTAAACTCTGCTTATTTGTCATGATTACCTTCTTTCTGAATAGTTTTCAATGTAGTTACCGAACATTAGGATAGGTAATATAATTGGTGCTAATCCAATCAAAAGCCAAATTCCAAACAACCAAAAAGATAACGTCTTGAAAAATTCGTATGTTTCTCTTAGCTTATCCATTACTTCTCCTCAAATAGTGCTTGAACTTGTTGTTTTATGTTTCTATTGTTGACCCAGTTACATAAAACCATCAAAACTTCTTCTTTCAAACTCTTAACATCTCTTGCAACAAAAGTTATAACAGGCGAAGTATGTGCTATACATATCAATTCCAACAATATGCTGTCAGTGATTTGAGGATAATGATACTCTTCCCAATAAACACAGTCATTAAATTCCGTTGGATTTAATTTCTTGCAAGTTATTTTTATATATCCTTCATCAGCAAGTTTTTGTCTTTCTGGGAACAACTTTAAACCATTTTCAACTTGTGCATAGTTATATTGTTGCCAATGTCTTATATGAGGTTCAATCCCAAAAGTGTCAAAGAACTGCTTTTCTACTTCGTTAGTCATTGGTTACACTCCTGCACAGCTTAAACTATTAGCTTCTTTATATTGCTCATCAATTATAGCCTTCTTGTTAGCAATACTTTCGGATAGCTCTTCATCAGTGAACGGATAAACTTTACCTAGGTCTTTCCAGAACTGTTCTACAACGTCCGTTCCTACACGTTTTATATCTCTACCTTCTGGGTTAGGTATTCTTGGGCAATCTGCATAGTTTAACCATGACAAATTATTTGATTGTCTGTACATTCTGAGAAGTTGTCTGAATATGAAATTTTTCTTTAATAATTGAGTACGACCACATGAGTTATAAGGTATACCAATTTGTATGCCATCTTTTATGAAAAGCAAAACACTACAGTATCTATCACCACCCCAATAAGAACCAAAATCATAGTGGTAATCATGCCAGAAAGTATCAAATTTCTCTTTTGCATAGTATGTGATTTTTCTTATAGAACCAAATCTTTTGTTGTGGAAATGTTGAATTAGCTCAAGAAAAAACTGATTTAATTCAGTTGCAGTAACTTTATCAAACTTACTACTAAACTTGAATTGAGTAACAGAACGGTGTGATACAGTATGTCCATCTTTTCGTATAAACTCACAATCTTTTAGCACATTGAATAATTTATCGTTTAATCTAATGTCATTATCTACACTGCCACAACCATTCTGGTCAACTTTAAAACAGCACCAATGCCCTTCATAATAGGTAATTTCACGCTGTTTTAAAAGCTCTATGTTGTCGATAATATCTTGCATGGTATCTATGTTCATCTTATTCTCCTTCACTGTATAACATTTTTACTTGCTCTTCAATCTGATTTTGGTCTCCCTCTATCCCTAGAGTTTGAGCTATATAATCCCACAAGGTTGTTATCTTGTCAACCCAAAGAGTATCAACTATTACATCTCTATTTGCCTTAATCAAACAATCAAATATTGTGACTATTCTTTTTCTCAATCTGTCATTTTCTTCTTTAAGCTGGGCAAGCTGTTGACATTTTTCTGTGTTGCAATATTTACCACTGTATAAGTCTCTTACAGATTGGTTGTATTTTTCTAGCCAACCTGCAACCTCTTTTGCATTATCTTCACAACATTTATTATGGTACTGTCTCAGCTCTTCATAGCTTTCATCTTTGGCTTTGAGTTGCTTATATAGCTCAAAACAGTGACAAGTTTCGGTATCTTCTAAGGTTCCATTACAATCAGCTTGACAAATGCTCAAAAATTCGCAATTTTCTGTTTTCATGACTTTTCCTCTAATAACTCTATATCCTCTGCTGAGTTCACTTTGTACAGCCTTACTGTGTCACAACATTTCATATTGGCATGCCATATTTATCATAGCAACCATTTTCTGCAATTTCTTTTATTATATCGAGAGTCTGTTTAACCTTCTCATAGTCTTGCTCTTTCTGTGCTAATTTGCCCAAAAGTTCTTTAATGAAGCAATCTTCTATCTCATCGCAGTTATCCTTTTTACCTCTTAAGGCACATTTTCTGTAATCTCCGGGAGTAGGTCTGAACCAATATCTACACTCTTTACCATCTACTTTATCTACCATTAAAATAATCTCCTTTGTATCTCCATCACTACCATTGGCAAAAATAGTAGCCCTACTAGTATAATTAAAAGAAATTTATCCGACATTATATACCCTCAAAAAACATGGAAATTCTATGCTTAATTTCGTAGTAATTCCAGCGTAATTTATCTATCCAATTAAGATTTTCGTAGCCTTTTAATAGCAATTCATAAGGTATGTAATTTTCATCAATCATCTTTAACTCCTATGGGTCCTGCTGAACCCCAATAATTATATCTATCATCATCTTCATCTGTCTCAAAAGGGTCATAATCTTCAACTTTAACCCCTAACTTTTTAAGTAGTCTTTGAAGCAAAAGTATTTCAGCACATTGAAAATCATATCGTTGTATGTTTTCGGCAAGAAAAACACCTATGCCACGTTCCTTTTCTCTGTGTCGAATTTCATTATTTAGCAAATATTTTAAATATTCTTTTAGGTCTTTAATGTTAGTGATTATATCTTTATCTGTCATCTGTAAACCCATCCATAATTGCTTCATAAGTAACTTGTCTAGTGGTATGATACTTGCCACAATATCGGCATTTGTAATAGTACAGTTTTACTCGTTTACAGTGTTCTTGGACTTCTTTTAGAGTTGAAAAAGGTTTCTTGAACACGCATGAAACTAGCTTATGCCCTATATATGGTTCTATCTGAGTATCATTCATTGTTTTAGTCCTGTATTATTAATTTGCCTTTATTTCGTTTTAGATATTCTTTGAGTTCTTTGTTGCTATATAGTTTCCACTCTTCACATTCGCAAATGAAACTATCGTAAGCACCATAAACAATATATTCGTAACCTCTTTTATTCTTCCATCTTATCTTATTCTTTATCTTTACTGGAATTGCTTGCTTTTGCTCAATAACTAAAGAGGTATGTTCCGTCTCATAATAGTTACAGTTTTGTTTCAGTTTCTTTTTCAGAACTCTTAGTTTCATATTATTCTACCTCTTTCAGAGTATTTTTAGCTATTTCTATTAATAGTTCTCTTTCAGACATGCTTTCGTAAGATTTTAACTTCTCTTCTCTTACCTTTCTTTGTTCTTCTAGGTCTTGAGCAAATTTCACTATTATGTCATTATAATCTTTACAAAGCTCATTTTCCCAACTTGGCTTATTCCACCATTCTTTTAATTTATCAATCAAACTCATTTTTCCCACCTTACTTTCTCTGCTCTAAGTATTTGTATAGTTTTTATTAGATTTCTATTCTCTCTCCTAAGTTTTATGTTTGCTAAACTTTCTAAGAGGTATAGAACTGTAAATAGTACAGTTGTTATTTGTGCTATTTCCATTAGTTATCGTCCTTATTGCTTTCTATATTACATTCTTTAACTTTGCTAAGAATTAAATCCATTTCATATCTAACATCTATAGGACTAGGGCAAGTTAGATAGTTACGCACCCCTCGTGCAATCTCATTTACTCTTATAAGAGTTTCAGAAAGCACATCAACTTTATGTTGCAATTCTTCACATTCTTGCTCTTTGGTTTTGATGTATTCATTCTGCTCTTTTATAGCTTTTATTAGGTCTCTAGTATCTCCGATTTCTTGAATACCGAAAACCCTGCCATTATCATCACGCATAATGTTAAAGTAATCTTCTATTTTTATTTGTTTGCTTGACATAAAGTTCCTTTCTGCATTTGCTATTCTGCGTCTATCTCTGAGTAAAATTGTTCATCAACTAAGTCTTTTACTTTATAGAATTTTTCTGCACAACTAAACATAACGTAAACGTCATCTATATACTTATCTATAACTTTAAATACTTCTTTATCATCTTCAAATAAATACTGTATTTCACCTAATATTTCATCAAGAGATAAAGGATAATCTTTATCCAATAATCTTTCTCTGAATTTATTTAATTTTTCTTCTATAGGTTCCATTGTTGTTACCTCACTGTGTTATCTACTACAATAGGATTTATAGTTACTTAGGAATGATTATAATTCTATTTTTTACTTAAATGAACGGAGCCTAAGTAACTATACCACTTTTATCCTATTTGGCAAATATGTAAATGATGTTGCTGAGTCGAACAGCTGGCTACGTAAGAAGCATATATCTTGGACATTAGCATATATACTTTTAGTGGCTTACGTGTCTGTGTATGAATTATGAGTCCATACTGTGCACCGTTGCACTTTCACATTTACACTTGTCACGTGTCAAGTCGTGACCCTCTTTTGTCTCCAATTTTGAAGGGAACAAAAACAACCAAAGTAAATGGGCTGTGTGCTTCGTAGACTAATCGTTTATCGTGATGAGTCGTATAAGTCTTTTTTAATCCATTTCTCAATGAATATATCAATGTTCTGATGGTATGTCTCTTGTGAGGTGTCACCAGATTTATACCATTCGAGTGAGCGAAGCAGTTCTACTACATCTTCCAGTAAGTCTTCCAACAATGGGTTTTCCAACTCACCTTTGTATGTGTCTCTGATAGAGCTGTATTTGTAATTGTAGTGTCCACCAGACATGCTTGTCTCCTTTCGATATTCTTATTATATTACAAGAATTTTTTCTTGTCAAGTACTTTGTTTATATTTTTTAACATGACTAAAAAAGAGATAAAATGCCCACATTGTAATGATATTTGGGAATATGAAATGATAGTCGAGCACAATGGTAACAAATGTGTTGTTACTAAGGACTTCAATTTCATTGAGGATGAGCAAGATTGTGTATGTTTTAAGTGCCATACTCACTACCCTATGAAAATAACTAGTCCAGCTGATATAAAGATGGACGATTTCATATACTTATTGTGGCGACATTGTAAGATGTAAAGAAAGAGAAGCATGCTTTAATATGCTTCTCTAATTTGCATTTAAGGGACTTTATGCATGCGTGTGTTAAGTTAAACCTAAGTATGTCAATATATGCTCTGTCCTTTCATGGTCTTGTCCTGTAACCACGTGATATTTTACGTTGTGGTCTTCAAGGTATTTGACCAAGCACTGAGCAATATAGTCTGACTCTTCTGCTGTCTGATACCTACCTTGAGTTTCAAAAGGTTTGTTTCTGAATAAAAAGAAGTTCTTTATTGTATGCCCATCTCTTTCTACCAGCTCTAAATAATCCTTCGTAGGTCTATATAAATTATCCTTTGAGTTCAGATAGTCGTTATAGAATGAATTTTGCATAACTGGCGAGTCTGAAATAGCGTAATCAACCTTGCCTAACAGTCTTGACTGCTGTTTTATCTCCTGTCCCATAAGGAAATATTGGTCATATTGGTTAGGTTTTATCCCATCCCATGCCCATTGTTTTATAATCTCCGGGCACATTTCTACTGTCTTATTCTTTAACTTTAGTGCGTAGAATAAATCTGCCATTAACGAACTTTTCCCAGCAGATGAGGAACCAAAAAGGTTGATTAAAACTGTCATGCTATTCTATCTCCTTTAATTCACAGCTTTCAAGATATTCTCCATTTTCAAACCAACAATTATCAGTATACTTTAGAAACAATTCTCTCATTGTTCTTTCTGGATTTTCACTCTCTTGGATTGCTTTAGCGTTAGCATTTCCGATTGCTATTCCAAGCCACTTTTTAAGCTGTGAATTTGGTGACACGATTGTACCTCTTAGCTCATAAAACATAGTTTAGCTCTCCCATTCTTGTACGCTAGAAGTTTCAACTATACGCTGGTCTTTGTCATTGTATAGGTGATGTCCTGTAACAGAGTGCATATAAGTGAAGACAACTCCTTTACTATCAACAACTTTGGCTCTTCTCTTTATTATGCTCTTATCTATCACATCCATCTCTTCTAGCAATGTGTATGTCTTACCTTTAATCTTAAACTTGTGTGCCATATCTTATTTGCCTTTCTATATAATCTTACCTAAAATCAAACCACACATATAAGTAAGCAACATAACTACAATAAATATTGCTGTATCCTTGTCAAGTAAATTATGTGCCACGTGCTGTGCGAAAATAGCAGAAACATCTTGGTTGAGGTCTGGTGTTTCTATAGAACAGTGAGTAAATAAGAAATCTAAATCAACTTCAGCAGTAAATCTGTCTACCCCTTTTTCACAAAGCACCACAACTTTCTTTGTTAAGAAATTAAACTTAACAACTCTAATAACTGTGTATGCTTCTATAACTCTCTTTTCATTTACTGCTGTATCAACTCCTATACCTTTCTTAAGTACGGCTCCATAGGAATTTACAGTGATTATTTTTTCTTTTCTTATTTGATTTAATTTTAGCAAATTAACCTCCACACATAACTATAGCACAAGATATTTTTATTGTCAAGAAATATATTCTGGCTTAGGTTCTTCTCTAGGTATTCCCAGAATGTCAAGTATGGTATTTATACGCTCTTTTATAGGTACTTTAAGATGATGGTACTCATAACCATTATCTTCCATGAACTTCAATAACTCTCTTCTTACTTCCTCGGACTCTTCTTCTGTTTGAAATCTACCTTTAGGATTGTATTTAAACTTCCTGTCAATAAATATATTAACTACTTTAACCCCTTCTTCTTCAGCAAATTGATAAAACTCTTTCGCTGGTACTATAAGTGTGTTAGAACCCCAGTAGAACTGCTGGTAAAATGAGGTGAGAAGAACAGGTGAGTCAGCTATGATGTAATCCACCTTATTGAATAAACGAGATTGGTTCTCCGTTTCCATTCCAAATATGTAATACTGACCAAACTTATTTACTTTCCTACCTGTATAAGTCCATGTCTTCACAAATTCATTAACGAACTCTACTTCATAATCTCTTACTTTAAGCTCTGTAAATAGCTGTGTTCCCAGCGTTGACTTACCAGAACCGGGTTGCCCCAGAAAGTTTATTAAAGTTGTACCCACTCTTCCTCTTCTCCTTTTACAATAAAATTTAAGTTATATGTCTCTTACTGGTTTAGTAAGTATGTATTCTACTTCTGGTGTTGGGTTATCAGAATTATCTACTTCAACTTCTGTATCCCCTAGCTCAAATCCTAACTTCTCATATATGTGTCTTGTAATTGCGTTATCTTCATCAGTTCTAAGCCCTATTTTACCTTTAAAGTGCTTCTGTAAGGTTGCAAGTGTGTTCTTTAAGAAATATTGCGTAATTCCTTTATTTCTATATGCTTCCATAGTGTAAAGCCAGAATAAGTACCCTACAAGTTCTCCATTTCCTTTAGGTAACAGCTGGAAACAGAAATGGGATACTGGCTTCTCATCTGCACAACATAAGAAAAAGAATACAGCACCAGATTGATTTTTCAATATATTAAAGTTTATCTCTGCCGGGCTTTTGTCGTTACCATTTTTCTTCTTCCAGAATGCGTCATCTTCTAAAACTAATTCACATCTATCTTCCCCTAAGAAAAATTCCTTAGCTCTGTTGTACGTCATATTGTATGCTTTTAAGTTCATAACCTTCCCTATTCTCTCCTCTTATTATTTATACTCTTTAAAAAGGTATTTCATCAAATTCATCTACGTCAAATTCCTCGTCTGCTATATCAGTTTTCACACCTTCCAAAATGAAATCTGTTAGCTTCGTAAGTCTTACTTTATAATGGTCATTAGATATAGCTGTGTTCACACAAGGCATAACATTTATTATGTAACATTTCTTCTTAGCACGAGTAATAGCAGTATAAACTATTTTACGAACCAAAAGTATGTTGCTTATTTCATTATCCAGTACAACATACACTATGTCATATTCTGAACCCTGTGATGAGTGTACAGTATTTGCATAAGATAATGTTAATTCGTAAGAATTAGCTTTGTTATAGTAAACATACTTATCTCCAAAGTCAACAAGCATAAGGTCTTCACCCTCATCATTCTCTGGAGCTTCTGCTGGGACGAACTCACGAACTACACCTGTTTCCCCATTGAATACGCCTAGCTTATAATCATTAATAGTATGTCTTACCTTATCCCCAACTTGGAATGGGAATATGTCATCTTCCTTAGCTTCGTTTTCATTTACAACAGACTTAAGCACTTTGTTTAGGTTATTTACACCTAATACACCTTGCTTATAAGCACAAATAACTTGTACATTAAGAAGACCATATCTTTCCACATTCTTTCTATAAGAGAGTGCTAGAGTAGTAAGCATTTGCTCTCTTTGGAAAGACTGTATTGTGTTGCATACGAAGTCATGCTCTTGAAGTTCTGTAGGAAGGAATATTCCTTCATTAACTTGGTTACTATACTTAATGATATTGCTGTTGTCAGATTGTCTTGTAATGTTTGTAAGATAACAAACATTAAACTTCTTAGAATTAATAATGTCTTCTAACACGTTACCAGCCTGCACAGAAGGTAATTGGTGTGTATCTCCTACCAGAATAACTCTTGTATCTGTTTGTATAGCTTCCAACACTTTCTCAAACAAGCGTACATCAATCATACTTGCTTCATCTATGAGAATAGTAGTACTACGAGGTACAGTTACTTTGGTTTCTGACTCTAATGAAGCGTCTTTAATCTTCAAAAATCTGTGTATTGTAGAAGCACCATAGCCAGTACATTCTTCTAATCTCTTAGCAGCTTTAGCTGTAGGTGCAATAAGTACAGTGTTTTCACCAGACCTGTTAATAATGCGTAATATAGCTTTTGAAATGGTCGATTTCCCACAGCCTGCTTTTGAGGTAATAACATTGAATTGGTGTTTTAGGCATGAACGTATTGCGTCTATCTGTTCTATATTTAAAGTAAATGGAAAATTATGCAACTCTTCTTGCACAACTTTTTCATCATATTTACCATCTGCAAACTCATTGTTTATTGTATTAAGTATGCCAGCTACATTCTTTTCTGCTTCATAGAATGCTTTAAAATAAACATTGTCATCATCTCTGTAGATTTGCTTATTGTCTTCTAGCATACCTACTGCAAATCTGTATAATTGCTGATTTTTCAACCCTAATGTTTTAAGAAATATTTGTTTAAGTTGAGCGTCTGAACAGCCTGTGGAACCTTGTAAAATAGACTCTCTTTGAAGTACATAAAGCAAGCCATAAGTCAGACGATTATCGTCATCTGCTTTTATCCCAGCTTTCATTGCAATATCGTCTATTTGAGTAAATGAAAGAGACTCAGACATTAAAAGAAGCTGATATGGGTTTTCTTTAAGCATTTTTACTGCACCTTGCCCAAACTCTTTAAATAATTGAATGATAAGTGCGTACTTGCTTAGTCCTATGCTAGCACAGAAATTGAGTAGTTCTTCCATAGCAAAGTATTGTGAAACAGATTTTTGTATGATTTGATAGGTCTTCTCTCCTATACCATCAACTCTTCTTAATTTTACTGTGTCATGAAGTACTACATGTATGCTTTCTTCTCCGAACATATCATAGATTTTATTAGCAAGTTTCTTGTGGATACCAGAAATAGAAGATTTTGTAAGGAAGTTAACTATACTTTCTTTAGATGAAGTATCTTCTAGTATCTTATATTGTACAAGCTGTAGCTGTTTTCCGTAACGTGGATGTGTAGCTAAGTTTGCTTCTATGTTTACTTTACAACCTTCATAAATTCCTTCAAAATTTCCTGTGATTATTATGTCTGCACACTCTTCTAATTCTGGAATGAGCTTTTTGTTTGGTACAGCAAATATACCCCAGTTGGATTGTGAGTTGTAATATATAACTTTTTTAACCTCTTGCTCTTCTAATTTTATTGACATGTTTCTTCCCTTTCAAATGCTTACGTAGTAAGTATAGCACAGTTTATACATACTTGTCAAGTAGGAATTTTAATTTGTTGGTTGGGGTGGTATAGGATATGGTCTGATGAATGGATTGAGCAAGGTGAATGTGGTGTACTTGCAAGTGGTCGCAATGGTAATGTTTTCTATCGTATATTCGTTAAAATATTTGCAACAGCTAATATAACTATAGTAGCTGGGATTAACCATCTCAATAGTGATACTGGTGCATATTATGTGCGTATAACTTCTCTTTATAGCTCTTCCGTTCATTATTATATATTTTTTAACAATAGTGTGACACTTAATTTGCCTGCTATTAATTATGTTGCCAGTGGGTATTAATAGCCAAAAATATACCACACTAAATTAACATTTGAACCACCAGACAAGTAATAATTGAGACTTGACCCAGATACAAAGTTTCCATTTTGCCAATGACCATTGGATATTACCGAATTAGTACCTCCTATAGACGCTAGACATCTTCCTAAGTATACAGACTTTAGTAACGAAATAATATGGTTTCCAGCTCCTCCAACATTAGTTATGCTTCCTTGCTCAATCCACTTATCAGACCATATCCTATACCATTAATTTTAGTTGACAGTTTTACTCTATAAAACCATAACAAGTAAAAGATGAAGAACCCCAATTTCTTACATCAGAGCCTGTTTTAAAATAAGTTTGATATTTGTAAACACTTTGCCTACTTATGCCTTCTATAACAAATCCAACACTTACTATTGTATAGTCAGTATTTCGGTATACACCGTACAAATTTATTGTTGAATTTCCAGTACCCCTATTATCACCTTGCTCACACCATTTATCGGTCCAAACCCTATACCAGAAAGAGTTTCAACCTTATTTTGTTAGTTGACAATTCTAATACCCAGACGCATACCAATAACCTGTATTAACTGACGTACTATGATTAACAGCACCAGTAGAACTGTAAGCTGGTAAAGACATAACAGAAGTGGTAAGAGTAGTATTACCATTCTGGAATATACTTTGACCATAAGCTCCTTTACCAGCAGTTTTGACAAACCCACCTAATGTGCATATTATAGACTGGAAAGGTCTAACAAAATTAACTTTAGTGGTGTTACTATTAACAGTACTAGTACCAGAAAAAGTGCTACCTTGCTCCTTATACAAATCGGTCCAAAGCCTATACCAGAAAGAGTTTCAGCCTACACAACACACTTGACAATTCACTATTCAGAAGCAGATATTCCTAATTGAGCTTCAAGTTCACCTATTCTATTACTTAAACTTTCTATTAACCCATATAAGTCTGGCTTAGGCAACTCAAATGTCTTATTTTGTTCATCTAATAAGTAAATATTTCCTTTACCAGTAATGTTAAAGTAATCATCTATGATAGGTTTATAAGCTACATCTGCTACTTTAGCACCTGTAATACAGTCATAATACTTAATATTCTTAGTAGTTCCATCTGGATATTTTAAAGTCAGACTCTTCTCTAAGTTACTTGAATAAGCTGGTTCTAACACACCATCTTCATTACTTACACTTAAAGTAAAGTTACGCAAATTATACTCATCTTCTGCATTATGTCTGTTTACGTTGCCATCTTCATCTGCTATATGTGCTCCTATAACAATGTAGTCTTCTGGGTACACATTCACATTAAGCAACTCAGTACTGTGCATGTAAATCAACTGGCTGTTTTTAATGATAGTTGGAGGTCCATTCCAATATCTTTTACCTATTAAGTTCGTGTCTTTGTCATACATAGCAAACACAAACAAACTACCATCTATAGTGAAAGACAGCTCATAGTAAAATTCTTCTAGTTCATCTTCTTTGAACTCATATAAAATCTCTGCTTTTACACCACTGTTATCGTGTAGTTCATCATTGTCTTGTACATCACCAGTTCTAGCTGCAAAGAAGAACCCAAAAGGTCTTGCAAAAATAGCACCATTCAATCTGGTTCTTTCACCAAGCAACAATATAGGAGTTTCATCTATTTGTGGTTTCTTCAGCTTACATTTGCCACTAATATACCAGCTCTTACCTTTCAAATTACCTATTTTATAAGGGATTTTAACATATTTCGTATATGCCTTATCTGTAAGAGAAGTCATTACACCATTTGAAGTAACATAAACATCTCCGTATTTCTCTACTGCGTCTTGCATGTAGTAAGAGTGCTTAATATCATACACTT